GGCAGTGGAGCCCACTCGTCGGGCGGCTCGTCGTGCAGGGGTGCTGCAGTCGGAACGGAGAACAGGATGCGGAGGCAGTGGAGCAACAGCTCGGCGTATTCGCCGTCCGTGAGCTCGAAGTCGGAACGGAGAACAGGATGCGGAGGCAGTGGAGCGCGGAAGCGTGAGCCAAGGTCGAGCAGGCGAGACACGTCGGAACGGAGAACAGGATGCGGAGGCAGTGGAGCACGGTCGCCCAGGGCCGCGTCCTGCACCTTGATTACGAGTCGGAACGGAGAACAGGATGCGGAGGCAGTGGAGCGACCGCTCCGCCCGACGGGCCTCGAGCTCCCGGGCGTCGGAACGGAGAACAGGATGCGGAGGCAGTGGAGCACGCAGGTCCCGGCGGTCACCTGGTTCGTCGGCAAGTCGGAACGGAGAACAGGATGCGGAGGCAGTGGAGCCAGGTCGAGCTCGTGGACAGACAGGCCGACGGAGGGGGGGTCGGAACGGAGAACAGGATGCGGAGGCAGTGGAGCTGTCCTACCATTACCGACAGCTAACGGATGAGCGCCGGTCGGAACGGAGAACAGGATGCGGAGGCAGTGGAGCTGGGTCGATGACCTCGGGCAGGAGGACCCGTCGGGTTGTCGGAACGGAGAACAGGATGCGGAGGCAGTGGAGCGACACCTACTTTGGACTTTGCCGCCAAGCCGCCGAGGTCGGAACGGAGAACAGGATGCGGAGGCAGTGGAGCGCGTCCTCGCTCGCCGGATTCGAGTTGCCCCGGCGAGTCGGAACGGAGAACAGGATGCGGAGGCAGTGGAGCTGTTCAAGCGGCACGCTCGTTGGCCAGTGTGTCCGCGCGTCGGAACGGAGAACAGGATGCGGAGGCAGTGGAGCAGCACGCTACGGACGATCCATCGGTCATCCAGGATTGGTCGGAACGGAGAACAGGATGCGGAGGCAGTGGAGCCTGAGGGCGTAGCGGTGCCGATTGAGCGTGACCATGCTGGTCGGAACGGAGAACAGGATGCGGAGGCAGTGGAGCTGGTCGAGGTCGGCCAACGCATCGGAGGTGCGTTGCAGTCGGAACGGAGAACAGGATGCGGAGGCAGTGGAGCGATCGACCCGACGTCTTCGACGGCGGGCCCGAAGCAGTCGGAACGGAGAACAGGATGCGGAGGCAGTGGAGCTGGGTCGATGACCTCGGGCAGGAGGACCCGTCGGGTTGTCGGAACGGAGAACAGGATGCGGAGGCAGTGGAGCTTGGCGTGCGGTACCGGCAATCTGCCGAGGTCATGTCGGAACGGAGAACAGGATGCGGAGGCAGTGGAGCGGTTGGCCGTGCTGATCTAGGATGAGCCCATCCACTGGTCGGAACGGAGAACAGGATGCGGAGGCAGTGGAGCTTGCCCGGGAGGAAGCGGCCCGTAGGATCGCGATCAGGTCGGAACGGAGAACAGGAATGAAAGCACGCAAATACGAAGGTTCACGAAGCGATTTCATCCGCGAGCAGCCGGACAGTCTGTCGACGTCCGCAGTCATTGCGGCCGGCAAGCAAGTCGGCCTGAAGATCACGGAAAACCTAGTCCGAATCGTCCGCTACAAGATGAGAAAAGCGGCCGGTACGGTCACCAAGCGCGGGCGCCGCAAGGGGACCGACGCTATCCAGGTAGCGCCTGCGCAGGCCACCAAAACGCGGCGTGGCCGGCCGCCGAAGAACCCTCCAGTTGCCACCGACGCCGATCCAACGGGCATGCCATTCGACAAGGTCGGAAGCCGTTTACCTCTACCAGAACTCGCTTCCTCGGCGCGGGACGCGGACAGCTTCTGCCGACTCATCACCCGCATCGGTACCACGAAGGCCCGGGCTCTCTTGGACGAGCTAGAGAAGTGACCCTCCCCCTCTTCCTTATCGCGACCGGAATCGCGATGTTCTTCTACCTGCTCGGCTTCAGCGCCGGGCAGAAGTCCAAAAACGACATCCAATGGAGAGACACGCATGCCACCTAGAAAACTGACCGTTACCCAAGAGACTCCGGGTCCCGAGGTTCAGGAATCATTCCTGGCAGATCCCCAAGATCCACGCACCTACTCGGCCTCCGAAAAGGCTACACTCAAGGGCCGGGTGGATTCAATTACCGCCGAGGTCGAGGACCTGAAGCGCCAGATCGACCTCAAGAAAGAACTCCTGAGCGACGCCGTGTTCGAGCTCAAGCAGGCGTTGGGTGGGAAGCCCTTCAAGGACGTCCACGGTAACGTCTGGATGTTCTCGAGTCGCGGCAAGGAGAACCCCACCCACTTCCTGCGGCGTCAAGGCGCGCAGGACATCGAGGAGCTGTGAACCACCAACCCCGTTCCTTAGCCCAGCAGAACGGATGCCAGCAAGCCGAGGCATTCTGCCTGATGCTCTACCGAGACACCGCCGGCAACGAGGAGTGGATCTGGAACTCCCGGGACGGGGTTACCCATTTCATTGTGCAGTCCCGTCAAGGCCTGGAGTCAAAGCACGTCGAATGGACCCGCGATCGATTCCTTCCGTACCACTTTCCGAAAGTCGGAGAACGGATCTTCGTGGACACAACACCAGCGCGGGCCAGGGAGCGCGCTGAAACCTGGTACGACAGATTTGCGGCGCACCTCGTATGGTCCTCGGACTTCGTAATCCGCCATCCAGACCGCGAAAAGGCCATCACCAACAAGGCCCAGGAAATCCTCGCCTACATGGCGCCGAACTCCCCCGACCTCATCGAAGTCACCGAAGAGGTGCAGCAACAGATCATGGACCGCCCAGCACTGGTGCTCTCGAGAGAGAAGTGGGCTCAATTACAGCGTGAACTGCTCGCCGAGAACGCCAATCTGGCGCAGCTTGCCGAAGCTAAGGCAGTACAGGTCAACCAACTGACTCCAGCAAGAAAGCCTATGCGTGTCACCATTACCCCCACGGCCTCGATCGTTCAGCTGAACGATTCTCCCTGCCGGGTCTGGACCGGGACGACCGAGCGAGGGATTCCAGTCACGCTTTACGTTACTCGTGTCCAGGTCGACCTGGACCGAGACCAGTCGGAGTTTCTGGCCGAGCTCACAGAAACGGAACCACCCAAGATCCAGCTGCCTCTGTGACTGGTTTGCTAGGGGGTCCCTGGGGTGCTACAGAAAGTGAGCCCGCGGCGCTATCAACGCCCGGGCTCGGCCCCAGCGACTCCGCAAGAGTCCAATGGGGCAAGAAGACGCTTAGCAGCCGGCCGGACTGCTAGCAAGCGAGGGAAACCATGAAACTCATATCCACCGGTGACCATCACTGGAACGAGCGCCGTCGATTCGCCGAATCCGTGCGGATTCACCGCGAGATAGCGGAGCTTGTCGCCGCCGAGAAGCCCGACGTATTCCTATCCGGCGGAGACCTCTACGAAGGGGCGTCCACTCCGGTGGAGCGGGAGGCGGTAGCCGATTGGGTGACGTCGGTGGCGGAGCATTGCCCGGTCCTGGTGACCAAGGGCAACCACGATCGCCCGGTGGACTGTCTCCTGCTACGACGTCTTCGGACCCGTTACCCGGTCATCGTCGAAGAAGGCGCGGGGCTACACCGGATCGGTGGAGCTCAGATCGCCGCCATGGCGTGGCCGACGCGAGAAGGTCTCTTGAAGATGTCGGTCGACACTGAGGTCGACCGGGATGCCCTTACTTCCGAGGCTCTACGTGCTGTTCTGCGCTGGCTCGGTTCACAGTTCGAAGACCTGCATGGACCGCGCATTCTTCTCGGCCACTTCATGGTCGACGGGTCCGTAACGAGCACCGGTCAAGAGCTCGTCGGCGCCCCGTGTAGCGTGGCGCTTTCCGACCTGGACCTCGTGGGTGCTCAGGTCGGCCTAATGTCGCACGTCCACAAGTTCCAGCAGTGGGATTCTACCGGGACTCCCTACCTGTACACTGGGAGCCCCCTGCGGCAGAACTTCGGTGAGCTAGAGGACAAGTCGGTCACCCTCGTCGAATTCGACGGGCCGAAGCTGGTGTCGATTCGGCAGGTGCAGACCTCGGCGACCCGGATGCTTCTACTCGACGGGGAATGGTCCGTCGACCATTGGAAGCCAGGACCCGTAGGACCTGGGTGCACTCCGCTGATGGAGCCTTCCGGAGCCGAGATCCGGTTTCGATACCGGTGCTCATCCGAGCACCGAACCCAGGCAGCGGCGGCCGCGTCCAAGATTCGAGACGACCTTCTCGCCAATGGCGCCGTCTCGGTGCAGGTCGAGCCGGTGATCGAGGTCAAGAACTCCGCCCGCGCCCCAGAGATTGCGCTGGCGCGCGGAATGGCCGAGAAGCTCCCGGCCTTTTGGGCCGCCCGGGCTACCACTCCCGAGGAGCCCCGACGGTCCCGCCTGCTCGACCTGGCATGCCAGGTCGAGGCCAATACCCCCCGCCCGGTTGGGATTTCGACCGGTGCCGCCCTCTTGGACTGGATTAAGCTCCGGGGGATCGGTCCCTTCAAGGGCACGGTGGAAGTCGACTTCCGGAACCTGCCGCCCGGGATCGTGGCCCTAACGGGTAGGATCGGGGCTGGCAAGACCACCCTGCTGGACTCCTACGCCGCGGCGCTCTACCGGAAGCTCCCGACGTCCGAGCGGGGGCTCCTGTCCAAAATGGCGGTTTCACGCGACGCGTTCGTGGACGTCGGCATCCAGAACGGGAAGTCTCTGCGTATCGTTCACGCCATCGACGCCGGCAAGCAGACCGCCGGCTGGGAGGTGTCGGTATACGACCGCGCGGCGGATGGTTCCGAGTCGCTCACCGGGTCGAGCAAGGTTTCTTCCTTCGACGACTGGCGGGATCGGAACATGCTCCCGATGGAGATCTTCCTTGCAGGGCCCTACCAGGCCCAGGGGGCGAACGCGCTGGTCAATGCCCTCGATTCCGAGCGGGCTTCGATCATCCTGCGGGCTCTCGGGCTCGAGTACTACGAGACCATGGCCGAGACGTTCCGGAAGCGCGCCAGCGCGGCCAAGGAAGAACTCGAGAAGGCCACGGCCCGCGTGGACGACGAGCGGGCCCGCGGGGGCTACGTCGCTCAGTGCGAGCAAGCTGTGATCGACGAACGCATGGGGCTCGGCCCGTCCCAGTGGGCACTCCAGGTAGCCCGCGACGCTCTCACGGCTGCCGAGCAGGCGCTCCGGGAGCACTCCAGGGCCCAGGAGGCCTACCTGGAGGCCGTGGCGGCTCGCGGGGAGCTCGAGTCCAAGATCCGGGACAACCGCGCCCAGCATGCCGACCTGACCGAGCGGCTGACGAACAACCGGAAGCGGCTAGACCAGAAGCCGAAGATCTTGGCCGCGGTGAAGCGCTCGGACGAGCTTCGGGCCAGCGTATCCGCTGCCGAGGCGGAGCTGGCCCGGCTCACGGCCGAGCACCAGGGGCTCCAGCGGGAAGAGTTAGCGCTGCGCCAGGAAGCCGCCGGCAACAAACAATCGTCCGTATCGGCTCAGGCTCGGGCGGACGCCGCCAATCGGCGCCTCGGACGAAAGCCTGATATTGACGCCGCCGCGGCCAGCATCCCCGGGCTTCGAGCGGCCTGGGAGGAAACATCGAAAGCAGCTGAAGAAGCCGTCCAGATGGTCCGCGGCGACGTGGCGGCTGCCGAAGCGGAGCTCGATCGGCTCCGTGGGCTGCGTGTAGCTGGGGCGGACGAGCGGATCTTTGGGCTCCGTAGTGGACTCGCTTCCGTCGTGGAGTGCGAGGGCGAGGCTGAGGACATGGCCGAGCTAGCGGCCTCCGCCCTTGACCGCGATACCATCGCCCTGGACACAGCCGCCGAGCTCCCGTCCCAAATCACCCGCCAGGCTGCCGAGGTCACCCGTCTGCGCCGGCTCCTGGATACCGTCACCCTGCAGACTGGACAAAAGCGCGACGAAGCCGCTCGGGCGCTGTCCAAAGCCGAACAGGTTGCGGTCGAGGCAACGCACTTGGAGGCAGCCCAAGCGGAACTCGAAGCCGCGCTCGGTGACCTACAGCGCTACCAGCAGGCCGAGCGGGCTTGCGTCGCGAAGTCCACTGAGGTCGTACAGCGCCGGACTGCCGCCGGCAGTGAACGCGACACCAATGAGCGAAGGCTCGCTTCGCTCAAGGAAGAGCTCCAAAAGCTCGCCGCAATCGTCGCCTACAAGGAGCAGGCGGACAAGGCGGAGGCTCGAATCGAACAGCTCGAGAAGGAGCTCAGGCGTGTCGACGCCGAGCACACCGAGCTTACCCAAAAACTTGCCCGAGGTCCGGCGGTGGTCCTTCCCCCTCCACCACCGCCGGACGTCTCGGGCCTACGGATTGCCGTCGGCAACGCCGAAAGCCAAGTCCAGGCCGTGACTACCGCAATCGCCCGGGCCGAGCAACGTCTAGAGCTGGCCCGGCAGAGCGCCCTACGGGTCCTGGAGCTCGAGTCCGCCCGGGCAGAGCGCTCCGAAGCGCTCTCCGACTGCCAGCGGCTCGCCGAAGACCTCGGCAAAAAAGGCCTCCAGAGCGCCGAGATTGATGCCGTTGGCCCCGAGCTCACGGCAGACACGAACGATCTGCTCCACTCCTGCCTCGGGAGCACGTTTACGGTCTCGGTAGAGACGACCAAGAAAGTCGAACAGGGAAAGCGGGAGGTCGACGCCCTACCGATCGTCGTCTTCAACTCCGAAGACGGCTACGAAGGGGAGGTCCGGACCTACTCCGGAGGGCAAAAGGCGCTGATCGGCGAAGCGCTCTCTCTGGCGCTGACTATTCTGTCGTGCCGTCGCGCTGGAATCGATCATGGGTTGACACTCATACGTGATGAACCAACGGCATCGTTGTCCCCTGAAGATGCGCGAGCATACGTTTCTATGATGCGCGCCGCTTCCGCGATCGTTCATGCACGACATGTTCTCTGCATTACTCACAATCCAGACGTTGTCGCCTCTTCTGATTGTCGGATACACGTGCACGATGGCACTGCAGAGGTTGTTTTATGAACTTTTGGATACGACTTGCCTCGTTCTGTGGTGGGACATTATCCTCTAACATCCGGTCCCATATTGATGTTTCTGGAACATCCCCCGAAGCCCGTTGTTACAACGGGACACCGTGCTGGATTTGGAATGGCTCCCGACACCAAGAAGGCTACGGTCGGCTCCAGTTTCACAATCGAACGTACCGCATAACGCGCATTGTTCTTGGTACCAGTGCCGGTCGCACATTATTACGCTCGGAACTTGCATGTCATCATTGCGACAACCCACCGTGCTGCAATCCTGACCATTTGTTCGTTGGTGATCACCAAGCCAACGAAGATGATAAGTGCCGTAAGAATCGGCAAGCTGTAGGAAGGAGCCATGGAAGTCACACTCATCCAGAGCGACGCGCAACCAGTGACCGCCATGGTAGCCATACTCACCCGGAACGATGGCGCCGCGGCGAAGCCAATGGTGCTAGTCGATTTCACGAATCCGAAATTCGTAAGATGTTTCAGCTGTATGCCAGCGGTTACAGCCAAAGTGCGATTGCCCGCATCTTCCATACTACACAGGGTACCGTATGGACCATACTGCGCGGTCGCTGCTGGAGACATCTTGGGCTCTACCTAATCGCCAACGGCACCGTCGAGGTCGTGCAGTGACCCAATCGCACATCATCAACTCGGAACTTACGGTCACCGTGCATTCAGACGGCACGGTCACTTGGTCGAGCGCTTCTTGCGCTGGCCTCTCCGAGGTAGAGCGCCAAATCGTTCGGGAACGCGGTCTAGCAGCCGAGCGTATCGACGAGATGGATCGCATCCTTACGGCGATGCGGAGTTGCTTTCCTAGCGTCGCAATCTCGGTCCTGAGAAGCATTCTCGATCACGGTTATCCGGGCCATCCCGAACTCAAGTTTATGCACTTCGTTGGGGTAATACGTATCGAACTTGCCCACGAGCTGCCGCCTAAAGAATCGGCGCCATACATCGCCACCATCGCCTCAACTCTCGAGGCCGCCGGCTACTCCTGCACCCGTAGCCGGACTCGGGTCACGGTGCAGATGAAGTGTGTTCCATGACGTGCACACCACTTCGCGACAACGAAGGTCGCATCGCCGGATTTGTATGCGGCCGGGGGCGTTTCGGGAACAACTGCCACCTGTGTAGAAAGACCGCCAAGCTCCAATGCGACTTTTTCCTCCATGCCGAGCGCCGAACCTGCGACAAGTGGCTCTGCAAGAGCTGCGCTGTCCGAGTCGCACCTAACACCGACTACTGTCCGGGGCATCGCCGGGAGGAGTCGATCGAGAAGTCGAAGTAACCACAGAAAAGTACAACAATGCGCCCATATACCACGCTGATTGTCCTATCACTCATGGCCCTAGCCGGTTGCAACAACTCCCTCGAATGCGAGGATGGTCGTCTAACCAAAGGCGGCGACCCCTTTACATCGTGCGAACAGTGCGAAGAACCGTCGACTTGTCGGTTTACCAAAAATCAAACCGTATCCTACGACATCACGGGGCACATAGCTTTCGGCTCGGGTACCGTGACGGCTTCATGCGACGAGGAGACGGCTAGCTACAGCTACCAGCTCGATTCGACTGGTTCTGTCATCAACCGAAAGTGCCAGTAGTCGCGTCGCAAATAGGCAAAGGCGTGCGACTTGTCACGCCGGACTCGTCATAGAGAAAATGAAGCCCTACTCGGCCCCGCGCCTCACGACCTTCGGGAAGGTTCAGTCCGAACCCACGACACCGATCCTCACCCTCCTCGCATTGGCTGACTTCCATCTGTCCGCCACAGAAAAAATCCCACAGAATCTTCCCGAAGAACGATTGGCCGTCGAAGAACGGCGGCGCCGGCTCCGGGAGGCAAAGGCCTGGCTCAACCGACAACTTCCTTACGCTGCCCTGCCTTATGCTCCCGTCAAACCCAGATGAAATGCAAGACCAGTTCCCTGCTACCGGGTGCTCATTGGTGCCCTTTTTCGGGATACCAAACAGCCTTCAGACCCAGCGTAGGGGGTTCGTTCCTGCGACAGTCTCTTAGTAGTCAAGCCAAAATCACCACAACCATCTTGACACGGCCGGCCGAACGCATTATCGTCCTCCTATGACGAGCTGACCGGCGGCCATAAGGCCGCGGAAAGACCGGGCCTCCAATGGAAAACATCCCTCGAATTGCAACCGCTACGCCGCTGAAACTGATCGGCCGCGTCGCCCTGCCGGACTCCCGGGACGCCCTACTCACAGGGGATGAGCTTTGGGGTCTCTGGACGGCCTCCCTGGAGCTCGTCGACGCAGGGCAGACCCCGGTGATCGGTGCCTTCGCCGTCACGAACGACGGGGCTCAGCGCTTCCTGCCTGAGACCGGAACCGGGGCGGCTTAACCGCCCATGCGGTTCCCAGAGTGCTCCGGTAGCACCCGCGTGATGGCCCCATCGGGGGCCACGAGCAACCGGTACCGGTTCCCCCGGTGCGACCCCTTGAGCCGGTAGAGCGCGAGGCCGTTCTCCTGCTCGCGCACCTTGGTGGCATCGACAGCCCGACGTTCGAGCTCGGTGATGGCCTCTGCTTCTGTGACTCCGGCGAGCTCCGCGTAGTCACAGACGGCGGTTTTTGTCAGGCGGAACGGCATGGGGAACCCCAAAAAGGAAGCGCCCGATGGCTCAGGGGGGGCTGAGCCGCTCGGGCACTGAGAGTCCATGATGGACTACCGAGAAGTTGTGCGCAAGCTGTAGTTTCCCGTGAAACGCCGAAATCCCCGCCGGCACGAAGCCAGCGGGGCTAGTCGACGCCGCGCCTTACCGGAGAGCTGCGCGCGGTTCAGTTTGGCCGCTAGGAGGGGCGAAAAACCGGGGTCATGAACACCCCCGGACAGGAGTCCCCGTAGCCCCCGGCAAGTCTTGGCGCCTGGCGCTCACCGGCCCCGCGCTGGGGCTGCTGATACCGTTGGCGCCGGCGCTGGCGGACTGACCTCGGTATGTTTTTTGGACCGCTCGCTCAGATAGCCCATGGCCGCCGTCCCAAAGGCGAGTAGCCCCATCACGAAGGCCCATAGGCGCCCGGAGCGCGCGGCGGCGCCAAACTCCTTGCGCATCAGTAGATGGTCCTCGGCGTTGGTGGACGCGACCTGCTGGGCGGCGAGCTTGGCCTCTCGGGCTTCGAGCTTTCCCTCCTTGGCCTCGAGCTGCCCCTTGTAGGCGCGCTGTTTGGCGTCACGCGCCAGCTCTTCGACAGACCTCATCCAGGCGATCTCTGCCCCCGACCGCACCCCCGGAGGGATGGAGTCCGCCTTGAGCGCCGGAGGTCGGTCGTGGATCCATGTCGCTTCGTGCAGGTCTTCCTCCGAAAAGTCCGGGTGTTCTGAGCTCGTCCAAGAATTCCGCGGCACCACCGTCCCCATCACGCGCATCATCGGCGGGGTGTCTTCGGGGTTCGTCATTACTCGCCCGGACTGCCGTCGGGTAGTTGCCTGCCAATCATTTTCCAAACCATGCACTTCTCCTGCGGGCAGGCTAGCCGCTGGTCCATGACGTCGACCTTGTCCCGTAGGGACTCGAACATGGTAGTTTCGGCTAGCGCGTTGTCCGCCAGTTTGGTCACGATCTCCTTCGACCCCAGCGCGATGGTCTTCACCTGGTCGAGGCCGTTTCGAAGCTTACCGACTTCGTCCCAAAGCAGTTCGTGGTTGCCCAGTACCTTGTCGAGTTTCTCCTGTATGGATTTGAGTGCTTCGTTGAGTCTACTGCCCGGGATGAGTCCGTCTGGCCCCGGAGCAAGCGGGTCCTGAGGCGGCGAAGTCGCGATCACGGGTTCTGCTGGGATGCTGCTGACACGCTCAAGGTATTGCTCAGCAGTAAGCGTAAGGTCTCCGGCCAGCGTATCTGGAGCCACCCAATCTTCGCCGGGCGGCGGCGCGCTCAATCGGTCGTCGTTTTCTGACATCTGGTGTTCGAATCCTCAGCCCCCTCGAAGGGTCTCGGGTTCAGAACTCAAGCTCTGCAACGGTGCGGTTTCGCTCCGCCAGCATGGCGGCCGTAGTCTCCGGGTCTAGGGTGAGGGGGATGAGGTCGGGTTCGATAGGCGCAAGCTCCGGCGCCGGAGCGCCGATCACCGGCAGGGGCAGACGCGCAACGTCCTGGTCGACCGCACCTTTCGCCGTCGGGTCCTGGAGGACTACCTTGTCGAGCGGATCGACGAGCTGCTGCCAAAACGCCCACTGAACGTTCCCGGGTGTCGCTGGGCGCTCGAGCACCGCCTTGCTGCCCTTGGCGGGCCAGTGCGCCACCCACTGGGGGTAATCGAGTAGCCACGCGGGACGCCCGAGCTTCACCCAATCGGCCTGGGTCTCGTAGATGACGGGGCCACCGAACTGCTCGGCGACTCTCTCTACGAATTCCCGCAGAGGCCCGCACCACGCTGGCGTCGGCTGCGCCCAGTGGGTAGCGCGCCCGTTCTCCCACTTGTCCGGCCACGCCTCGACGTCGATCGCAGGCAGTAGGTCGCCGGAACCGATGTTCGTGGCCCCGCAAACCGAGCCCAACACCTCGAGCTGCTTGCCGACCTCCAGGTCTGGTCGAAAGAAAGCGTACACCCCTGGGGTTACTCCTGCCGCCCGAATACGGGCGATGTGGCGCGCGGTAAGCTTGTCCGGGCGCATCCCGTAGCACGCGCGCACGTAGGCAAACCTGATGCTGAGCTCAGCGCGCGCGTAACCCCAGTCAATCAGGTTTTCGTGCTGGAATTCTGAGATATCTACGCCCTTGGCCAGTACTTCAGGCATGAAGCAGCCTTTCGATGCTGTAGTAGGTGACCCCCGTGTAGTTCCGCTGGCGCCGAATGCGCTGCACCTTGCCCCCGGTGCTGTTCCCATCGATCGTCGAGACGAACCCGGCGCCGACTTCTTCCACGATGGCGTGATGCTGGAACTTCGGGAAGTACGCGCAGTCCCCGGGCTCGGGGTAGCGCGTGATCGTCAGGTGCTGGCTCACGAACGAGAACCCGATGGGCCAACGGACGTTCAGCAGGATGCCGGCTTCGTGGTACGCCCACAGACAAAATATCCCGCAGTAGTGCGGTGGCCTATCCTTCACACCGAGCCCGAGCGCCGACCAGTAGTACTCCTCTTTCGCGTCACAGCCGATCTGGCTCACGGCTGCGGAGACGACGGATGTCCTTACCGTGTGCGTTTCTTCGCCGTGGCGCATAGTCCTAAGAACTCCACCAACACCTGCACTTCGGAGAAACCGGCTGCCGTTAGGTGGTCACTGAGACTCCTTGCCGTGAACCCAGTTCGATGCGCCTGGTGGCGGTTGCCCTCACGGATCTCCCGCCGGTGTCCGTAGAGTACATCCAGGGCTGCGATGGGGCCCATCGGGCTCACGTAGAGCGGCTCTTCAAGCCCCGTGGCCAGAATGGCGGCGGCTACTTGCGTAAGATCGGGAACCGAAACCACGACGTCACCACCAAAGCGCAAGACGCGCCAAAACTCCGCCAACGCTTGAGCGGTATCATGGGCCTCCAAGTGCTCGAGTGAGTGTGAGCACCAGACAGCGTCGACCGATTCAGACTCGACCATCACCATTGCGGTCATCGGCGCAACGATGTCGGGCTCCATGTCGGGGTTCTGGTCGACCCTGAGCTCTTGCCAGCCGTCAAACCCTTCCGGTAGCTTGTGCCCAGCCGGACCGGACCCAACGTTCAGCACCGTCGGCATCAAGCTTCTATGGCGATTGCGCGCGGGTCATTGTCGGTGCCGTACTGCCACGGCTTTCCGATCCCAGGAGGGGGGTCAAGGTGCTTCAGGTCCAACAAATCCCGCAAAGAGACGTGTGACGCCCGTAGGCCGACTCCGTAGATCGCGGCCTCGGTCAGCGGTACTGCTCGGTACTCGGTCTCCAGCGCGACCTCGAGCAGCTTCGTCGCCATGAGTATGCATCCAAGCCCTTGGTACAACCCCGCCCTCCCGCCGTGGAACGGATACAGGTGGGTCACGAACGGTGCCGCCGTGTACGAGGCGATGTTCAGCAACGCATCCAGGCCCAGTTTCGGCAGAATGACGTCCTGCTCCAGCGACAACACCCACGGGTACCCGTTGAACTTTGCGTGACTCAGAATGGTTTGCCAGCAGGCGTAGAACGTCTCTTCGAACGTCCCGGGGTTTCCGTCCGGCTTCAACCGAGGCTCCACGTGCCGCACGTATCGCCGCGGCCCGGTCTCAATGAGCTTTTGGAGTCGGGCAAAGTACGCTCCTTCGTCTCGAGTGTTGTCGACCAGCATCAGTGCCCGATTGGGCCACGCGAACGCGTCGTAGGCCGCCAGGTACTCATCCAGACAGTACTCGAGTCCTTGGTAGGTGGGGCACGCGACCAAAACGGCGTCACCATCTTCAATCTTCATGTCATCCTCTGGATGAAGGCCAATGCGTAGTACGGAGGTAGCGCGGCCAACGTATCGTGCGCGCTGACTGTCGGCTGAGTGATCGAATGCGCATCTGGCTGAGTCACGGAATGGTTGCCGAACACCGGTTGGGTGATGGAGTGAGCATCTGGCTGCGTCACTGAGTGCGCGGCTACCACCGGCTGCGTTACCGAATGGTCTCCAACGATCGGCTGGGTGAGGGTATGAGCTCCGACGACCGGCTGGGTGATCGTATGGCTCACTACCGTTGCGGCGGCGACTGTACTGGCTGAACTCGTCCGGGCCGCGGCCGTTCCGTGGTTGGCAATCGCGACGTTCGTCGTGAGTGCATGTGCAGAGATCCCAACGTTGGTCGTCAAGGAGTGCGCGGAGACCGCCACGCTCGTCGATAACGAGTGTGCGGATACCGCCGCTCCGGAGTGCGCGGACAGCGCGACGTCTGTCGTCCTGCTGTGAGCTGAAATCGCTGTTCCGGCGTGGGCCGAGAGAGCGACCGCACCGACGGTGTGGTCCGCGTGGTGATGACTGAGCGCGCCACCAGAGATAGTGAGCGAAGTAGTGACGTTGGTTTTGGCTGCTCCGGCGTCGTCCTGGCGAGCTCCAACGACGAACCGGTCTCGCAGGTCTGGTCCTGGGGAATTAGCCGTACCGTCGCAAAGCGCCCATCCGCCCGGGATGGTTGCGATCGTCCCGGACCACATGATGATGGCCCCGATGGGACAGCCGGCGCCGGTGGGTCCGGTTGCTCCAGTGGGTCCGGTTGCTCCAGTGGGCCCAGTGGCCCCCGTGGCGCCGGTGGGTCCGGTTGCTCCAGTGGGCCCAGTGGCCCCCGTGGCGCCGGTGGGTCCGGTTGCTCCAGTGGGCCCAGTGGCCCCCGTGGCCCCGGTGGCGCCGGTGGCGCCGGTGGCGCCGGTCGGTCCCGTCGCGCCGGTGGATCCCGTGGCTCCGGTTGGCCCGGTGGGCCCCGTAGGTCCATCCTCCCCGATATCCCCTTGGTCTCCTGTGGGTCCCGTGGCGCCCGTCGCCCCTGTGGGGCCAGTTGCTCCTGTAGCCCCGGTGGGTCCTGTGGGCCCTGTTGCGCCGGTGGCCCCTGTGGCACCGGTAGGACCGGTCGCGCCATTCTCACCGGTATCCCCCGCCGGCCCTGTTGCGCCAGTGGCGCCTGTAGCGCCCGTGGCCCCAGTATCACCCGAAGGCCCAGTAGGCCCCGTGGCGCCGGCGGGTCCAGTGGCTCCGGTCGCTCCGGGTGCTCCAGTCGGTCCAGTGGGGCCTCCCGGATCCCCAGAAGGTCCCGTTGGCCCCGTCGGTCCAGGTGGACCACCAGGATCTCCCGGCGGTCCTTGTGGACCAGTGGGACCAGTAGGGCCAGTGGGTCCGGCCTGGGAACCCCCATTCGGGCATACGACCGTTAGTCCTGTCCCGGGAACTCCCTGGGGCCCTTGTGGACCAGTATGTCCCCGTGGACCAATAGGTCCAGTGGCACCCGCGGCACCAACCATCGACCGCAACAACTCATTAAGTTTGTCGACGGATGATTGCATAAAAACTCACCGTGTAGCGTAACTTCACAGGTCCGGAGCACACGCATCGCCACCACTCTCCAAGAGCAGTGCAAGGTCGTCGAAGGTGATGTAGCCGTATCCCCAAAGACCACGGCGTTCGACCCCCCAGAGGCCCCAAGAGTTCCGGATCCAAACCCTTCGGTTCTCTGCGTCGACCTCATCGGCCTTGATCTCGTGCCCACCACGGAGCGAGCACGTTGAGGTCAGGCGGAGGCGCCCATCTTCGTCCGTGTCGTCGTACGTGCTGTACCAGTCGAGTCCCAGGATGATGGGGCGCGTCTGAAGCGCCTGGAGGACCACCGTGAGGCCTGCGGTCATGGCGAAGCCAGAGAAGTACCCGGCCTCGCACGCCGCGGTCATGGCGGCCCACCCGGAGCTCCCGGTGTCCGACGGAGGGTAGGTGCCGGGGAAGGGGTCGAGCTGGGTGGCGCGCTTGTAGAGGTCTACGCACTGGGCGTTGGTCAGCCTGTTCCGGTAGGGCGCAGTTGAAGCGCACCCTCCGGTCGCAAACCCCGTGCAAGCCCCAAGGCTCCCCTGATCCAGCGGGGCCGCGACGTTCGGAGCATGCGCCACGGATTTGATCTCGACGCCTTCCTCGACCGGCATGTGCCGCGCGACGTCGCGCCAGTTCAGAAGGCGCTGCCGACCAAGCGGCTTGCCCGGTACCTCAATGAGCGTCGGAACCTGAACGACAATGGGTTCGGTCATCGATACGACTCCTGGATGACACGGTCAGAGCAGACGCGGTGGACGAGTGTGCTGAGGGGTGTCCCGGATTCCGACGCGATGCGCCGGCTGACGGGGTCTTTGGTCTTCGCCTCGACGCATCGGTCGTAGGGAGACGGTACCGGCGACGTACCCCCGGTGGCTGTTCCTCCTTCTCCGCCCGACCCGCCCGTCGGCACCGGGACCGGCTGCGTACCCCCCATGGGACCCGGCGGGTTCGGTGGCGTTGGTTGGCAGCTCGCCCCGGGCAGCGTGGCCACCAAGTAGGCCAGCGCCAGCGTCAGTCCGACTCGTTGCTTCGTCAAATTCTGCACGTTCGTTCTCCTACCGAGGGTTTGGAAGCTGCGCGCTAGCGTCGTGGGGAATCTGCGAGATTTCCACGGCCAGCGCGGACCGCCATGCGTTCAGCCAATACCCGACCACGAGCGACACCAGGGCAATCAGGAGCCAGTCCTGGATCCCATTGGTGTCCACCGGATGCACTTCTGCTCAGCGCGTAGCGATCAGCGCACCGACAATGAGCGACCCCCAGAACACAACCACAAGGACAAGACAGCCGTTCAGCAGGGCCTCGCGCGTCACCCCGCCACGGGTGTGCCGCATCCGAGCGCTATCCATTCCGACTTGTAGCCATCGGCGACCGTCTTTGCGAAGATCGCTGCGGCGTCGAGGAGCCCACTGGCGATGAGCGTCACGTAGACGGCCGAGTTGGCATCGCTGTCCTGCTGGAGCAGCACCGCGATCCCGCCTACGGTTCCGGCGGTCCCGAGCGTCCCGGTCGCCAGCGAGGTCCCGAGCCACAGGTGCTCGCTGCGGCTGAGGTCGACGCACTCCGGAGACCCCGGAGTCGCTAGCTTCACCCCCGCGACGCTCGTCACCTTCGGCCTCACGCCCTCCAGGGTACCGGTGCAGGCGCAGAGGTAGCTGGGGGCAAGCAGGCTAGCGCCCAGCAGTAGCAGCAGGCCGGCCGCCGGCGGCTTGGGTGGACCGAACCGCTTCGTGTCGCTCTGTTCGCTCTCCGCGACCCCGCGCTTCTCCGCGGATTCCATGATGGCCAGCACCCGGGCCTCCCGCGCGGCCTTGACCTTTTGCTGAGCGGCCAGGCTCGCCACGAGCTGCCACAGCAGCACTCCCCAGCCGAGCGAAGACGTCGCGAGCGCGAACAGCAGCGACGTCCCTAACGGTTGTCCCGTCGCGGCTTGGTCGATCGCCGTCTGGAGCGCCACCACGATGGCCAGGCCAAACGCTCGCGCCGGACCCGAGAGCGTCCACGGAAACCACGTCGCGTTTGGGTTGAATCCCTGCGCCAGGCCCGCTAGAAGCCCGGCGACGATCATGTAAACCGCCGTCTGTACCGTCATGTCCTGCATTGCCGTTTCTCCTGTTGTTCAGTCGTTGGCCGTCGTTCAGTCAGTACCCACGGGCGCCTACGCCAAGCACCGCCAGCACGAGCACGATGCCGGACTCGACGACGGCCTTGATCTCAGCGAGTCGTTCGGGCCCCCGGGCGCCTACGCCGAGCACGGCCAGCACGAGCACGGTGCCGGACTCGACGACGGCCTTGATCTGAGCGAGTAGTTCGGGGGTCATGATTGTCTGCTCCTTTGCGCGCCGGCTAGGGTAGCCGGGCGATAATCTGATTGCGGAGCCACTCCGTGATTGTGTGACCTCCGCTCGACGCAATGAGGGTCTGCACTCGACCTCCGCCGAGGGCGTAGGTCGCAACGGCATCTACCTCACCGACGTAGTCCGCGACGGCGCCAGCCCAGTCTAACCCGGCTAGTCGAGGGTGAATACTTTCATCATAAGCTGCTGGACCGAAATAAATATCGTCTAGTACGTAGCACAGCCACGACTGCCGGTGGGTCGCCGACAGCGCGTATATGTCGAGCCATCCCGCGTGTGCAAAAAATTCATGTGATGTTTGCTCGGTGTCCCCTAGGCTGTAACCAGCCCGCATGTACAACGGCAGAGAGCCGCAGATCCCAAACGACCTCACGACACGGGGGTCGATCGCGGCCCACACGGTCGAAGTCCACCCACCTCCGGAAATCCCGATTGCGGTGTGCCCGTCCAGTCCTAGGCCAATCGCGTAGTTTAGGCACAGCAGAGGCGGCTCAAAAAAGATCTCAAACGCCCGATAATCGGCGAGCACCAAACTGAAAATTGTCGCATGTACCCACGGATCTCGCGGCATCAGATACACGAAAACGTCCCACCCTAGACTGAGCAGCGCTTGCGCCATCGCAGGGAGACCTAGCACCGTGACGTCCGTATCGGAGTGCCCGTTGCAGAGGTAGGCAGCCTTGCCAATAGGCGCCTCAGGCACTAAGTGCCACGCCTGAGAGTGCTGCGGGACAGCACCGCCTGCAGTATAGGCGTTGACATATCCGTCCAGTTGGTCCGTGCGCGCCAGGCTGCTCAGACCTGTCATCGGGCATACGACATCCGTAGTGACAGCAGGCAGCCGATCCGTGGGTATTGCGGTGCAATCCACCCCCCACAAGTGTCGCCACAACAAGGCGCGAATAGACTCCGCAGCGTCAAGATCCGTCACACGAAGAACGCTGTCATCCGCTAGCCCGTTTGCCCTCAGCACTGGAGCGTATCCCTCGTCGTACAGCAGCCCGTCAAAAAAAGGGAGCGAATGCCTGTTGGCTGCTCCTGTGATGATGCGGAGTCTCTCGGCTGCTGACAGATCCCCGCGGCCCCAGCGTGCTAACTCCAGCACCTGCGATCCAGCTGACAGCACCCACTGGTCCGAGGCACCCGTCATCGCATTCAGATGCAACTGTTGCGAATCGATTACAGTGCCGAGTTCCGTGTACAGCGATATCGCTCCGCCGTAGTAGACATACAGGTACACATGGTGAGTGGAAGTGTCAATCGCGTTAGACGTATTGACCGAGTGATATGGCAATCCCGATGCATCCGTCGCGAATGTCTGGACCTGCCCATCCTGTATGATGCTGCGGGCCTGACCTGTTAGTGATACAGCGAGAGGACCGTTAAGCCCCCCAGGGTAGGCAGTCTCTTTGCCGACGTACATGAAGGCAAATCCGGCGTCATCGGACGTGAAAAATGTGGCGACCAATTCGGCATCCGTCGTGTTCGCCGTACCGGCTCCGACAATCTCTCCCCCACTCAGCGTGAGATTAGTCACGCTACGGTGATACGGACCTGTTTTTGACACTGGGTAGCTGCCAGCGGGCTGGACATCGTTTATTTGCGTGATGGGGTTGCTGCCGGCCACAACACCCCAGGGAGCGACTCCCCAGTACCCTAGGCATCCAGGGACCGTCCAGGCCGATTGCGCCACAATCGTAGAGTCCGTCGCCGGCGTCACGCTCACCCCGCCCGCCGCGGACCAGCCATAGGCATCAAGCTCGATCGCGCCCGATAGGGCAGTCGTGTGGATGTGTGTCTCGCCGACGTTGGTCCAGGTGCCGACTCCGTAGACCGGCGCAGGATCCCCGTGCGGCACCACGGTCCACTTCTCAGCGTCCGCCGAAAACGTGGCCGTGCAGTCCACGGTCTCGTCGGAGATTGCGGGGAGCGTGAGCGTGAGGGCCGTGGGGGGGGACGGCGCGGAGGCGCCCCCGCTACCGAGTCCAAACCGGAATCCAAATCCGAAGCCCATCTTGACCTCCCTTTAGACCGTCTGCAGCTCCATCGGTCGATCAAACCACTTCCGTGGGCGCACTCTGCACGCTACTCCCGCTGGTCGGGTAATCTGTACCGTGAGAACGTTCGTCGCAACGGACAACGTCATGGTCGGCGCAAACCCCGCCGGTAGCCGTGAGTAGTCCGGCGCAGGAGTGGTGTTCAGCGCCAACGTCGCGACCCCACCCGAATTGGTCGTCACTATGACGTCGAGCGCGCAGCTCATCGTCCCCTCTTCCGTGGCGCTCCAGATGTGCGCGTTGATGTTGATCGGCACAAGGAACCGCTTGGACGCTGGAAACCCAGTGACCGTCCAGGTCTGCACGGTCGTGGCCGCGTCACTCGACAACACCACCTCATCACCAGGGCTGTAGAGTGGCACGAATACTCCCGCTGCGAAGGCGGTGTCCCAGTAGGGAATCATGGACCAACTGATGGTGTCCGGGGCATAGAAGTTCGATACGAAGAAGTCTCCTTTCGTGCCCGTAATATTCGGCGTCAAGAAGCTCCCACTGGTCCCACCGATGGAGCATCCTTCGAACATCCCCAGCCCGAATCCGGTATTGCCCTTACCCATGAGGACTCCGCCCGCCTGAACCTCGACGCGCGCGCAATGGGTGAGCACGATAGCGGCGTCTGCCACTGTAGAATCCCAGACCCCAGATGGAACGTAGATGTAGTTCGTGACTGCTCCCGCTGAGAAGCGTAGCCCCGCGGATTGTACGATGGCGGAAACCAGGTAGCCATGACTGATGGATAGGGAGATCCCTGGTGACGTTCCGATGAACGCCGAGTAATTAACCCCTACACTATGTACTCTAGTCACGGAGATATAGGCGTTGCTGCTGCGTATCCAGGCGCAACCAGTTATGGTCCAATCAACGACGCTGGATAATTCGAGCCTGCATCCTGACAAATAGGACAGTATGCTTGTTGTCTTGTTCCCTATGCAGTACGAAGTCGTGTTCGTGATATTGAAGCTTCTTACGACCAAATATCCTTGCCCGGTTACCCCCATACTGGGAATGCCGACGATCGTCGGCAAGTCCTCAACCACAACATCATCTCCATCCTGTGGATTCGTGCCTGCGGCCCCTAATACCCCCGTCGGATCCATCAAATATGACGTACTGATGCGCGCGACGTTGAGCCCGAGACCGTCGGGGTTCTCTTTTGCGATGTGGTAGATGTTGTGCTGACGAGCTCCCGACGTAACTCGGACACGCTTGCCCACGTAGGGTGTCATGTCCGACACGCCCGTCAGGGTTAGCAGTTTCCATTCGTTCGTCGTGGTGTTGATATCGGTGAAGGATTCCACCGTCGTTGTGAGTATAGTCGTCGCTGCCTGACTGCCGTCGATCACCAATCCCTGTGGATAGCTAATCCCGACGCCATCGCCGTCGAGCGTTGCTCCCGCAGCCATAACCCAGACGAACGTGTTCTGTTGTAGCGTGACTCCACGGAGTCGTCGGAACACCTCTTTGACGGTCAGCAGGGCCGTCCCACTCGCGGCGCCATCAGCTTCATCGCTACCGGTGCTCGGGTGGACGTACCAGTTCGCTTGCGTGGCCCAGGTGGAGTTCGGTAACGCCGGCGCCTCTCGCTCCCAGACCCTTCCGGCCGTTGCTGTCGCCACCCGCTCCATCGCCACGACGGCGTCAGCCGTCGTCCGGAGCGTCCAGTGGCAGCGGGTAGACCGGACCCAAAATCGCTCGCCATCAACGTAGTTGTAGACACCAATCAGCGCGAGTGCCGCCAAGTCGGCAACGGTGTTTCCTCCCTGCCCCACCACCGATGGCGCACCGAAGATTCCGGCGTTAGCGTCCTTGAGCCACATCGGCATCTGCGACCAGCTCATGGGGGCACGCGACGCCGATGGTGCTCCAATAGCTATGTCCCCCGCTGCGCCTGTCAGCCTATTGGGTGGTGTCGAGACGGTGGACGGCCACCCAAGCGCCGCACCTTCTGCGACCCAGATACCTAGATGGGCGTTGCCTTTGCCCAGTAGCGTTGCACTTGCATCCACGGTTGACGACCCGATTGCGGATAGCGCTGCTTTCGTCCCCGAGTTACAATCAAACACGCCAATGGTCCCAAATAATTCCGATGGCGATCCGACGCACTCCAGATACCCATCTTGGATTAAGATGTTAGACAAGCGTTGTTGTCTAGCTAGGAATTGGGTGCCACCTGTCCCTTTACACAGGCACAGACTTACTACCCCATAAGGTCCACGAACAGTGAACACCCATGTGGATGCCAACCTGCACCCATAAACGAACATCTCCATGCTGTTACTGCTGCTGTTACAGTAGCTACCAAGTAATACAGATCCTTGGGTGGGTGTTGTAATCGGTTGCCCGATTATGCTGCCGCTTATGGACACGTCACAGACGCGCGCGTGTGGCCACAGCGTTGACACGCATTCAATTCCCGGGCAGTCCTCGATGACAATTTCGTCGTTAGGTTGCCACGCCGCTCCAGTTGTCCCTGTAAGCATCTCCGTGCGAGTGCACGGTATCGACACTCGCGCGGTCGCGACACCTAAACCATCGGGGTTGATCTTGGCGATCCAGCACCATGCACCCGCGCGAGCGCCCGCAGTTATACGAATCCGTTTCCCTTCATACGCCGTAAGGTCCGTGATTCCCGAAACAGTGATGAGTGGGAATTCGTTGTTGGCAACCGATGTGGTGGTGTAGGTGCCGATGACCGCCGTGGCCAACGTCGTGAGCGCCAAGCTTCCGTCTAGAGCGACCCATGCCGTTGGCGATACATCCAATTCGCCTTCAAGTGTCCCCCCGGCGGCCAGCATGTAGACTTGAGTGTTTGCGCGTACCACCGACCCGCGCCACCGCCGAGTGAACTCTTTGAACGTCTTGAGCGCCGTTCCGACTGAGCCCCCCGTGGCTTCGTCGTTCCCGGTTACTGGGTGTACGTACCAGGTCGTCTGGACCTGCCACGGATTCGCCGCATCGAGATTGATGGCGTGCCGAATCCATTTCCTACCCGACTCGAGCGTCGCAACGATCTCCATATCAACCGCGGCAGCAGCCGTAGTCTCCAGCACGAACAGACACTTCACCGAGTCTACGTGCACGGTGTTTCCGTCCGGCCACAGCTCCGTCGGTAGTGCGCTCAGCTCGGCTACGTCGGCTACCGTGTATTGGTGCAAACCGTAGTTGGTACCGAGGCGATCGAAGTCGCCGGTTAGGGGGATACCCATGGTGTTTCAGATCTCCAAGAACCCGTGAACAAATGGTCGGCGCTTCGCCGTGGTTACGTGACCCGAACCTCGATTGCCAGATTGGTCCCGGTGAGCAGATAGGTGGTCTCGTAGACCGAGCACGTGCGGGCAACGCCGTTGGCGTTGGTCATGACGAGCTCTATTGCCGCGAGCATGTCGACCTGAATTCCGGAGAGCCAGAACGTCAGGGCGCCGTAAGTCTCGGGGGCGACGAAGTAGACCTTCTGAGTGCTCGGGCTCACGGTGATGGTCCGGGCCGCCCCGGTCGCCAGCAGGGTATTGCCGAGCGCTTCGATTTCCGCCTGCTCGTCGAGTCCGGCCGCACCGACTCCCCACCAGATGTCGCCGGTCCAGCGGATTTGAAAACTCCGGCTCTGCTCGGTGGCACCCTGGGCCGTCACCAATACCGTCATCGTGGGGTCGGCGCCGGCGTCCGCGCCGTCTCGGCGCACTGAACCCGCCAGGCTAGCGGATTCCCACGGATCGACGAAGGTCCACGCACCCGGGTCAACATCTCCCCCGCCGGTGCTGCCGCCGAATGCGTGGTTGATCTCAGCGGACGTCGGAGGGCCGCCAACGTAGGACACGGAGGCTGCGAGTCCGGTCAGGGTGTCGCCTCTCCGGTAGGTGAGCACCGAGCCATTCGGAGCGGTCTTCGCCAGCGTCATGCTGAACGCCGGCAGGATCATGTCCATGGTCAGGCGGCCACGGACGACCGTACCTGCCGGCATCTCGACCGCGACGGAGTACAGCACCCCCGTCGGCTCGAAGAGGTCACCGGCGGACCCCGTGGGTCCCGTAGGCCCGGTGATTCCGCTGGGAGGGCCCTCAGGGCCCGTCGGGCCCTGGATGCCCTGCGGTCCGTCGAAGCCCGTCGCGCCCGTTGGTCCCGTGGGACCCGTGGCCCCAGTGGCGCCGGTCGGACCTGTTGGCCCTGTGGCGCCAGCCCCGGTAGGTCCCGCTGCGCCCGTTGCGCCAGTCGCTCCGGCGGGTCCAGTGGGTCCCGTCGCGCCCGTGTCCCCGGTGGCTCCAGTGGGCCCCGCGGGTCCGGTGGCGCCGGTGGGCCCTGGTGGGCCTCCCGGGTCCCCGGTGGCGCCCGTCGGGCCAGTTGGACCAGTGGATCCGGTGGGTCCAATGGGTCCAGTCGAGCCCGTCGCACCCTGCGACGTCGCCACGTAGGGGTGCACCACGCGATCGTCGGTCATGAATGACCGGTATCCGGTGGTCGGGTCCAAGAATTCCGTGGTGCCCCCCGGCGTCACTGGGACTTGGTCCGGGTGTAGCGGCAAGAGCCGCGTGTGGCTCACCGTCTCCATCGGGGCCACAGTCGTCACCGAGAGGGTGATTGAATACGGCGGATTCACCCCATCGGTCACCGACACCACGAAGCTGCCGTTAACGTCGGGACGGAACGTCGGCGCCGCATCGGTGGTGCTCGAGAAATACGCCCTTGCAGACGAGCTCCCATCGGGCCGCGCTACAGACCACTCGTACTCCGCCATTGCAGGCGTCGTACTGAGGAGGATTTCTTCGTCGCGTGAGTACCCACCACGCACCAGCCCTGTGGGCTGGGTTTCCGACCCATCCATCGGCACCGTGGCCGAGTAAGCGATAATTCCGGCCATGGCTCACCCGTAGGGCATGAAGATTCGGATCTTGCGCGTGATCATCCAGTCCGCCTGCGCCGCGGATGTCGGCTGAATCTGCAGGCGCATCGTGTGATTGTCCGCAACCTGCCAAAATGTGCTCGGAGGCGAAGTCATACAGTCCGCGAACAGGACCGAGCGGGTCATGATCAGAATGTTAGACGGGTAGTAGAACTCGTAATGCACTTTCCAGCCACGTGACCCTTCGGCTGTCCCTATTGCGTTGGCGTAGGGCGCCTGAAGCGTTGCCTCGATATCAATCGAGGCCCCCAACCCAGCTGGGAAGAAGATGAAACCTCCCAGCGTCCCGAGCTCCAGGTTCCACTGAACGGCGCTAATGGAGGTTGTTCTTCCGACCCAGCAATCCTCGAACAATCCAATGATCGGTGTACTCGCGCCGCCGGCGATGATGTTGAGTTTGCCGACATACGAGCACCGGAGCCTGGAGGTCGATACCGCTCCCGCCGCGCCATCGAGCGTCCAGTGTTGGATTCTACCGCTGGATGGCGCCGTCGCCGTGTAGGCCGGAGCATTGAGCGTCAACAGCCCGTACTGGTTGGCGCGGACCATGGTGTTTCCGGCGGAACTATAGATCCCAGCCTGCTTATCGACGCCCAACTGTGCGGCCTCGGCCCAGGTTAGCGTTTCTCCGTGCACTAACACGTCACCACTCGTCCCCGTGACACTCGGCGGCACGGATGGATATCTCAGTGTTGCGCCTATTTGGAGCTGCATTCCACGATTCGCGTTCCCGTCCCCAAATATCCCTGTGTTCGACTCGACGTAGTTATCCCCGGACAACAGCCACACACCGTAACCCAAAGCCCCTACGGCGGCGTAGACGGCGCTTGGGTACAAGAACGTGATTCGTGTGCCAACAATTCGTGAGGCTTGGCTTAAGGTCGACGCCATGACGCAGTCTGTCCACGTTTGTGGTATCGAGTTCATGCCCAGTAAGCACCCGATGATGTCGGTGTTTCGAATCGTGAGGCTCGAGGTCAGCCCCTGCAATCGGCACTGATAGAGCTTAGGTGTCCCGCAAATCTCGGTCGCGTTGATATGGCACCCATAGAAGGCACTCCGCGCGTATCCGCTAGTCGTAATCGAGACCCGAGCGTTGGCGGCCTGGGCACTATTGATGGTGGCGTTGGCGATGATAACGCCCCACTGTGACTCGGTACCGAGGGATGCTTCCGATACGACCTCCAGGGCCACCTCTGGAATGTTCCCCGGGATTTCGAAGGATACCGTGTTCCCGACTGTCGGTAGAGCGTTGACTGTCCCCGTGGGTGCCGCGACTACGATGCTGGTCAGCACCATGCTGGTCCACCAGGACACTCGAGCAACACTGTCGCCGGCACCATGGGGATTTTGCACCGCGATCCAGGACAATGCCGCCGCGTTGGTGCCGTTGACGAGCCGAAGGCGCTGCCCCACGTAGGGGGTAAACGAGGCGATTCCGCTACACGATAGCGTGTTGAATTCCTGGGATGCCGGCACGAGCCCGGCAACGGCGCTTACCGTAACGACCGCCTGCGCGCTCGCGGCCTGCGCCATGTCGAGCACCACCATGCCTTGCGGTCCTAGGTGGATCTTGCCCGTGACGGCCCCGAGGGCGGTCATTCCGTAGACGGTCACGAGCCGGTTGACTCGTTGGTTTCGCCAGCGGTACATGAGCTCGTCCCAGCTCTGCAGCGCGGCCCCCGACGTGGTCCCGAGGTTCTCGTTGTTACCGGTGGAAGCGTTGATGTAAAACGACGAGTACTCGGCCCACCGTGCGTTCCCCGTTAGCTTCCGATGCCATCGCGCCGTGGCGGAGGCCCCGGCCTGCACGATGAGCCCGGCCACCGGGGTCGCCGACGAGTTGTTCAGCAGCTCCCATCCGTCTTGGTGGCTGCCGACGAAGCAGGTCGCGCCATCTGGAAGACCAGCATAAGAAAGCGCGTTCAGCGCGGCTTCGTTGGCTGCGTAGAGGAATGGGCCCGGCGGACCCGTGGGTCCGGTGGCTCCAGTAGCGCCCGTAGCGCCCGTGGCACCAGTGGCCCCGGTGGGTCCAGTGGCTCCGGTAGCCCCGGTGGGTCCCGTGGCTCCAGTCGCGCCCGTGGCGCCAGTGGCACCAGTGGCTCCAGCGGTGCCCGTTGACCCAGTGGCGCCCGTGGAGCCCGTTGACCCAGTGGCCCCAGTCGCTCCGGTGGCCCCAGTCGCGCCCGTGGCGCCGGCTGCTCCCGTCGCACCCGTGGCCCCGGTGGCTCCGGTGGCCCCAGTGGCACCCGTGGCTCCGGCTGCCCCAGTCGCTCCGGTTGTGCCCGTTGCCCCGGTGGCTCCAGTCGCGCCGGTGGCTCCCGTCGCGCCCGTTGCGCCCGTTGACCCCGTAGTTCCGGTCGATCCGGTGGCACCAGACGGCCCCGTAGCACCTGTGGCTCCAGTAGGGCCTACTGCGCCCGTCGCTCCAGTAGCCCCGGTGGCCCCCGTAGGACCTGCCGGTCCTGTGGCTCCGGCGGCCCCCGTCGCGCCCGCCGCTCCGGTGGGCCCAGTGGGACCCGTCGCCCCTGTTGGCCCCTGCGGCCCAACTTCGCTCTCGGTGTCCTGCACTGCTGGGCGCCGGCAGATCGTCAAGTTCCCCTCAGGGTCGAGCGTCCCGAGCGGGTAGTCCCCCACCGCGTAAGCGTCCACCGCACTGGCTCGCGCCGTGGCCGCATCGACAATGACGAGCTTCGGGACCCCGGGCTGCGCCAGGCCGTGAATGACCCACGGGAGAATCCCGTCCAGCGCCCCCAGGATCATCGCCCCCGGCTCGCACACCTGCACCGCAATCCCGGCGGCCATGCCCGCCGCAAGGAGCGTCGAAGCCGTGACTCGCGTGACGGTCCGTCCCAACGGGTCCGACTCGCTCACGACGAACACATCACCAATCGCCAGCGCCGGGCTGCCCGGGGAGAGCCGATACCAGGTACAATGGACGCCATTGATCAGGCAGTCCACCTCCTGCTGCTGGGTCCCACGGATTTGGTCGTCGATGAACCGACGGTCCGTGTGGTCGAGCTGGTAGTTCGCCGGCAGGACGACGGGGTCGTCGACCTCGCGGTCGCTGATGATTTTCGACATGGCCCTTACTTGGCGTTGCGGTACTGCGCGCTTGCGATCGCCAGGATCATGAACTTCATATCGAGGTCGGTGTCCGTGTAGACGTATTGAGCCGTCAGCCGCCCCGACGTGTCAGTCGATATCTCGAGTTCGGCGTGCTGCCCTGCGCCCCAGAACTCCCACTCGGAATCCAGGACCAGTGCCGGCACAGTCTGATTGAAGGTGTTCCCCATAAAGAACACGGTCTGGTTTTGGGGTTCTCCTACGACCGAGATCTGTCTCCCCTGCGGCTCGAGCTGAACCAGGGGGGCCTCGCTCGGCATCCACGCGAAGTCCGTGGCGGCGCTATTGCGCATCGCATAGATCCAGAACCAAATGATCCTGTTCGACCAATCCATCGACTCGTCGATGATCGTTACGGTGTTCTGGTCAAGGCTCTTGGTCGCGTCGCTCATGTCGAGCGCGAGAAAGCGCATGGCTCCTCCGGACATGACCGAAGGTAGGAACTCCTGGGGCCTGCCGGCGCTTGGGCTCCACGTGCGTTGTGTCCACAGCGGCGAGGCATCAGCATGGGTGAAGGTTGCGGGCTCTGCCGTCACTGCCCCGGTGGATGACGCCAAGCGCGCGATCGGAGCGATCTCACAGATGTTTCGCGTGGCTACCAGTGAGCCACTCGTGAACGGGTGCTCCAACAGCACGTAAGCAAGCGGGATGTAGTAGAAGTTCGGCCCCAGATCCCCGTCTACCGGCAGAGCCGGATAGCTGGGGTTGGTATCTTCGGTTCCATTGACCACCCCCAACGTCACCCAGTTGTTCGTGTAGAGCGGGATAGCTTGCGTCGCCACTCCGCTGATCGTTCGGACAACTCGATTCTCGTTCCCCGTCGGCAGATCGACCTGGACTCGCGCATAGATCAGGTCCCAGCGATTATTGGCTGCGGTATCGTCTAACTGGACAGCTTGTCCCAGGGTCGGTCCGTTCGTGTCTCCGACGAATCTTCCGCTCCGGGCCTCGTACCACGCCGCCGGTGCCACGTTGGTAATTGGGCCGACGAAGGCGCGGAACGAGAACACCATCACCTGCCCGGTGGCTCCATTGGGACGCACTAGGGCCGAGGAGTTCAGTGCTCCCGGAGGTGACCCTCCGTCATTGACGTAACCTTCGATCCGGTAGGGCAGGATCATCTTCTGAAGCGAGGTCGTTGTTCGCGGACAGAACCGGAAGAGCTCTGCCAACAATCGATCGTCGGCCTTGGCGGCTTCCTCCGCTACCAGGTTGAGCTCGGTCTGGTCGAACGCCTGCCCGTCGACGGAGTGGATGTAACGCTGTTCCATGGCTTACTTCGCGTTGGTGAATTGCCCCGTGGCGTGCACGAGAATGCAGTACTTTTCGACGAGCGGCGTGGTCCCGGAAATGTACGTTGCCGTGAGTTCTCCGGTGGTCGCTACCCCAATAACCAAGCTCGAATCGCTGGTGATGACCGGGAAGCTCGTCGAGTTCAGAGTGAGCGCCGGCATGGCTGAGTTGAACGTGTTCCCCATGAAGGTCGACGTGGCGCCTCCCGGCTCGACCTCGACCAATGGGTCGCTGTTTGGCATCCAAGAAAAGCGCCGCCCCGCAACGGCGGTTCCGTAGACCGTGAAGGTCAGAATCCGGTTGCTCCAATCGATGGAGTTGTCGATGATGGTTGCCGCGTCCGGGTCGAGGCTCTTCACCACGTCCAGGAAGTCGAAGGCAAGGATCCGCTCGGCGCCACCCGTCATGGTGGCTGGAAGGTGCTCTTCGGGCCGCTCGTCGGATGGACCCCAGGCTCGCTGGGCCCAAAGCGGCGAGTCGTCAGCATACGCGAACGAGGCCGGCTTGAGCGTTACGGCTCCGGTGGAAGAGGCGATGGGAGCCGTTGTCGCGTTTTCGTGGATCCACGCGGGCTCGACGGCGGTGCTCGACGTAAACGGGTGCGGCAGGACCACGTAGGCCAGCGCGACGTAGTAGGCTCCGCTCCCATCGCTCGGCAGTACCGGCTTCGTGGGGCTAGCGCCTTCTGCCCCCTTCACGACCCCAAGCGTGACGGTGGTGTTGGTGTAGAGGCTGATATCCTCGGCGGCGTCACCGCCGCCGCTGCGCACGATGCGCTCTACCGGAGTGGACTCCACCGTGAGGTCGACGCGCGCATAAATGAGGTCCCACCGGTGGTTTGCGACGGTGGCGTCCAGCACCAATTGGTATGCCCAGAGCGGGTCGATATTTCCCAGATACCGCGCCGTCCGGATATCGTACCAAGTGCTGCTTGACGCAACGTAGCGGCTCCCGATGAGGGCTCGGAACGGATGCACCAGCACACTTCCCGTGGTGCCATACGGGGTAATGAGCGCCGTCGTACTGTGGGCCGTCTCGTCCGGGTGCAGGCCTTCGATTCGGTACGGTAAAATGGCTTTGTGGACATACCCCGCGGCTAGCCCGGGAATCATGCGCAGCAATTCCGCCAAGACCCGGTCATCCGCCTTGGCGGATTCTGCCGAAACGAGGTTCAGCTCCTCTTGATCCAAGGATTGGCCGGCTACGGTATGCGTGTAGAGCGTTTCCATCAGAGCGTCCTGTCCTCGATCATGGTGAAGCTGATTGAGTGCCCCGCGATCTGCAGGACTGCGTTTTCGATCGCCCGGTAGACCATGGTCATGTTGGCCCCCGGGGGATGAATGAAGGCGTCGTAGCCCACGAAAAGCCCGTAGCCGATGATCGACTGAGGCCACACGTCGGCCGGCTCGAGCATACTCAGGCTCGGTAACAGAATCGTGAACATCCGGAGCGCCGTGTTCGAGTAGATGTGCGCCCCGGTGCCGCCGCGCCCCGTTACCGTGGCGACTGTCCCGTCGTCGTAGAGCCTGTCTGGGTAGAGCGCTTGGAATCCGATGAATGCGTGCCAGTCGAGCGCTGTCGTGTTCGAGCGCACGCAAAATCGGTCCAGGTGGCTTTCGATGATCTGGCAAGTCGTAGCGGTCCAGGGAGCTAGAATCGCGTTGACCGCGGCGTAGATCGCCGAAAGCGATGCGTTTGGGGTAATGCCTAGTGTGCGCGCTCGGAAAGCTTCGTCTTCCTCACCGCTGGCCCGCTCTGCTCCCCGGTCCGAGGCCACCGCGTCTAGGGGGGAATCTTCCGCCCGCTCGGGGTCGCACCCGGCGATGCACCGGTCCGAGTCCCGCTGGTACTCGAGGCTCATCGCCACGAGAATGTCGACGATGGCATTCAATACCGGCTGCGCCTCTTCGGAGCGGAGCTCCGGCGGCACGAGCACCAGGACATCCTCGCGCTCGGCGTAGGCCAGCCGGGGCGCCCCCGGCACCAGGTATTCGACGTCAACGGTCATGGGTTACGCTGCGACGGTGATTTTGACGACGACCTTCCACGCGCAGGCTTCCCACTCCACGACGGGCGGGGTAAAGAGCGTGGCTAGGACGGGTTCTGCGGTTCCGGAGACGGCAATGGTGTGTACGTCGCTGAGTCCCCTTAGGGCAGCCGCCTCGATAGCCGCGTATTTCCAGACGAACGGGTTTTCCCGGTTCTGGAAGTAGTCGATGATGGCGTTTGCGGCTTCGATCTCGGTAGACCTCGGGTTGGCCATCGGCTGCCAGAGCTCCACGTTCACCGCGAGCTCCACTTGCTGGCGAGTCATCGGTAGGGCCTGGACGTTGGCCCCCACCATGGAGACGCGCGCCAGGGCGAGTCGGCACGCCAGAAGCAAAGCATCCGGGGTTTCGCCGCCGGCATCGCCTACCACGACGTTGTTGATGCCGATGTCCCCGCCCGTGTAATCGGAACGGAACAGAACGACCCGGGAAGCCCCGGCGTCTTTGCAGGCCTTCTCGATTGCGGACTCGTACCCGACGCGCGCTTCCAGCACCGTATCGTCGGCCCGGGCGAGATAGTCCTCGTCCTTCTCGTAAGCCTGCCCGGCCGTGCACACCAGCTTGGTGACGGTCCAGCTCTCCTCGAGCAGGTCCAGGAGCTCGAGCCTCTTGCACTGCACCGACACCACCGAGAGGTCGGCGGACAGTCCCGAGATCTCCTGCTCGATGGGCAGCGGAATCGAGGTCACCCCGGGCAGCACCGTGTAGTCAGAAGAGGCCCGGACGATGATCGGGTCTTGGCCGTCCAGCGACACCAGGATCCGGGTCCAGCGCCAGATCGTGGTGCCGGCCGTCCCGACGCGGGTCATGTAGGCGATACCGGTGCCGCGCTGGTCGGCGTTCCGCGTTACCCCGCGGCGGCTCAGCACGCGTTGGTCGAGGTCTGCACCCCGGGCCCCCGAAAGGTAGATCTTCCGGGCGTGGTCGCGTTCTCGCGCCGAGAGCCCCCTGAACACCAGGGCGCCGACTCCCCCGAGGTAGTCGTAGAGGGACCCCGTGTGCCCGTCGGAGTCGTCCCGTCGGGTATGGACGGCCGCGTGGAAGGCACTGTCGAGCTCGGACAGGGTAGGCAGGGGTCGGTGGCTAGGCACGGCTCAGTACCTCCACGCCTGAGCTGCTGGCGCCGCTGGCCCACTCGACGTCGCTGAAGATCGTCACTTCCCCGCTCGGGAGACGGGTCGCGTCGGCGGCCAGCGTGACCCGCCCGATGCGGTCGTCTCGCCTGGCCTGCGCCATGATGTTCCCGCTCATCTGAATGAGCACCGGGTCCGGTGCCCCCACGAATTCGCGGAGCTTGCCGCCCCAATCAGGGGCCCACGGCAGCCCTTCGCAGAGCATCCCACGTTGGAATGCCGCGCGACCGTTTGGCTCCCCCGCGAGCTCCGCGAGGTCCCCGTCGATCTGCTCGACGAAGTCAGTGCCGTCGAAAAATAGGTCTACCTTGAAGAATTCCCGGTCGAACGAGTTACCGGTGAGCCCGGCTGCAATGGCCGGACGCGGCTCGGGGGTCACGAATCTGGTCGTAGACACACCGTCGCTGAGCGAGTAGCTGGCTCCGCCCACGAGCTCCCAGCTCAGCACGAGCTCACGCTGGGTCGAGTCTGCAGCCACCACCAGCACGGCCACCGCCGTCGGCGGCGCTCCGCGGCCATCCAGGGACAACAGGGTGTAGCTCCCCGGCGCCGAGGGGATTCCTGTGGCGGAGCTCCAGAAGACCCGGATCCGCGTGGTGCTGCGGATTTCCAGCGTTTTGATCGGCATGTAGGACTAGGGGTCAGATGTTCAGTTTGCGGGCCGGCCTTCGTCGGGTCACCTTGATCGACATGCGCGTTATTCTGGTGGCCGTACTGGTCTCGAGTTGCGGCAGTGAGTTCTCACAGAGTTCATCCATGAGTTCTGGGGGCGTTACCGCCGAAATCCCACAATCCAACGGTGGAACCGAGGTAGTCGGTGTCTCTGCCCAGCGACAGATATCCGGTGGTAGCCAGGCACTTGAGTCCATCGGCGGCCGCTATGACTCTGGTGGGGCCACGAGTTCTGGCGGTTCATCCTTTGGCGGTTTGCGTCCCATGCCGGTGGCCACCGGGGGTACCGGAGGTTCCGTTACCGGGGGGGCCGCGTCCTATGGCGGATTCGGTGGCGGTTCTCTTCTACCCCGATGCGACTGCACCCTCCGGAATTGCTTGGCGCTCACCAGCTGTGAGCTCGAATGCGCATTCGCACGGTGTGCGTGCGATCCGAACGTTCCGGACTGCCAAAAGGTCTTCGAATGCTACCTGGCCAATGCTTGCCGAGCTACCGATCCGTGTGCCACGAATAGCGACGGCAAATGCGGGATGAATGTGCTCGCTGTCGGGACAGCTGCTGTGAAGTCCGCGGCTGCCGTTTACGCCTGTCACTGCGGGTAGGAGCGAAGAATGCGCGCTCTTCAGTTCCTGGTCGGAAGTCTCGTCGTTTACGGGGTCGTGGCGTCGTGCGGGAACCCCGCCTCCCCGGGCTCTCCCCGCTCGAGCTCGGTCACGCCCGGGGTCACTTCCCCGGTTCCCATGGCGTCCGCCCAGGAGAGCGGGGGGGCACCCGGCGCGGGGCCGGCGGCGCCGGCAGCGCCGGCTCAGCCCACGGTGATCTCCACGACCTGCGACAAGACGTTTCTGTCAGTCCCCGGAAACGTCACCAACTACTACGCCGAAGCAAGCTTTCCCGGAAGACGATGACGGACCTTGCTAGGGTAGTGGTGTTAGCTCGCCCGGTGGCGATCGCTGGGTACGAATGGGCCACCATGTCCTATTGGCATGTCCGTGACGGCTCGGTAGCGTATCATTGCGGAACTATTCCAGCGTCTTTGCCAACTGAAGTACGCTTCGTGCTGCCTTAGTCGTTCAGTGGGCAGCTCAGATCGATCGTAAATCCGAAATCCAAGTCTGGAATCGGAATCGGTGGCGGGAACGGGGGGATCCCAGGGATCGTGAACGGCAGAGGCGGGAGAGGGAACACGCACAGTCCTACTGCCACTGAGCTCGGTGGTGCCGGTGGGCGCGGCGGCGGGGGCGGGAAGTTGTAGGCCATCAGACAGCCATGATGGTTCGGGTGGACGGAAACATCGTGGGTGGAGTTAGAGTTCCAGCAACCGGGATTGCGCCAATAACGTCACCAAGCACACCTACTTGGTAGAGATTGATCCACTGCAATGCCGTCATAGACATCCATTGGCCGCTCTTCATTTTGAGCTTCACTTGGTCGCCGTTGCTGGCCACATTGAAGATCTGCGTCCCGTCGGGGCCTGATAGCTGAAGCCCTGCCACCGATTCACCGGCGGCGTTCGAGCAGTAGAACATCCATTTGCCGTCTTTGAGGATGCACCCCGAGAGGTCGCGTGCCGAGTTGTCGGTGATGCGCCCCGCGCCCATCTTGATCCCGTAGGTTGGACCCAGCGTAATGAAACGGTCCTGATAATCGCTGAGCGTGACCGACCTTGCCTTGATGACCAAGTCGACCTCGGGGCCGAAGTCCATCTTGGCCTTGGTGGCCGAGTGCTGGGTTGCTGGGGCGTTGCTCGCAACGGCGAGAATGAACCCAGCCCCCGGGGTCTCCTGAAACCCGGCGGGGATGCCCACCAAGACCTCTTCCCCGTCTTCGGGGATGAAATTCAGGGGTCGGGTGATACGGCAGAGGATCTGCATTCCTCCGGCGCGCCCGTCGCGCGGCTTCTTGTCCTCCCCGGGGCGGTACCCGCGATAGAGCGTCACCTTGACCAGCGTGCGCTCGCCCCCATCGAGGTCGTAGTGTGGCTTCCCGTCGTCCCATCCGACGGTGCCGCTCTCGAGCCGTCCGCCATCTTCCTGGGCGGGGCCGTAGCACTCCATGGCCCGGCGGAAGCTATCGCCTTCACTGCTCATGTCGTCGCCTCATACGCGCTTCCGTCTAGCTGGATGCGGTTGATGTACTCGATTGAAATCTCGAACGTTCCGTCGTCGCGGCTCACGTCAAACACGATCTGGCAGCTCTTGACCATGAAGACCGACGGTAGCCCGGCGATGATTTCGGCGTTCTTTGCGATGAGCTCCGCCGCGTCGCTCGAGTATCCGCGCCGGGTCAGGTAGTTGATGCGCTCTTGGGTGCTGCCGAGCTTCACCAGGCGGTTTCGGTCTGCCGGGTCAATCGAGACCTCGATCGAGTCGCCGGCCTTCAGGTTGAGTAGGTCAAACTCTCCGAGCTGCATCGTCGAGACCTTCATCTCGGCCGTGGTGCAGCGCCCGGTGAGTTCCTGCCGGCTCCGCTCTTCCCAGATCCGCTCGGCCATCGTATCGAGCCACGCCTGGTCGGAGATCCCTGGAACTTGGAGATACTCGCGGTCTTCGCCCTGCAGAGCCGCCGCCTCCGACTTGGCCTTCTTGGCTGCGATCCGCTTCTTCTTTGCCCTTGGGTCTCCGATGGGCGGGAAGAACGATTCAATCACCTGCGATGTTTCTGGGTTGAAGCTCGTGAGGGCAATCCCCTTGTGCGCCAGGTAGCCAGAGCGGGACTCTTCCCAGCTCTTGATGTTCCGACCCCACACGAGCTTCGGGGTCGTCGTCTGGCCCGTGTAGAGGTCGGTGGCGGTTGAGACGATGCAGGCGTCGAGGTCGATCCAGCTGACGAGCCCCAGCATCCCGACGCAGTGCTGCCACACCGACCACGCATCGGAGTCGGGCTTGGTGTGGACCTTGCCGGCTTTACGGAAGCGCTCGGGGACCGCCTTGCCGATTTGTGCGCTCTTGTCGACGTCCCCCAAGAACAGCAGCCGGTCCTTCAGAACCTCCGCCCCGGGGGTCTGAGAGACGACCCGGCGCCACGCATCCTCGAGGGTGTCGGAGTACAGGGGGGTGCCGCTCGACCCGAACGGCTTGGCCATGATAAAAAGGCTCGTGTAGTCGACGCACGTCATGTGCACGGCCGGCGGAGCACCTTCGGCCATCTCATTGCTGACGTTCCGGGCGTGACCGAGGAACCGAAGCTCGGTTTCTCCGGGTCCCCAGGACCCAAACTCGTCGGCGTTGGCCAAGTAGAACTCGACCTCCGTATCGTCCAAGAGCCGAGGGTCAATACCGCTCTCCATCCAGTCGATATCGAGCTCCAGCGTGTCCGCCTGATTGTGGTCCTGACGGTCGATGCGCGCCTGCCGGGGGCGCACTTCGAGCCGAACGACGTCGGTCGACTTGGCTTGGCGGATCCGTTGCTCACGAGTCCCGAGTACCGGGACCGTCAGCATCGCCAGCATCCGCGGGCGGTAGAGAGGCATGGGCTACTTGGGGATCCTGTACGTTGCCCCTTCGCGCGGGGGCTGCCCGGCATCGATGCCGTTGGCCTGCCGGACGGCGTCGGCCTTCTCGGCGGAGCCCGCTTTATTCCGTGCGATGCTCTCCCAGGTGTCTCCGCCGCGTGCCGTGTAGAGCGAGAGCGTCTGGCCGCGCTCGGCCAGCACCGTCTGCCGGTCGAGCTCCGCCGCCGTTCTGAGTGCCTGGTACTGGCCGTCGCTGAACTCCGCCCGGAGGCCCAGGAAGGTCTGAATGTCCTCGGCGCGCTCGGTCTCGAGGGCCGCGTTGGCCAGGAGGTCGTCGTAGGTCGTGTGAAGGCGCACCAGCACGGTCTGGAACTGCCGGTTGGTGGCCCTGAGGGACCGGAGGGCAGCGAAGGGGGCGTTGGCGAGCGAGTCGATCTGGCCGGCCACACTCAGGAGCGATGACGAGACGGAGTTCATGGAGGCCAGAAGTCCGTTCAGGAGGGCGAGTACCGATCCCTTGAGCCTCGGCTGCTTCGAAAAGTCGACATCGACGAGCCGAAGGGCAGCGATGATCTCGCCGATGTACTCCTTCGGGCGCTTCGAACTGATGAGCTCGGGGGTGACGAGCAGGAAGTTGTCGCGGTCGATCTGAATGTGCATCGACCAGACAACTTCTCCGCGGCCTTCGTGGGTCGAGTCGAACTGGTCGATGAAACCCCCAAGCGACAGGATGTTTCCCCAGGTGACCAAGACTTCCTGCCGGTCATCAACGAAGCTCCGCATTACCTCGTTCATCGCATCAGCAGCCTCGCTCCCGAGGTAGCGGTCCGACCAGCGGCCATTCAGGTCGATAGGCTCGAAGCGTCGCCCGAATTCGTGCCTCGTGGGCTCGGTGTCTCCGGAGTAGTAGACGGTCTCGTTGGCGATCTTCAGCGAGTTCTTGACGACCGTTCCGTGCCGGGGGCGCCCCAAGGGGGCGTACTTTCCGGGCAGAGAAATGCGCTTGCGCTTTGCCCCGAGCTGCTCGAACGACCAGATGTCGTTGGCGCCCGCTACGGCGGCCGGCATGGACATCGTCATGGCACGGCGTTCCTGGCGCTGAAGTTCGTGGCGTAGCCCGAGGTCCGCTTGACCTTCGCGAACTTGCCGAGCTCGTCCAGGACGCCGCGGGCGAAGCGGCTCGGGTTCTGGTTCGTCGTGACGACGATCTCGACCTTCTGGATTGATGTGCCGCCGCCTCCGCCGTGCTTCGGCGTTGACTTCTTCGGGTCCTGCTCTCCCTCGCGTGTGCCTGTTCCCTCCTTGGGGTCTGGAGGTCTCCACCCTCGCGGCATAACTTTTCCGCCCCACGTGCCAAACATATTGTACTCTTGCATCGGCGAGATCTCGATGCTCGGCGGGCGGATCGAGGCTAAGTTACCGAGCTCCCTGGTGGCGCTCCTTAGCCCCACAACGAAGTCATCGATGGCCAGCGGAGCTCCCGTGCCGATGTTCGTGATCAGCTTCTGAGTGGCGTCGTCCTCCATCTTCTTGGTAGCGGCCATCTTCCGCTGTTCCTCGTCGGCTTTTACCGATGCATCCGCCAAACCGGCAATGACGCCGGCCAGGAGAACCATCGACATTCCCATCGCGGCCGTGCCCGCCATGCCTCCCGCGGCGAGCCCGCCAAGAGCCGTTCCGCCGGCGCCGGCGCCTGCTGCAGTTGCCGCGGCGGCCGCGCCCCCCGCGCCCACGGTGGTCAGCATCCCAGGGTTCAGCAACGACATCATCTGCATGGTTCCCGCGCCCATCTTGAGGAGGTCGCCGCCGATGCTGAGACCGCCCATGCCGACCTTCAGGGCCAGGTAGGCCTCTGCCAGGTGGATCAGCTTGTCGATGGTCCCGGGATCCTTCAGCGCCTCCTTCATGGTTTCGCCAAAGGACTTCACGGTCGGCGCAATGTCCTCCCAGATCGCGCTCAGGCGATAGTAGGCGTTGGTCGCGAATTCGCGGAGCGATGGCCACCATTCTTGAATGGTCCGTTTTCCCCACTCAAACGCGGAGGACAACCGTTCTCCGATGCTTTCCGCCCAGTACTTGACCTGGTCCTGGTTCCGCGTGAACCAGTCGTTGAACCAGCTCAGGACCTCTTTCCCCTTCTCGAACATCGGGGCCGTAGCGAGCCGAAGGAAGGTCTTACCGTTGTCGATCGCCGTACTGAACATCGCATCGAAACTCTTCTCGTAGAGCCCGATGACCGGCGCGTACTTGTCGAGCTCAGTGCGGAGCTTCTCCAGCCGCTTATCCGGCGCCATCTTGTTGAACTCTTCGGCTTTGGCCCCCGTGAGCCCCATGATGCGCGTGCCGAATACGTTGTGGGCTCCGGATCGCCCAGAGAGCAACTGCCCCATCTCGCGCGCCACCATGTCCATCGGTAGCTGAGACACGGCCCCCGCGGCCATGACGTTCGACGCCATCTTGCGCCACTCGGCGGGGTTCATCCCGGTTTGAAACGCCGGGATGGCGCCGGTCACGAAGATGTTCCGGAGGTCCTGGAACTCGCCCGGTAGCGCCGCGGCTTCCTTGCGCATCTCGGCAACCTGCTCGGCCGCCATCTGCATACCGCTCTGGACGTTCTTGGTGATGCCCTGGGCGGCGAAGACCCCCGCCAAGGCGATCTGCGCGCCCTCCGCCTCCTTGTTGAGGCCCATGACACCGTAGGTGATGCCGGCGATACCGGCGGCCGCCGCGCCCCCGATGGCCATCTTGGCCATGCTGGCCCCGATGCCGACGACTCTGTCGGCGACGCGCTCTAGCGAATGGATCATCCCACCGGCGCCCGCCACGAACTGATTGGCTCCCTCGCGCAGCGACGCGAATCGATTCTTGATCCCGCCGAGGTTCCGGTCGAGATGAACGGCCTTCTGCGAAGCCGTCGCCATCGCGACGGCACCGAAGTCCCCCGTCTTACTGAGGTTCAGCTCTACCGTGTACTTGGTGTCAGCCATCAGGAAACCGCCTGCACGGTGAGCCGCACGCCGTCCGAAGCTAGGTAATAGTGGGGTAGCAGAACGTCACCCGAAGGCACCCACCGCGCCGCCGTCTCTGTAACCGCTGTCCCATCAGGGTTGGTCAGTGACACACTCGGAACCCCCACGATGCGCCGGTCTGCGTTGCAGATGGCGCCGGCTAAGGTCTTGTTCGTGTAGGTCCACCATCCCGGCCGCACGTCGAAATACCACTTGCAGGCCTTGATGACGGCCGCCATGAGCTCGGTCGCATCCACGGTCTCCCGGGTCTGTACCGTGGCGTGAACTACGGTACGTATGCTTTGGATGCCCAGCACTTCCACGGATGCCCCGAACCCGAGCCAACTTCGCTGCCCGTCTCTTCCACGGAGGTCCTGGGCGAGCAGGCTCCGCAGCGCGTCTGACCAGGCCCAGGAAGCGTCGGCAACGTAGACCACGCCCCGGTGCCCATCTGGGTCGTGGAAGTACGCGGCGTGCCGAACCCCCCGGCCAGCGCTCAGCACTCCGGCCAGGACCGCAGAGTCGTTAGGTCCCTGCCGCCCGAGGTAGCAGTGACGGCCAATGTCTCGAATCACCGAATCATCGAGGCCTGTGCTGCCTCCACCCGCCACGATGTCGTAGACGGTGAACGCGGGGTCGAACATCGGCTCACAGGTACCGACATTCAGGCCGTCCAGGTAGGGCGTGTTCCCGTGCTCACCGGTGGCCGAGCAGACGATGGAGAGTCCGACTGCCGGAGAGTTTGGTGGCACTACGGCCGGCTGGGTGATGGTGTACTCGGCGCCCAAGATCGGTGGGTTCGCCTGGTCGTCGGCGGTCTTGAAGATCTTCTGCCCCACCCGAATGACTCCCCCCGGCATGTTTCCGGAGACGGGGCGCACCAACACAGCTTCGCCGATTGCCGCCGTTCCTGCGTCGGCTGACAGGATCGCGAAGCACTCGGACAGGACGAGTTCTCGGAGTCCATCCCCGTCGGCCTTGGTCAGGCGCGCTTGGAAGAGCTCGTCCTTCAGCCTCGAACGACAAATGGCCGCCTGGGCAACCCATCCTTCGACGGCGTCACCGTAGCGGCCTGCGTAGAGGTGCGAATACGCCCTCCTTCGATTGTCGTAAAGGAATTGCGCTGCAGCACTCCGATAGTCCGCGAGTCGCGGAATCTGGTCAGTCCTCGGAATCGGCATGGTCGTCGTCGGGCTGCAGCGTTACGGTCTTGTCGTCGTCGCGCGGCGAGTTTTCTTCGTTCACGATCTCAGCGAGGCTTGCGATGAACGCGGCTCGGTAGAACGGCCTCCACCCTCGACTTTCCGAGGGCGGGACGTTCCCGTACCGAGCGATATAGGCCTCATTTTTGACTTGAGCGAAGTAACGTCCCCAGTACTCTCCCGGTCGTCCACGGTACCACTTCAGACGACCTGAATCGCTTTTCCCATCAGCTCCTGGACCTCACCGTAAGTCACGTGGTGAAGTTTTGCGTAGAGCTGCTTCAGTGCCTCAAGGTCCTTGACCTTCAGGAGTCCGCCGCCGCCCGATTGCATCAGCTGAGCGTTCATCCGCTTGAACTTGACCTCATTCAGCGCCGGGTAGTTCGCTGGGTCGACCGGATGCTCGGAGATCTCGACCGTGAATCGGTTGGCGCCGAGTCGCTGCATGGACTTCTGTAGCTTGTCCATCCATTCGCTTTCCCTGCCGACCGGGGGCGGACCCACCATGATGTTTGCGGTGCTTTCGAATCCGGCGATCGTGTCTTCATCGAGTTCTCGGAAGCGCACTACGCGCCCCGAGAACCCGAATCCGAACAGAGGCACCTGGTAACATGTGCCACCGTCGGTGGCCGTAACTTCGCTGACTTCCGTCTTCATGATGCACGACTCCCTTTGCTCCTGTTGACCCCCCACGGACCCGAGCGCTGTGGCCTTACAGCGTCAGACCCTTGATGTACTTGACCCGTACCTTGAGCGGCATTTCGTTACGCTGCCGCTGCCCGCCTACGCTCATCTTCCAGGGTAGGATGGTGAATCCCGCCATGGTGAGCGCCTTCTGTGTCCCGTCGTTGAACGTGACCTTCACGGCCACCCAGCCCTCTAACGGCTCGGTGTTCGAGTCGGTGTTGTCGGTGTCGACTAGAAGTCGCTCCAAGAGCTCGAACTTCGTCTGCTTCGTCTGGAGCTCGATCTCGTAGAACTTCGTCAGCTTCTGCGAATCCGTGCGGTCTTCACCGCAGAAGTCATCCTCGACCACGTCTGCGACCTCGTCGATCGTGAAGGACACGACGTCGATCGCTGTCTGCTGGTCGTCCAAGCTGAAGAGCCACTTGGCGTTTTTGCCCGCCCATTTCGGTGTGCGCGTACCACGTGCCATGTCTATTCTCCCAGTTACGGAAATAGTGCTGTGTAACGCGCCGGTTAGGACGCCGTGACCGTGACGGTTTCCCCGAACTTCATGCTGAGGAAGATCCGGTCCATCCCGCTCGAGGTCGTCACATCGAGCGGCACGATGAAGTTGCCCTCCGCAATGGATTGCGGGGAGTTTGCTGCTGCGCGGTCGCCGAAGCCGTAATCGACGACGTGCGGCATCTTCAGCGGGTCGAGCTTCACGTTCTTCTTTAGGTTCGACATGAAGCGGTCGATGGCGATAATGACGTCGTCTTGGATGACCTGAACGTTCGGCGCGCCGGCGAAGTCGCGCAGGCTGCTGACGACACTGGTCGCGATGTAGTGACCGATGCGGGTGCGGGTGATCCGCTTCTTGGCTGGCGTCGACGGCGCAATCGTCGTCACGCCACCCTCGAAGCTCCAGCCGCCGTTCGGCTCTTTGATGATGGTGTTGATCCCACGCAGGGTGTTCGATCCCGCGGCTTCGCCGCGCGACGTCTCGAGTGAGACGATGCCGTTCAGCATTTCTCGGATGAATCCCGCTTTGCAGGCCGGCGAAGTGGACGGCGAGATCTGCGTCATGACCGACGCCAAGAACGAATCCCCCGGCACGAGCCGAAGCGTTCCGTCAATGTCGTCGCGGATCCGTACCCAACCGTCGACGTAGGCTGCTTGCCAGGACGAGTAACCAGAGGTGGCGACGTCGGTCTGGGCTTGCGCCAGCGTGAGCCCAGAGTCCCCGTGGATCAGTGCCATCCGGTCGCCCATGAGGGTCGCGTGAGCCACGAGCCCCGCCATGACGCCGGCTCGGTCAACGTCTCCGGGGTCATCCGCAAAGACGACCCGCACGTCTCGGTCGGACTCGGCTAGCGCTAGACCGTAGTCTCCGGACCCAGCCGTACCGAGGTAACGCGCCGAGTTTACGGTGCCGTCGGAACCGGTGCTGAAGCTTCCGGTGCCGTCTGTCGGACGTCCCGTGTTCGAGCGCGTCATGGACCCGAGCAGGATGCATCCCGTTGTCGTCGGGTCCGTGTAGGACGACCCCGACGCATCGACGTTGCGCAGGATGTCTGAGCTGGTACCGCTCGCCCCGGTGATCGTGATCGTTAGGTCGAAGTGGTTGGCGTCTCCGTCGGATGCGGCGGCGATGGTCCACGTGACGGAGTTGCCGGCGGCCCCAACGTACTTCAGCGTGGCGACCAGGATGGTGGTTCCGCCATTCACTAGGTTCGCCGTCGCCTTCGCCGCTGCGCTCCCGACGGCGCGCACGATACGGAGGTCGTACCAGCCCTTTTTTAGCAGTGCGAGATACCCTGAACCGGTGCGGGTCATCCCGGGAGGCGCCATCGTCAACGCCAGGTCTCCGATGTTCGTCGGGTGAAAGGGCGTTGCCTGGTCGACATGGGTGGGACCCCACGGGAACTGTCCCAGTAGTAACGCGGTAGCGGTCCCGGCGGACTGCACCAGCGCCGGGGGCTCGCGCTCGATCGCGTAGATCCCCATCAACGTTGGAGTCGTGATGGATTGGACGAATACAGGCATTGCGCCCTCGTTTTGGTTGTGACGAGGGCAGAGCTTGCCCTCGGGTTCCTACGTCAGCTGAGCTCGTGGCTCAGGCAACCCAGATCGCTTCACCGTCTACGGTGATGTTTGCTCCGCCCAGTGTCAGATGGTCGTGTTACGGAATGCGATTGTCGAACACGTCAATCTCTTCACGCGGTAAGGCGCTGTCGAGCAGAATACCCAGCGCAATCCGTAACAGCTGCGGGCTTTGCGCGGTCACCGTCGCCACCATGTGGGCCTCCCCATCGATAGTGGCGCGCCACTCATTGACCCGAACTGGGCTCGGAGAATCCGTGATGTCCGGGGGGTCGAAATCGAAGTCGACGTGCCCTTCGAACCCGTCGAGCTGAGCGTTGAACTCGAGCAGGATTCCGTCGCGTACCGGGTTGCCGGCGCCCAACGTGAAGAGCGGACCCTTGTGCAGTACGTCCTCCAGGTCCGCCAGCATCTGGTCTCGCTCGGCCTGGGACTGCGACCAGATGTCGATCTGGATGGGCTGATTCCGGTCTGCGAAACGCCACGTGTAGAGCCCCGTGGTCGCGTCCACCGGTACCATATCGACGTCGTCGATGTTAACCTGCTCGTCCTCGGCAGAGCCGGCGCACAGGATGGTCACGGCCCGCGGGGGAAGCGGTGCATCAGCCGCCGGCCACTCGTAGCTGATGACGGTGTCCGGCATCTGCCCAGCGATGAACCGCCCAAGCGCCGCGCAGGCGGCTTTCTGGATGGGCTGGGTCATGGGTCAAGCTTCCGGGAAGTCCGAGGCGCCGCAGCACTCACAGAAGTTGAATTCCTGTCCCATCCATAGACGCAGTACCAATGGGCGAAGGTGGTAGACGACCTCCGTGTCCTCGTGCCTCGGAGCATCGCAGAGCCGGGCGCGGCCCATGCGCAAGAGTAGGTTATCATGCGCCCTGTCCCACACCTGTACGTCGCAACGTTCAGGATCTGATTCCGCCTCGCCTAGAGCCACGAGTGCCGCAGCGGTCTGCCTGTCGTAGATCATCGGTTCCCGCCCCGGTCGGGCAATGCCCTGCGTACTTCCTCAGCAAGAATCTCGCGAACCCGGGGTATGGACGACCTCATGAACCAGTGAGGTCTGGTCCCGTGGGCCGCGATGGACCGCTGGATGCCGCGGGCGATGCGCGCAGCGTCTTCGACCTGCTGGCCTCCGGCCGCGGCGGCCATGGCGTGCAGCTCTCCAGCGATGCGTGCTGCATGATGCCGAGTCGTGCTTCCGGTAAGCCTACGGTGAGGGTTCACTCGCCCACGGGTGTCTATCCCCTGCATCCCTCGGAGATTCACCCAGTCGATAAGGGGAGCCAGTGGGGGCCAGTGGGGCCTAGACCCGCGCTCCACCGAAGCAGCATGGGGAGCGTCGGCGATGATGGTGTGGAAGGGGCCCGTGTGGACGGAGTCCCGGAGTTCCCCGAACGCCACCGGCATGTGCCGCCGGACGTACTGGGCTCCCCGATCGGCGGCCCGTCGCCTGGCGTCGTCAAGCCTGCGCTCACGCGACTCGTGGTCCCTTGAGATCTTCCTTAAGGCCGCCGCGAGCGACTTGAACTTGAACTCAGCCACGGGCGTGCCTCAGTGAAGCTTCTCCACCGCAAACCGCAGGTTCTGCTCAATGCGGGGCCGGTGCTCTACAGGGAGCAGACCCATGAGCAACCGCCGAGCTACCCTTGCGCTCTCTTCGTACTTGCCGACCCAGTAAGCCGCGATAGAGAGCTCATCGAGGCTCCGCCACCGGTAGACGCCTTCGTCCAGAAATAGCGTGTCGTCCGGCTTATCGATGCGCGTAGCGGCGGAGGCAAACAGGTAAGCGGGCCAGAGGGCTCCGGTTTCCCGGTGCATCCGTGCGAGCTCGCAGAGCGGCTCGGCGCGCGTCGGGCGGACCTGGTAGGCCCGGAGATAGGCCTCGATGGCCTCGGCTCTGCGCCCCAGGTGTTCGAGGTTCCGCGCTACCTGAAACTCAGAGTACCAGACCTCTTCATCCCAACCGCCCATTTGGGCTCGGCGCCGGTAGGCTTCTAGCGAATTCTCGTACTGCTTGGCGTCCCGCCAGCTCTGGCCGAGGTAGAAGACGTAACGCGAGTTGTTCGGTTCCTTCTCGAGCGCCTTGGTGATGCCCAGGGCGTGCCGCGTGTACTTCTCCTCCGGGCTCAGCTGGTTCTGCGCCGAGTCGAAGAGGCCGTGCACGAGTGGCCCCGGCAGACGAGATTCAGTGTGCGGGGCGTCGCAGTAAATGGCCTCGTGGTAGGCGCCACGGTACTCCCACGGGGTCGAGCTCCGGACCAGCTTCGTCAGCCAGAACCGTACTTCTGAAGCGCCAGACCGTAGCTGCAGCTGGTAGCCGTCGTGTTCGAGCTTTGGCCAGCTGAAGCGCTCTGGAGCGACAAAGACTTCGTCGGCGTCGAGCACCAGGATGTAGTCGGCTTTTCCGCGCGCCAGTTCCAGAGCCTCGGTTCGGTTGGTGCCGAAGTCCTGCCAGGGGCGCCGGTGGAGCTCTCCGGGCTTCTGGGCGCCGGCCATGAACTCGCGGATGACCGCGTCGGTTCCGTCCGTGGACTCCAGGTCGTCAACGATGACCCAGCTATCGATGAACGGCGCGACGGAGCCGAGGCAACGCCGGATGACGTGCGCCTCGTTCTTCACGATCATGTTGAGGCAGACGCTCATCCAAACGTTCCGTACCGACTCGGCTTGATGGCGTGCATCGAGAAGAATAGGTTTCCGCCCTGCCGCTGCGTCCACATCTTCCCGAAGTCGGCCTTGAAGAGCCACCGGTAGTCGGACATCCAGGTGTGGCCGACCTGAATCCAGTATTGCTCCTGATCGAGAAAGACCAGCGTCTGCTCGGTGAGCATCCGGCGGTGCCCAGGGTCGCCCCAGGCGTGCTCATGGCTCGCCAGCGGGACCGAGGCCGCAAACAGACCGCCCGGCTTCAGGATGCGCCAGAACTCCGTGAACTGCTCGAAGAAGAACCGGTAGTCCCCCTGCATACCCGTGTGCTCGAGCACTTCGTAGGCGTGAATCTCGTCGAAGGCGTCCGCCTCGAAAGGGAGGGGTAGGCGCTCGAGGTCATGCAAAACGTCGGGCTTGTGGTCGGGGTTGATGTCGAGCGTGACCAGCTTCGTCCACGGCGTATTGCCGACGCGCTTTTCGTGCAGCGCGCCGCAGCCAAGGAGAAGTTCCATGATTACTCCCCCCGCGAGGCGCATCGACGCGCTCGTCCGCGTTCAATTAGTGCGCGGTACTGCTTGCCTGTGAATCGTTGCAGATCATCGAATACCAGGACGCTGATGGACATCAGCCCCCCGCGACCTGATTCGCCAGGTAGTTGTCGATTCCGATCTGGGCAATCTGGTCAAGCTGCTGCTCGCTCCACAGAAGGTGGTCTTCTTCGGACTTCAGATGCTCCTCGAAGAGCGCCCGGCTGCCTTCGTCCTTGAGCTCCACGGCGAGCAACACGGACTCGTTGTACTTGGATACGGCGTCGGCTTCCGCCGCCCGGTCGTTCTCGAGCATGGCCTTGGGTTCCGCACCGATCCGGATCTCGTTGAGCTTGCTCACGATGGGCTTTCCCTCGAGGAACAGGATCCGGTCGATGAGTTCATCGGCGTGCCCCATCTCGGAGCGAGCGAGCCCCATGACGTGTTTTGCCAACGCCGCGTATCCCCATCGGCCATACATGGCCGCGTGTACCACGTACTGGTTGATCGCCGTTAGCTCCTCGGAGAGACGCTCGTTCAGAGCTGCGATGATTCTTGGGTTGCCTTTCATGACTCACCACTTGGGGTAAAAAACTGTGTTTCCGTCGGTGTGGCCCAGGACGACTCCGGGGTGCGCCCAAATCTGCGTGCCGATGTCGCGCACTCGGCAATGGAAGGCGGTGTCCTCACCTTGCAGGATCCCCTTGTGGAAGAACTGCATGTGCAGGGCCCTAGTCATTCCGGCCTTCTCGGAAGTCTTGTAGGCCAGTGAGCGATACTCATCAAAGAGCCGCACCACCAACCCCCGCTTGACAACCTGGAACCCATACCCCGCACTCTCGAACGTCCAGGGTGCCGACGGTTTCGGCTTCGGACACGGCATGATTACCGGCTCTGCCGCCGCGTTCTTGTAGCAGTAGACGCCGATCGCCAGGTCGACGTTCATGTCGATCAGTGTCTCGGCTTGCTCTGGAGTCCACCCGATGTCGGCGTCGACGCTCAGGAAGTGCGACAACCCAGAGTCGAGAAACCGAAGAATCATCTCGTCGCGTGAGTTGCAGATCCCCATTGCTTTGAGGCTATCCACGCGCACGCGCCCTTGCCAGCGCACCCTTGCTTCGAGCATTCCGGCAACGCAAACGTCGTGGATCTGCCCTTTCTCACTCTGCACGCCGACGAAGATACCCGCCGTCTCGCTCACACCCATACTCTGCTCCTGTTCTTCAGCCGACACCCCGGGCCAACGGGGAGAGGACTGGTTCCTTGCGCTACCCCGCGTCTACGGAGTGCGCCTTGATCGCGTCAGCACGACGAACCACGCCAACGGGTCGGTCGTGTCGAGATTCTGTACCTTGAATTCCCCCTCGTAGTCCCCGCTCAGCATGTACAGGATCTCGGTGTGCGTCGATCCTGTCGGCATCAGCTGAGCGCGCGAAAATCCTCCACCACTTCCTTGGGTAAAGGGTGGCGTGATGGGCCCGAGCTTTACGTCGCCCATCTCGTAGAGACCCCCGGAGCTGCTGACCTCACGCGCCGAGAGCTGGCGAACTGGGTATCGAATCGGGAGCACGGTATCGACGTCCCGGGGCGTGGTATTGGGCTGTCCAATCTTGCTCGGCCAGGTTCGTTCGCGTACCGTGACGGTGATGGTACGGATCGGGGTGGCGACGTTCCGAATTCGGTCGGCCACGAATCGGAAGCGGTCGAGGTTCATCCCTTACCGCTCCCTATAGAGCACCGGCGACCCAAAGACGTCACAGCGGGGTGAGTAGTTCATAGCGTTGAAGAGTCGCCCAATCAACTGCCTCCCCCGCTTGCACAGAATCGCTAACCCGCGCGCCGGATCTATCGTGAGCTCGTTGACCTTGAAGGCCTCGGGTGCTGTCAGGACCTCCTGAATCTGAAGGTCCAGCGCTGCCAGCTCTGTAAGGTACCCGATGATCAGCAGCTCGGCTGACGAGTCCGGGTTGATCCCACCGTCCGCAATCGACTGGCACGCCGTGATCTGGCGCTCCAGCTGGAGATCTCGATGAGCAGCCGCCCATCCTCCCCAGGCTCGGATTGCGGCGCGGTGGGACTCGGTAAAGGCCATTGGTCTATCTGCCTTTGGGTCCCTTCGGGGCCTGGTCGATCTTGGCGATCTCCGCCTGAAGCTCGGCGAGCTCTTCGTCTTCGCCGACCACGACCTGGGGCCGCTGTTGCATCATGTTTTGCACGATGGCCGCGGTCTCGGCGGCCGCCGTGACCTTTTCCTTGAGCTCACGCTTGCGTGCCGTAGCGGGGTCGAGCGCGGGGTGCATCGGCGCCGGCTCGCGGCCGCGCTTCTTGAGCTGCGGGGCGAGTCCAGACTGGATGACGCCGTTCTTGTCCGTGAACTGGACCGCTTGGTCGTAGATCTTCTCCAAACGGATAGACCCACCTGGTGGTACCACGACATCCTTGTACTTACGGGGCCGTGTCCCTTCAGCCCACTGCTTTTGCGAAAACTTGTGACCCGCCGCGTCTATCCACAGTCGCAACGTCACGATCTGTTTGGTTGGATTTTCCCAGATGGTGTATTCGTCCTCATTGACGACTGTCGACATGGTTTCTTGTGGCATGAGACTCTTTGACTCCCTGTTCGTTGTGAAGGTGTACCCGAAGCGTTGTTTGCTTCGACTACGGATCGATGGGCTCGATATGCGCTCCGGCTAACCCAGCCACCACGTGGGCGTTGAGCTGGACAGCTTCGTCGTTGACCAGCGTGATGAGTGTAGCCGTGTTGGTGCAGGTCGCTGCCGTGATGGCGTTGACGGTGTCGTTGGTCGCGTGGACTCCCGATGCCGTTCGGTGAGCCGTGTATCCGGTGAGGATCGCGTTGGCCAGCGTGATGCCGGTCGTGACGTCGGTCGCATCGGCTACTGTGATCGACGCCGAGGCGGTCGTTCCGTGGGGAACTCCGTCGGGTGCGTGCTGGTTGTAGATGCCCTTGACGTCGTTGACGAGCGTTACGGCTGTCGCCGCCGTTGTCGCCGCTACGGTGCTACATGCCAGCGCACCCGGCATGGTGGGCTCCATCGGGTCATCCACCGAAGCGCGCGAAATGTCGTAGTGGATGTTCGTCGAAACCACTGCTTCGCGCAGCGCATTGAATGCCAGCGCGATCGTCTTGAGCAGCGAGGCCGGCTCGATGCCTTTTCTGACTTTCAGACTCATGGTGTTGCTCCAGGTCCAGAGGAATGGAAAGGGGTTGGCCTGGACGGCGCCGCGCCGCAGGGAGTCACCCCAGCGCGGCGCCCTCCAGAGCGGCTTGGCTACTCGGCGATGTCCGCGATGTACCCGAAGGCACCACGGCGCTTCAGACAGAGCGCCACGGTCGCTTCCATGACGAACTGCACGTAGCTGCCCAGACGTCCCAGCGGGTAGATCCTGATCGGAATGCTCGACGCGTCGAACACGTTTCCGTCGGCGGTACCCCTAGCCTGGACGATCTGTTGCATCGTCTGTTCCCCGAAGGGCGCCGGGGGCAGAAACTGCATCTCGCATTGGTCGGGGTTGAAGGCGACCATGTATCCCGCGCTGCAGTCGATGTCGTCGTCGATTGGACGACCTCTCCAGAACAGGTCCTCGGCTCCGAGGTTCGCAGCTCCGCCCATGCCGGCAACGACGGTCTTCTGGTTGAAGAGCCCTTCGTACTTGGTCTTCACTCCGGGCGAGCAAAGGAAACGCTTCGGCGTGTTGGCCTGGCCGGCGTGCGTTCTGATTCCCTGGTTCAGCTGGGCGATGAGGTCCAGCGTCAGGGGGCGGTCCGTTCCGCCATTGGCCAACACGGTGCTGACCCAGTAGGTCGAATCGGTGATTGCCGCATAGGCGCCAGACGACGCAATGGCTCCGCCCAGGAGACCCACGCAGTTCGCGTTCCCTGATCCGTCGGTTCCATCGCCGGTCCACATGTCGGTATTGATGGCCCGAGCGATCGTGGCCGCACCTTCCATGATACGGTTGGCGAGCTTGTTCCCGATGATCAGGGGGTTACGTTGCCCGGTCGACGCCAAGACATCGAGCTCGGTCGTCGTGAAACCGAAGGTGTGCCGATAGATGCCCCAGCTCAGATAGGCGTTGTCTTCGACCATCTGCGTCGCGTCGCTGGCAGCCACGGTCGCGCCTTCGGCAACGGTTGCGGCGGTTGCACCACCGAGCTGGGCAGCCCACGCGGCTCGAGGACCACGGGGAACTCCGGTGGGGGCCGGCACCAACGACAGGAGTTTACACTCCTTGTTCCACGTGCGGGCGATATCGGGCCCGAACTGATCGACGAGAATTGCCGCAGCAACGGTCAGGGTTTCGACAGCCATGATGACCTCTTCTGGGCGGATCCCCGCCCTCTTGGCTGGGCCTACTGGCCCAGCAGATTCGCAAACGCGTTACCCACAACCTCTTGCGGGGTGCGCTTTTCACCTGCAGCTGGCGGGAGTCCAGCGCGTTGTCCCGGCTTCTCGCCGGATCCCGAAGCCCCGACAGGGGGCAGGTACAGTTTCGCCTCTGGCGTCTTGATCCAGGATGAGAGGCCCTGAGTTAACGGGAGTTCTCCCTTCTCGGGGTCCTTGTAAACGAGCGTTTCTCCGTCTTCGGAGTAACCGATGCGCTTCTTGCCGTCGTAGAGGAACAGCTCCGCCGCTTCGGCGGCCTCTTCCGCGGTGATGCCGTTCTTGCCGAGTTCCTTGCGGAGGGCTTGCCGCAGGTTGAGCTCGGTCCGGGCTTTCTTCTCGGCGTCGCGCTGTTGCTCAGCCGACTTGAACTTCGTGTCGAGCTCGGTGCTATGCTTGGTCAGCAAAGCGATCTGCTTCTTGAGCTCGATGACTTGTGGATCGTCGGGCTTCTCGCCCTGCTTACCCTTGAGCTCCTTGCCCTTCGTTTCGTCCTCTTCGGCTCGCTGGGTCGGCTGAAGTTCGGACCTCAACTTCGCTTCGAACGCATCGAAGGTCGGCTTCAAGGACTCGCCCACGGCAGACCCAATTCCTGCAGTGAGCTCCTTCTTGAGCCGCGTACCGAGGCCCGTGATCATCTCGGTTTGCTGAACTTGGAATCCCTCGAATCGCTTCCCGATGTCGTCGTTCAGCGTCTTGAGGTCATCGGTTCCTAGAACTTCGTGCTCGTTTCCAAACGCATCCTTGATCTTGACGGTCATGTGCCATTCACCTTGTCGGTGCCCTGGGATGGAAAACGACGTCCCAGCCGCGTCGCTCGGCTGCTGTTAACCCGTGCTCACTCGTTGCCGCGAACGAGTGCGGGGGTGACTTTTTGTTGGCCGCCTTACGCCGGGGCCTAAACTGGGCGCTCTACGCCAAGGATCGGATTCAGGTACTCCGAGGCTCTGCGTTTCGGTCGCTCACTGACTACTGAGGTCAGGTAAATCGAATTCGCGGGCTGTGCGAGCTCGTACTCGATCCAGTCCGGCAACGGCTCGAACAGGCGCTCCTTTTCCACGGAAGCGACAATGCGCGCTGGGGCCGTTGGAAGGTCACGTAAACGATCCACAATCTGCTTGTACTGTTCTCTCGTGAACCTGGTCAGATGATCGAATGCCACGATGTTGAGCTCGAGCCCGCAAAGCTCGTTTCCGGTTTCTACGACTTTGCCAATGAACGTGCCCCCATCGGGGAACACGAACATCGGGAAAGGATCACGTCGGAATGAGTACTTCACCCACTCGAATGCTTCGGTCGCCTGCCCCACCAGGAACTGTAAGTGGTGCGGATTGGTTGACACGAGCGCCGCGCGGTAGCTGCTGCCGTATCCCCTTCGCAGCCTGCTCGCCATGACGGACAGAAGCCCCATCGTCTTTCCGGTGGCACGCGGACCGACAATGAAGCTCTGACGGGACTTACTCTCGATGAGCGCCTGCTGGTGAGGATATGGGTGGAAGTTGAACATGGTTCTTTTGTAGATCTGGCGGCTTGTGCTGACCGGGCTCACTCGCGGCCGCGGGCGAGTGGCGGGGACCTAAGCGCTGAAGAGCGGTCCGCTGCTGGCGCTTCGTCGCCGGTGATACGTCTTGAACTCTGCCTGTCTCTCTTCGCGGAATACCGGAGACTTCAGACGCTCATTGCATTCCGGGCAGACTGGCCACGTCGCGACCAGACTCGCATCAGAGACCTTGAAGTTGTGGTCGATGTGGCCAACGAATCGTCCCTCTGTGAACAGGTCTACCCCTCCGCAGCAAGGGCATTTTCCGCCTGACGCATAGAGATAGTCCAAGTGCAGCTTCTGGGTCAGCTTGGAAGGGTTCTTACGCTTCGCGTCGAGGCACCGGAGATTGGACTCTTTGAGTCCGTCTACGTCGGTTCTCAGCCGCGCAAGTTCATGTCCCTGCCGATGTTGCTCGTCCTGAATGGTTGCCAGAACCGGACCGATCCTTCGCGCAGTAGCTTCCCCAATCATCTCGCATGACTCGGGGGCCAGCCGGACCATGGCCTCTGATGCCTCTTGCCCAAGCTTCCCCCGTCGCACAGCTTTGAGGGTTCTAGCGAACTCCTGCCGGAGAACCTTTGCCGTGTCCGATCGGACCCGCATAATGACTAGGTAGACTGCCTCTTCTGGCAGGTAGCATTCGTCGAAGTCGTAGATTCGCTGACCATCGCTTCCTGGATGGCCGGTTCTTTGGCGTCCGGATTCTGGACGCCAAAGAACCCCGCAAATTTCACTATCTGCCTCCAGTTCTCGGACCGCAGACCGGACCTTTCGTGGCTCTCTTCCGAGCTTCTCGGCTAAGGCCGTGCCAGAGACCCAGTACTCGACGTCTCCATCCAGTTCACGAGGCAGGAAGGCCCATCCATCACGCAGTACCAGTGCGGAGTTAGGTTCGTTCATTACGCTTCCCAAAAAGCCGGGCGTCCGTCGCCCGGGGTAGAATCGCCGCTATTCACCGCGTCCGTTGGGGTTCGGGCTCGGCTAGGCCAGCGGCGTGGCCCGTAGTGTTAGCGTCCCAGCCCCTGAGAGATCCTCGGCGCCAGAGTTCCTGCGCTTGAAGCGGGAACCGGCCGTGTCTACTCAGCAGCGTCGGCGAGCGGCTCCGGACTCGGTGCCCGGCATTCCGGTGACAAACCAAACGTGTCGTCTATTTTCGACCCCAAAAACCCGACACGAATCAGCGCAGATTGCTGGTGCTTGGTCAGCTCTGTGAGCTCCACTTGGAGCTTCCCGACCTTGTCGTCCCACGATCGTTTCTGCGACATCTGGTCCTCTAGCAGGGCCCAGATTTCTGCTAGCTCAGAGAGCTTTTGCCCCCAAGAGTTACGATGCTGCTCTAGTTTACCGATAACATCCCCAGCCCACTGGATTCCCGTCTCCAAAGACGTGCAATCTCTCTGTATCGTGTAAGTTCCCCCTGGACGTTGGTTCAACACCACAGCAACGGTTACTTTGCACTTGTTCGTGTGAATCGACATCATGCTTCGGATGTCGCCGGGGTCATATTTGTCGGAACTCCAGTTCCAATAAGCGCTTACACCACCGTGGTTCCACGTGCATACCCTCCAGGTTCTACCTTGGTGTGCTTGCTGTTCTTCGTGGATGATGCTGTTCTCGGACATAGACTTCTCCTGTTTACCCGTCGCCAAACGGGCATGAATCACTCTCGTTTTCCCCGCGGACCCGGAGGAGGGTAGAGCCTCGGGCGGGTCGCTCCCGCGCTCGACCGGAAACGGCTGCCCCTGCCGGCGGGCTTCTGCATGTCGTTCAGCCGCTTCAGAAGCGCTTCCGGGCTGCTCTGCCGCACGCCGGGGCGAATACCCTGTGGCCCTTGCGTAACGGCCCTGATGTAACGGAGGGCGCTTCGGTCCTGGATCTGGAAGACGTTGACAGGGTTGGTCGCCGCCAGCGCGTTGCGCGCTTCCGGTGTCATCCTTCCCCGTGGAGAGCGCGCCCCAATGAGTTCTCGGAGCTCAGCCTTGATCTCGCCGTAGTCGACCTGGAGCCCCGGGAGCCGGCGCCGCATCGCCTCGGGGATGACCATGCTCACGACGGCGCACCGGCAGCGGTTGTGCAGTGGTACTTGGGCGTCTTCGTCGAATGGCTTGTCAAACGGGACCATCTGGGCATCGAGTCTCCAGCAGACCGCGCAGGTCCGACCGTCCAGGAACGCCGACCAGACCTTGAAGGTCATGGCGGTCCAGCCCCATGGGAGGCCGATGTCCGAGTCGGTGACCTCGTCGACCCGGGGTCGTGTTCGTCGGGCTGCCTCGTCCCGGAGCCGAGATATCTCGCCCCAGGCGCTTCGGTGCTCGTGGCCGTAGGCCTCGAAGGCCTGGTAGCTCGCGTGCCCCACGAGCTTGTCGGAGAGCGTTCCGCCGGCGCGCTTCAGCGCTTCCTCGAGTCGCCCCCCGTCGCGCCCCCAAAGCGAGGTCCCGAGCATCATTGCGCTCGCCCACTGCGACACCGCGGAGCCGGTGGCGATCGTTGCGGCGAGCTCGTCGACCTGTACCGCCTCCCAGACCTTGGGGGCCGCTGGGATCGTCCAGCCGAATCCCTTGGCCTTCCCGTAGGCCCCGACGATGGCCAGCTCGGACGCTACCTGACCCTGGGCGAGGTCGCGGGCCGCCATCCGGCCCCGGGTCGTAGCCTCCCAGAACTGGTCTTCGAGCTGCCCGGTCTCCTGGTGGATGGCCTGGCGAAGGAACCGCTGGGACTCGTCGGCGTCTCGCGTCTTGGCCCGGCGCCGGTTCGCCTCGATGAGCCTCCCCGTCGCTGCCTGCGTCGCCTCGGTCATCATGCCGAGGCTGACCGCCTCAGCGGCGACGACCCGTTGAATTGCGTCCCGGTGCTGAGCCAGCAGACGCTTTCGGGTTTCCTCGCTCAGTACCTTCGGCGGCATTTCGCGGCTTTTCCTCTTCGAGCTCTTCGTTGCCCTCTTCCGTCCCCTCTTCTCCCGCTCGGAGCGCAGCCTCACGAAGCGCGTCGGTCATGGCCTGGTTCTCGTCGATCCCTTCGTCGATTTCCTTCTGAATCTGCACCCGCGTCTCGGGCGAGCAGTGCGGGACCAGGGACAGTGCCAGACTGGTCTTGTACTCTTTTTGGAATGTGCTCGACGGGATCGGAATCGTCTCCACCGTCAGTGCTTCATCGACCAATTCTCCGCGCTCGTTTAGCCGGAACTTCGAGCACCCGTACACGGCCCAGACGACTGCTTCTCTGCGCGCATCACTGAGACAGCTGTAGACCTCTTTGGTGGCACGGCGAACGAACTTCCCGAGCGCACCCAAGACCTTCTCGGCTGACGACGAATCCTCTTTTTTGCTCTCCCCGGAGCGTCCGACCGTGGACGCCGTGTTGGGCAGCGATAGCGCCATCGCCGTTACGGTCAGGTAGATCTCTTCCTTGAGACTTTGGAGGCTCTTGTCGGCAATACTGAAGGCGTTCCCGCTCGGACTGGCATAGCCGATCTCATCCTTGTCCCCGATGGGTACGATGCCTTTCTCAAGTAAGGCCTGTAGGGTCTTTTCTCCGCGCTTCTCGTCCTCTCCGGTGGCACTCGGAAGTGCTTCTCCGACTCCTCGGACTTCCGAACCCTGTCGATACCACGGGATTTCGATCAGATTCCTGCCTATCGCACCGAAGAGATCGGAGCGCCGCTGGAAGTGCTCTTCGGCTAACGCTCCGATCTTATTGCCCGCCCAAAGCCCATCCGGTAGCTCAAGCACTACGATCGGAATGCGATTAAACGAGGTCGTTCCCTCACCCACCTGGAACATGATCTCGTTGTCGCCGATGGGATCTCCGATCTTGTGGAGTTTTGACTCGAGCACCACGAACTTGGCAACCCCGCCCTCCATGTACCAGCACTTGAATCGGCACTTGTACTCGGTGCGCTCGTTCCAAGGGTCAAGGCGCTCGATGAGTTTGCGCATCGTGATGGCCCATAGCCACTTGCCATCATCTCCGATTCGCCAATCCAAGAGCTCTTGCTGGTCCAGTCCCTCGTCCCAGCAATACCCGCGCCCCGCCCCCGTCTTCTCTTCTTGGGCCCGGTTCGTGATCTCTGCGCCAACAGGGGGGAAGTCGAGATAGATGACGCCACGCTTGAAGAGCAGCGCCTGCGTCACGATGCGGCGCATCACTTCTGCGAAAGGGCTTCCGGCTCGGTCCGCGTCGTTTGCGAAGTCTGGCCAGAATGCCTTGTCCGGTAGCTCCCCCGGAGTGTTCGGGTCTTTGGCGTCCCCCGCTGCGGTTACCGAAAGCTCTTCCTCGAAAAGCGCCGCGACCAAGTAGTCGACGACCTGGCCAAAGTAGTTGATGTACGAGACGCGCTGAATCCGGTACTCGTAAGTCTGCTGCGTCTCGTTGATCGCTTTCTCGATGAATTTTCGCGCCTGCTCCTTGAGCTCATACCCGCCCTTGTAGAGCAAGCGGATGCGCTGCCAGATCTCCGGCTTGTTCTCCGGATTCTGCTGCGACAGCTTCTTGAAGCCGACGCTGGAAACAGACTCGGCGAAGGCCATCGATTACCACTGCACGCCGAGGCCAGTCGGGGCTCCGGTGGCGGTTCCGTTCGTCACCCCCACCGAAAGGCCCAGGGTCGTCCCGACGCCCGCAGCGCTGAACGCAACGACCTCCACCGCTGCGGCCGTCCCGTGGGCGCGCCCGGTCAGAACGTACTCGTCGATCACCACGGCTACGAAGGCGTGGGTTGTGGCCTTGCCCTCTAGTACCAAGACAGCAGCCTGAACCGCCGCGTTGATCCGAGCGGCGACCAGCGCCTGCGTATCGTCCGTCGCTAAGAACGTGACCACAACGTCCCCGGTGTCGTAGATCGTTCCTTCGTCGAAACGAAGCGTGACCGTTTCGCCGCCGGCAAAGGTCGGCGTCGTGTCTGCGCTGCTACTCGTGACCGTGGCTGCCGTCCCGGTCCCAACGGTCTTCCACGGCCCCATGATTCCGTTGGTGTAGCCCGCTCCCAGCGGGATCGCCTTCGTACCCCGACTATCCGTCAGGTAGATCGTCGCCTCTGAGTTCGCCCATACCAACGCCGCCGGCTTGCCGCCTCCGCCCTCGGCGACCAAGTCGAGGTCGCTGGCAAGCGACGTGTAGTACTCGGTAACGATCGGCGAAAGGGCCGCCAGAAGCTTGTTGCTCATCGGTTCAACTCATGGTCGGCAGAAACCTAGACCGCATCGCCCGGTCACGTTCCGCCTGTTGGGTGTTGCAGAGTTCGTCGTGCAGGGCCGCCAACGCATCCACGATATCGTCGTGGTCGTCTTTCTTGGGGTCCCCGGTGAACGACAGGACCTCGTTCAGGAAGACGTCGACCCATTCGCCGTAGAGCTCAGAGTCTTCTCCGGGCACGAATATGTGTCCCCGTTTCCCTTCGATGGGTTTTCCTTCGTCGTCGGTCGGAACGTTCCAAGTGGATGAGACCGGGGTTGCGCGGACAAGCTTGTCGGCCGTCGCGCGCAGGGCTCTCAGATAGGTTCGGTTGTTGGCGTCACAGAGGTGCTTTGCGATGAACTGCGCAGTGCCCTTCTCTCCTCCGCCACCGATGTACCATCGGATGATTCCCCGGCGTTCAGTCAGCTTCGCCTTCATCGTCAGGACGAACGACGTTGCCTCGACCTGCTTTCGCTCCATCCCGACAACGTAGATGTCACTTCCGAAGATGTAGCCGCGGAGCAGCACCGACCAGTCGGATTTGGTGCCCACCGTGTAGGCGAGGTCGGCGCCGTAGGCGATCGCGTACCCGCCTTCGCTCGGGAGCCTGGTGAAGCGCTGAACTCCATTAAAGAGCGCTCCCTCGACGGTCTTGACGAGCCAGTTACCGTCGCGGAGCTGAAGGCGCCTGACGCGGTCTGGAATCGACGCAACGCGCGCCCCGTACTTCGGGTCTGCCCTCGGGTTGTCCGCGAGCATTGCCGGAATGAAGGTCCGCGAAAGTGACTTCGGTGTGCCGTCTGGGTTCAGGACCCGTTCTCGGCAGTAGACCTCGTTCCCTGCATCATCGAGGTAGACGTGCCAGATTTCTCCGGGCTTGGCCGGAGGAAGCTGTCCAGCCTCGTCTTTGCGCTCTGTCAGTCCCTGCGCTTTGAAGTTCGGGTTGAGCCACGCCCCCCAGCGTCGGAAGACCCACTCGTGCCCGTTGCCGCCGGGGTTGGTGGTAGCCCGCACGTAGACCGGGAGTCCAGGACGACTTGATCGGTTTCGTCCAATGAGGAAGGTGTACTGCTGCTCGGTGAAGTGAGTGAGCTCATCGAAGATCAGAAGGTTGATTTCCCAACCGTCGTAGTTCTTCCAGTCGTCCTCGTTGTTGCAGTGGCTGAGACTGACCTCGGCACCGCTCGGAAACGTCCACCGATAGTGAGGGCTCTGGACCTTCGTCGCACCGGGGCACACCGCCGGGTATAAATCCCAGCTCTTGTGAATGAGGTCGTCGAGATCTTTGCTTTGGCGACGCAGGATGAGAGTCCGCATCCCCGGCAGGTGACCCCACTTGAGCGGGAACGCGACGGATGCGGCGGATTTGCCACCCCCAGCGGCCCCGCCATACAGTACCTCATCGCAATCGATGTCCCAGAAAAGCTCCTGAGGGCTTTTCCCGTTGTCGTAGGTGGGCCTGCCTTCGACGGGCGGATTCGGATTCCAGACTGCGGAGACGTCAAGCGGAACCGGGTCCGACTCTTCGTCCTCAACCGCCCGCAGTCTCGCCAGCCTCGCGCCGGCGATCGAGCTCCATGAGGTCTTCGAGGATCCCCTGGAGAATCTTTCTTGCAAGAACCCCTTTGACATGCTGGTTCAGGTGCTTTTCGACGATGTCGAGAAACTCCTCTTTCGCTTGCTTGACCTCGACATTGACCTTCTGCCCGTACTTGCCGGGCCTGGTCCGCTCAAGCAGGAAGGCCAGCGCCGTCCATTGCCCATTACGAATAAGATGTTCGTTGCCGTTGGCGTCGGTGGTGAATGCGTCTTGACCCGCTTTTTGGATGGCTTCGAGCGCCGTCTGCTCGAACATTGCCTGAGCCTGGTTGACCTTCGTGGCGAAGTCCGTGTAGGCGTTCGTTCTGCCTTCACTCAACGCCTTGTCTCCCCAGCGCTTCCACTCGTAGATAAGCTGGCGAGACAGCCCGCATCGCTCAGCTGCTGTGGATAGCGGCATCCCCTTGTTGGCGCAGACGCAAATCTTGTTCGTGGTCTCTGTGTCGGGTTTCTGTGCTGCCATGGACTATTCCGCGGCGGTCGACTCGGGCTCTCCGGCTTTGCGCATTCGGAAGATCTCACGGAGCTTGTCACCGGACTGGAAGCGGTTCGCCTCGAGTCCAAGCTCTTCCAGAAAGGCCGCCGCGTCTTCTGGCGACTTGAACACCGAGACGAAGTAGAAGTCCGTGGTGTTGTAACGAGCCCCAGCCTCGGCCGTCTTCGCAACAACCTCACGCGCTGCCCGTAGCCGGTCGGCCATTTCCTCAAGCTTTTGTGCCTCGGCGTTGTCGACCTGGTCTCCGAGCATCCGCATGACGTCGGCATCGTCGAATCCGGTAGCCTCCAGGTCGAGCCCCGGCAGCATCTCGTTGAGCTTCTCTGGATCCCAATCGCCCTGAGCGGACCAGTTGTTCAGGAGCAGGTTCGCTTCCTTCTCCTGCTTTTCGTCAAGGTCGACTACCGCAACAGTCAGCAGATAGTCTGGCTTCGTCTCCATCTGGTCTAGAATCGAGAGCCGCTGGTGCCCGCCAACGAGGTTCCCTGTGCGCTTGTTCCACTGCACGGGCCCCAATAGTTTCAGCTTCTTGATCCCGTTGCGAAGCTTCTTTCGTGCCGCATCGCTGATGCGGCGCGGGTTGTAAGGCGCATTCTTGAGCTCACTCCGTCGCCTTACCTCACAGACGAATCCTTCGAATTGCGTCAGCGTGAGCTCTTCGAGTGAACTAGCCGAGTCCATAGAACTCACGTCGCGCCGGGACTACCCCGACGTAGGGAAAGACCTGGGCAATCCGATCGAAGTCATCAGGGTAGTTGTCAAAGAGCCACAGCAATCGAGGGATCGACAGATCAATCCCGGTCGTTTGGGTGCCCTTCTGAGCGTCTGGCAGCGGTATGTTCCGAGCCTTCAAGTACGCCAGCACGTCGAACTTGTTCCACCCGACAATCGGGCAAATCGTCTTCGTTCTCTGCGCCTTCCGCGCGTTGGATGCGCGGAACATGTAGTCGGCTCGACGCTGCCCGTTGGCTATCAGCCGAATTCCCGTGTCTTGCGCAGCCACCTCGTAGATATCCTGAATGGAGAGCTTCTCGAGGTCGCTGTATTGGTCGCGCACAGGGCAGAAGATCTCGTTCTGTAGCGACACCAAGACTTGCGGGTGAATGTACTCCCGGACCGTTACCCCCCAGCGCTCCTTCGCGTAATCCATGAGCGGCTGACAGCACCGCAATCCAGGCAGGAACGACATGAAGAAAGCCTCCATCCGCTTGAAGGCTCTCGAACAGAGGTCGATGACAGCGAGACTGTCTTTTCCGCCTGAGTAGGCGACCAGAACAGCCTCGCTCTCATCCGCGGCTTCGCGCAGGATCCTTTCGGTCTCCTGCCATGGCCGCTCCATCGCTTTCGGCAAGTTCAGCCTGCGGAACTGCCCACGCCGGGCGTAAAGCGGATCGCTCCGCCGCCAGATGCCTTACTGAACCTCACGGGCGCCTTTCGCACGGGAGCCTTCTTTTTTCGAGCTGCCATTGTTCAACCTCCGGAGGGTTGTTGTTGTCGAACGCCGGACGACCCGGCGAGTCGTCTGTTCACCCAGCAGAACTACCAGCGCCGGGCGTAAAGCGGATCGCTCCGCCGCCGGCTGCTTTACTGAAACGCGCCGGGGACTTCCTACTCTCCCGACGCAATTTGGACTTCACGTCGTAGGGTCCACCCTTGCGGGTGTAGCTGGGTAGCTTTGCTGATGCCATTTGTCACCTCTCAAAGTTCGGTGTTGACCTGGTGTCGTGATGTCCCCGCGCGCGCGTAGGCGTCGGTCGCTGATCGGGTGTAAGGCTACTTCCCCTTACCTTTTCCCTTGCCCTTGCCGCCCTTGGGCATCTTCGGACCGCCGTTTCCCTTACCTTTGCCTTTTCCGCCGCATCCCATGATGGTTTTCTCCTGTTGCTGCCGCCGGACGGCGGCTTGAAGTCTTCGAATCTAGGCCCGGAGGCGGGAGTCGAACCGCGCTGCTTCCGGGGTATGAACCTCAGTGCCCTTCCGTTGGGCCACTCCGCAGTAGCCCCCTTGGTGCCGTTGCGACGGATCGCAGAAGCTCGGGGGCCTGTCGGTGCTCCCGGCGTCTCGAGCCCTCGAGTGGTGCCGACCCACTCCCCGGCGGGTACAGGCCGCCGGGCATCGCCGGATGGCGAGGGCTTACGTTCTGACCAGAGGGTTCTCGGTTCCAAGCCGAGCGGCCCACCCCGGGCCATGACGCTTGAATCGGTTGATGATTTGTGGCCCGTCCTTGCTGCTCCCGGAAGTGGCCCTAGCCAAACGGGTATGTCCCAGGATGAGCTCTGCGAGACGACCGAGGCGGACTTGGAGGCGGCCCTATCTGCGCCCGGGGTCCACATCTACACCTGCATGGTAGCGACGGGAGGGACCCCCGAGCACATCCTCGCGATCCGTGGGCACAGCGGCCGATGCTTCGTCTCGACTGACGCTGTCCGGGGCGAACCGGAGGCCTCGTCTGAACCGCGCGGGATCCTGACCTGACAGGTTGTTCCGCCTGGGTGCAGAGGGTCGCTCGCTTCGCTCGCTCCGGCTCCTCCCCCCAGTCTTCGGGCTCGCCCAGAGGCGATCCCTCAGACAGCCCCCAGGTTCGAAACTGCCACCCTCCTATCCATCTCGCTTTCGCGTGGTTCGTGCTGGTCAGTAATGGTCAGTCTAACACCGGCCAACCGAGCGTATTTCAGAGCCTGAATCGGCTGAAGTACGAATAAAATTCAGGAATTTTCAAAAAGGCTCCGGAACCCATGGGCCGGGCGTACATCTCCGGACATCGTGGCCCGTACTTTGCACTGCTGGGGCGGCTATGCCCGACCCATGCTCCGTTGAACTCGGAAGACAAATCTACGAAGCCATTAGAGACCAAGCCTTTGGCTCTTTCGAGCGACGGCTAAGCAAGCGTGCAGGGGGCCGAGCTCCGGAGAAACCTGTTCTTGTCGAGCATTTCCTTCCCAAATTTCGCCAGGAAACTGGCCGGCGACAGCCCACGCAGGTCGTTTATTTCATCCAATCGAGCTCCGGGGCGATCAAAATTGGGACAAGCTTGTCGGTCCGGTTAGCCAAGAGGCTCACCGAGCTCCAGAGCGGTAACGATGGCGATTTGAGCGTGATTGCTACGCTTCCCGGTGGCCTCCCGCTCGAGCGCAGGCTTCACCGCAAGTTTCGGTTGGCTCGAATTCGACACAACAACGAATGGTTTCGACCGGTTGAGCCGCTTCTGGCCTTCGTTCGAAGGGTCGCGCAAGCGCCATGACCAACGACCCACGCACTTGGGCCTATGGCCACTTACTGAGAGAGCCGGGCGGCAAAACCCCGCCTCTAGTTCGCCAGTTGCGCCGGACGGCCATTGCTGGCATCAGGCGCGCCCTTAGGGACGCCAATAGCGCCACTGCCGCGGCCAGGGCACTAGGACTGAGCTACCACGCTCTGATGCGTTTAGTGCGAGCCCATAGGAGCGAGCTCGGAGCAGCCTATGAGGCCTGCGCCAATACGGCCTGCCGACCCAAGACGGGGCCCACGCAACCATTGCATGGTGCCTATGACGTGGACGCCATACCGGTCGAGCGCGGGGACCAGGGCACCAAGTAGCCGTAACCACTAAGGTTTCTTGGCGCACCGGGCGTTCGACTGACTGTCGGCCAGTCGTTAGCTATGACATTAGCGCCATACCGGGCTAGTGGACCAGATCGGTACCCGGCCTGGTTTCGCGGACTTGGCCTACCCGTTGCGGCTATGGCGTGCATGGCATAGCTCATGCATTAGCAGTGGGCATGAGCCGCAACGCAAGGCGGCCCAGGCCCGCACCCCGCAAGGGGCCGGGCCTTCGGGCGTTAGAGGGAGCCCCGCCGTAGGCGGCCGTCACCCCTCGCCCCATATCGAAACGGGAGTCGGCTCGTGTCTAGCGAGCGCCACCCAACCCACCCAACCCACCCAACCCAAGGGACCAATCATGAACACCGTCGCAACCGTCTCATGCACCTACGCGAAACTGCACAACGGCAGTTGGGGAATTCGTGCCAAGGGCATCGTAACGGCCGGCGAGACCGTTACGGTCACCAAACGGGACGGCACCACGAAAACCGAAACGGTTGGCCGGGTGCTGTCTTGCAAAGACGGCCTGAGCATTTGCGCCATCGAGCAGGCTACCTCAGGCAGCCGGGGCGGACGGCGAGGCAGCCGGAGCGCCCGCCGGGAATGCGACGAATGCGGGGAGTATGCCACCCCCGGCACGGTTTGCTGGGAGACCGGTTGCACACACTGATCTTTTGGTTGACAATACCGTATCATGCGCTATTCTAGGATCAACATGAGCCGCACCGACCTTCTCACCGAACTGACCGGTATTCTCGCCGAGACGGCCGACCCTAGGTCGCGCAACGACCGCCACCTAGGGGAGGTCATCTGGCAGTTGGTCGACCGGCTGCGCTTTTGGGGCGCCGGTGTTTACGAGCCGCGCGGGCTCTCGGACGCCGGGCTCTCGGATGATGATCTGCACAAGGTCTCACTCTACCACCTACCCCCCTACGCCCAGGACGAACTGTTCGCCCGGTTCGACGCTCAAATCGCTGCAATGCTCGGGAGCGATGCCCAATGAACAAGCGCTCTAATCACCCTGCCTACGCCGCCATGCTGGCCGCCAGCAAAGCAACCGGCCTACCCCGATCTTTCGAGACCGACCTCACCAAACACGACCGGGCGGCTCTCACGCATTGGCTGCCCACCGAACCGTTCGCCTGGGCCCTCTACGATGCCGGCACCCACCTAGTGTGGTCTCGCCAGCGACACCAGAGCAAGCTGACCTCAGCTGAACTCTGCCAGAGTGTTGACGAGATCTTCTCAGGCTGCCGCTGGTTTTGGTGGGATGGTCGGTCGCTAACGGTCAGCTCGGCTGCCGAGGTCACCGAACGCATGAGTGAGATTGACGAGTCGTTGCGACAAGCGAGAGCCGAGTAACCATGACTGACTGGACCCGCACCAAGCGCCACCTGCCCGCTAAGGGTCAACGCTCGACACCCCGGGGCCCCGATGCGGGCCCCGGAAGCCGACCGCTCACCCACCCACCGGAGGACTCACCCATGGCACGGAAAGCTCAACTCGTCGTCTCAGCACCGACTCATCAGATCGTCTCACTCGAGCAGGCCAAGATCGTTCGACAGTACGCTCGGATCGCGGACCTAAAGCGTGAGCTCAAGGCCCTCGAAGGGGAGGCCCGCCCGGCGGCCCTCGCGCTGGCCGAACCGGGTGACCGAGATGATTGACGAGTCGGCAGAGAAACGGGCTCGGACGCTCGCCAGCGATATGGCCGACGAACGCGTAAGGGAGCTCGAATCTCTCGAAGCGGCTCTTGATGCTGAGCGTGAGACTGCCGCCAGCATGGCCGCAGAATTGCGAGAGCTCAAAGAGCATTTCGTCAGCCGTGCCAACGCTATGGCCGCGCAAATCATTGCCGAGAACGCGCCTGCCAAGCGCTCGCGTAAGCCTCGCTCGCGCAAGCCTACGCCGGCACCATTGCCCGATGCCTCGCCCGAGCCAGACCCGGGGCCCACCCCGGTAATCGACCTCACCCTGGTCGGCCGCTTGCGCAAAAAACTGCCCTTGGCCGATGCCATCGAACGCGCGACCATGGATGCAAAGTGACCCCTTTTGAGCAAAAACTGCTCGCTCGGCGCGCGCGCATCGCTGGACAGCACGCCAATCGCAATGCCACCGAAGCCGCCGTTCGCGCCTACCCGGGACTCGACCTAGCACTGGCCGTCAGGCTGGTGCTTGACCAGGCCCGAACCCACTTTCAAGGGTGCGTCGCGGAGCGTACGCGCCGGGGTGCCCGGGTAGAGATCTGGGGCCAAAACGAGGCCCGCTTGGCACGATGGATGCTCAAGCACGCCGGCCTACAGACTACGGCCCGGCCCAAGCCGGGAGACGATTACATCACCATTTTGGAGATAACCTCATGATCAAACACCGAAAACCACGCAACCGGACCGCGGCTATCGTGCGCTACGCGGCCACGCCGGCCATCGTCTCGGCCCATGCCCAGGATGGGCTCGTCGCGCTAGAGCAGGCCGAAACCGACCTGACCCTTTCGCTCGGAGCCGACCGCCGGCAAGAGGCCATTGCGTCGCTGGAAGACCGGGCCCGGTGCGAGCTCAGCATAGAGCACCGCGCAGCCGAACGCGCAACGGCGCGGGCAGCCCGCCTGGAAGCCTTTCTAGGACGGTTTGACGGGTCGGATGGACCATGAGCCGCTACCCGTCGCACGCCCTCTGTAGCGAGCTAGCAGGGGCGGCCCCGGGCGGCTCGGTTGCCGACAAATTCTCGACAAGGTCGATCTTCGCCTGGAGGTACTCCAATGAAAGCCCTTTCTGTGAAACAGCCATGGGCCAGCCTGATTGCGGCTGGCGTCAAAACTCTAGAGGTTCGGTCACGCCGGACCCCCCATCGGGGGCCCCTGGTCATCTGTTCAAGTCGGGCGGACGCTCACAGTGACGAGGCTCTGGCCGCGTCAAAAAGGCTACCCGGGAACCCTTACCCTAGCGGGGTGACGATCTGTCTGGTCGACCTAGTCGACTGTCGCGAGGGCAAGCGCACGGACCGCCGAGCGGCACTCTGCGACCCGACGGGGGATTTCGTTTGGGTACTGGCCAACCGGAGGCCGTGCCCGGCCGTTCCTGTCAGCGGCAAGCTTGGGGTTTTCGAGCTACCCGACGAAATTGCGCGCCGGCTGGCCTGATCGTGTATCGTTTGGTATTCTACCGCCATGATCTCCACAGTCTCAGGTGCCATTCTGTCTGCCCAACTACGTGACCCGCAGCTTAGGCCGACCGCGATCGCTAGGATCGTGTCGGCCGTGCGGGAGGCGGGCGGGAGCACCACGGAAGCCGCGCCGACCCTTGGCGTCTCGTACCAGACGCTAGGCAACTGGCGGTCCAAGTACCCGCAGCTCGAAACCAAAATTGCTTCCGCACAACGCGAGCTCGGGTGGACCCCACCGGGGGCCGCCCTAGGTTCTCGCCGTAAAAAGGCGGCACCCCGCAAACCCTCTTGACGATACCTAATCGTTTGCTGTTATAGATCTGTACACTCAGACCACCAAGGACGACCATGATTATCAGCCGCAAATACGCTCTATTGCTCGCCCGCGCCGGACAAGCCACCATCGAGGAGTGCTCCACGACGGACGACCGCGGTCGCCGGTGGGTCATCGTCACCCGGCACGACCTGCAGCGCGTGGATCATTTTCGCGCGTGACGCAGGGCGCAAGCTCTAGCCCCCGCGCCTCAGCAGCCACCCGGTTCGCGACCGGGGCGAGGGTCCGAGCCCACACGGCTCGCCGCACGCGCCTTCAGCGGGCGGTAAATAAAGACCGACAGGACAAGACCATCATGCACATCATCTTCAAAGTCGACCAGGCCGCCGCGCTCAAAGCCGGCGACGGCCACGACGCCACCCAGTACGGGGTGGATACCGACGGACAAAGATGTCGCTCGGAGGCTCCGCTCCTGCTCGAGCGTCCCGGGGCGTCGAGGAGACCAGCGAGTACAATGACCAAATACGACGTGACCGAGATGCCGACTGAGACTCTCTACGACAGTGACACCAACGACTCCGTGACAGCCGAGGACCTCGGCTGCTCCGATGATGAGTACGCGGCTGCGGTAGCAGAGTCGCTGGCTGCGTACGGAGAAGGCCACATCCGGGTCAATGGCCGCCGAGTGTACGCGAGCTAACCATGGGCTTCGACACCCTGCTACTACTGTTACGTGATACCTACCGCACCGGATATCTGGCTGGCTGGTGCGACGGTACCGGAGGTAGGCTAGCCCATGTGGTCGGCCCAGAGGCAGAGCAGATGCTGGATGGCATCAGGATGGTACAATGACCAAAACCAAAACCGCGACCACCGTAACCCTCCACGACTCCGATACCGAGCCGGTCACCTACCGAATCATTCTGAGCCCGCGATACGCGGGCGAACAGTACCGAGTACTCGACGCTGTCGTCGGCCTCGAGGCCGCGTCGGAAGCGGTCGGTCGTCTCGACGCCTTTTATGGGTGGGGTAGAGTATTCTACCGATCGGCCGAGCAGGCAGTCCCCACACTGCCACCGGTGTCGTGGTGCGGCATGTGCCGGTGCTAGAGACGCCACCCCGAAGCGCCTTCCGGTTTCGAGACGGCGAATTGACGCTAGCGAAGACGACGGCGCCCCTGGACATCAGCTGGAGCCGGCCTCTCCCGAAGGGTGTCGAGCCGACCTCTGCAACGGTCAGCCTGGATGCGGCTGGACGCTGGCACGTGTCCCTGCTCTGCGAGGACAGAAGCATCAAGCCGCTGCCCAAGATCAAGACCGCGGTCGGCATCGACCTCGGCATCTCGGCTCTTGCCACACTCTCGACCGGGGAGAAGATTCACAACCCTCGCCACTCCGACTCCGAGCAAGCGCGCAAGCGACTGTTCGCCAAGGCTCTCTCGCGCAAGCAGAAAGGATCCAAGAACAGATTCAAGGCACGGATGAAGCTTGCCCGGATGCACGCTCGCATTGTCGACCGACGTCGCGATGCTCTTCAGAAACTCTCGACCCGCCTGATTCGCGAAAACCAAGTGATCGTCGTCGAGAGCCTTAACGTCTCCGGGATGGTACGTAACCACTGCCTCGCACGGGTCATCAGCGACGCCTCGTGGAGTGCACTGCTGAACATGCTGGCCTACAAGGCTGCCTGGTACGGGCGTCGGCTTGTCCAGGTGGACCGGTTCTTCCCGAGCTCCAAGACGTGCCATTGCTGCGGCTTCGTGGTCGAAGCGCTCCCGCTCAGCATCCGCGAATGGGCCTGCCCAGTTTGCGGTGTTGTGCACGACCGAGACCACAACGCCGCACTGAACCTTCTTGCCGCGGGACACGCGGTATCCCGAGAGGGCAAAGCCTGTGGACCTGGCGTCAGTCGTCGGATTCTCCGGAATCAGGTGCAGCTGGGGCTGAAGCAGGAACCCGGCGCATGAGCTCCGGGAATCCCCCTGCTCGCCTTCCGAGGCAGCTGGGGGAGGATGTCAAAGTTTTGGGAATAACCACCATGCGAACCCACCGACTTTCTGCTCTCGTTCTGTCCGTGCTCGTTTCGGCGTGCGGAGGCCCTGCGGCGTCCCCTGCGCCGGAGACCGAAACGTTCGCCTCGCTCCCCGGGATCCCCGTCGGGGGAAGCGGTGGGCTCGAGCCGCCGGACTCCACAGCGGACGACGCGGTAGGGGAGGGGAGTCCACCGGAGGCAGCCGGTGGGGCTCCGGCTCTGCTGGACGTTGTGAGCGCTGGAGGCGCTGGCGGTGCTCCCGCGGCCGCCGAGGCTGACCCGTGCTGGGACCGACCCGGGATCATGTGCCACTGCGGGCTTCCGAACGCGGCTCCCCCAGCCGGCTCTGCGTTCAGCATTGTCGACCGATGCCTGCCGCCCGCCACGCCTAGCCCAGGCCTCGAGTGGTGCTGCGATACGTGGGCCGGAATCTGCCGGTGCTACCAGCGTTCTCCCGGAGAATGCGCGTACTGGCGCGAAGAGGGGTCCTGGGTCGCAGGCTGCTCGGCGGTCTAGCCATCTCGCGCTAGCTTCGCCATGGCGGACGCGAGCTTCCGCATCGCATCGGTCACCCTTGAGACTCTCTCGTCGGCCTCCGACTGCTGCTGCTCGAGCTTTGAGACCTTCTCGGCGAGTTCGGACGCATCCAGACGTAACCGTTCTACGATCTCGTCCCACTCCTCGGCGATCCGCTTGCGGCGCATCCAGTGCTGCTCGACAAGGCCCCAATCGACCTCGGTGGGAATCGGGGGCTTGTTGTGCTTCAGGAGGGATTTGCCCGTTTCACGTTCTGCCCGGAGCAGGCGCCTTCGGAATCGGCGTACAGAGCTCACGGTTTCAGGTAAACCGCAGCGCTTCAAGGCTTCCTGTATCGGAATGAACCTGAGTTCCATGGTCGTGGTCATGCCCGTGGCCTCCAGTTCGTAATCGTTTGCTGAATGACGTCTAAGGCTTCCGCCCAGAATTCATCCAGGTTTTCGGTGGGTATTGTCTCAATGCCCGCCTTGAACAGCCATGCCGCTTGGAGAGTCTTCCATGTGACTTGCCAGTATTCTGTTCTGTCTACGTCTGGCTCTGCCTTGGCGCTTTCTGTCTCGAGCCATCCTTGTTGCGCTCTCCTGAGTAACCGTTCGGCCTCTCGGTCCAGTTGGGCTACGATTGAAGGGCCGCCCTTTCTGGTACAGACGTGCTCACGCATTCCGGTTCCGTCGAACCCTCGTAGCTCACGCTTGCCAAGCTTGGTCGCTGGCCAGAGCGCTTCGAGACGCGCTAGCCTGCCCAGGTACTGGGCCCGGATTCGGCGTTGCGGTAAGAGGAGGTCCCCAACCTCGATGGAGTCAGCGCTGAGCGGCGGAATCCACTTGTTGGTGAGCTCGGGTTTTTTGCGTGACCCAAACTCGTCGTTGAAGAGCTTGAGTCGTTCCCACAGGAGCTCTTCGTTGTCGACGCCAGGGGCGGAGGGTAGCTCGAGATTTCCGTCTTCCACGGCCTGGCGGAGCGTACGAAGGGCATCGTCTGTGGTCAACGGTACCTCTTCTGCGGCGTAGTTTCGCCCTTCGGTGCCGTACCAGGCCTGCAGTACCGCCACCATCGTTGCACCGTGTGTACGCTCGACCTTGAGCAGCCGAGCCAGCTGTCTCCCTATCCACGCATACGCCGAGGGATCCGGTTCTCGGTACTCGGATTCATTGGCGTGGCACGCGCGGGGCCGCACCTCCTCGCTCCAGGCGTTCGCCCCGGAGCAGTTGTGGACCCCGTCCGGGCACCCTGGGGAGGGTTCGATGTACCACTCGGTGATGGGGTTGTGCATCCAAACGGAAACCACTCCGCTCCCGTCGCACCGCTCACACTGGCGGTCCCCCAGGGCCGCCTCAACCCCAGCCACCTCGGACTCCTCGCCTCCCAAGAGCCCGGTACCGTGGCACCTGTCGCAGGTCCGGATGGGGCGCCCAAATAGGAAGGCTTCGTTCAGCTGGTGCCCAGTCCTACTCGAGCCGCACTTGGAGAGCCACGCGAACACACCCTGCAGGCAGTTTTCCTCGCGTAGAGGGAACTCGGGTTGGACTTGGACGCTGCGTAGCCGCTTAGGCCTGGGCCGGCGCGGCTCGCTGAGGGACTCCAGGACAGCCGTTGCGACGGATTGCGCTCGGTTGCCCATTATGCGGCCCCCGGGCTCTGCGCCAGGATCGCGCGACTCGCGGTGTCTTCCTGCCGCCTCGCGGCTCTCTCCCGGAATGCATCGAGCTCGAGCTCGTTGATCGCGTCCCGGTAGGCCTCGTGCGCCCGGTCTAGCACCCGATCCGGGACCTTCAGGGGGACTGATTTGCCGAGGATTTCGGCAACCAGGGTGCACCTGTGGTGCCTCGCCAGGCGGTTCCACGCCCGGGCCAGCACGTCGATCGACTCGTCGCTCCCACCGTCTTCGGCTAGGAGCTCTCCGCCGTCGAAGAGACGTAGCAGGGTGTAGGTGCTTGATCCGTCCGCGCGCAGACGGGGCAGGAAACGATCGACGTGTGCGAGCAAGCACGTGCAAGCCGACGAATAAAACAGCCGGCGGAGCTTCACTCGGGTCTGAGAATTCCTTGACATAGACGGCTTTTCCATTCCAAGCTTCTCCTTGGCGCCGTCTCTGATCTGGGCCCCTCGCCGTTCCCGCGGCGGGGGGTTCGCGTTTTGTGGGACTGGGCCTGCCTACCGGGAGTGCGGGACCAGTCTGGTTCTCACTCCTGCACGCGCTGGTACGTCGTGCCTTTTCCACCGCCTAGCTTCTGGATTTTGGCGTCGTCGCAGAGTGCTCGGAGCCCCTGGCGAACGTTGGGAGCTTCGAGGCCGAGCTTTTCGGCGAGCGATGCGGCGGTGATGGTCTGATCCGCCGGTGGAAACGCATTCAGGACCTTTAAGGCCACCACGTTCATCCCTTTGGACTCACCCGGGGACTTTCCCTTCTTGGGCTTAGGTTCCTTCGGTTCCTTGACTACGCGCGGCTTCGGAGCCTTTGGCTCGACTGCTCCGTTCGTTTTGCCGTTGGTTTGGGCAACCTTGCCCGGCATTGGGATGGGTGCCGGGCGCCTAAGCGCCTTTTCAATACAGGCCTCGACGACGAAGTCGGGCCCTTTAGCCTCAATGAACATCTGGATCTGCTTGTTCGCTTCCATCTTGTATCGTCTCCTGTAAACCGGGCGTGGCCCGGGGTTGAGTCTTCTACGGCGCTATCGCCTTGATCTTCACTTCCCCGCCGCTGATCTCGGTCACCAGATGGACGGGTTGCCCGACGGCTAATTCGTGCAGCCACACTTGGTCCGGACGGTTCATCTCGCTCCGCATGACGCGGGGCATCTGGACGAGCACCGGGTAGCTGTCCGCGCCGCTCTGGTCTGCCTTGATGACCTCCACCCGCAGGTACACGACGTCGCCTAGGCGGAGCTTTGGGGCCGCCTGCTTCATGGTTTCGATCATCGAAGAACTACCTCCTCCTCTTCCACGCGACGAACGGGTGTGCCGGTTAACGTGAACGTTCGGTGCACTTGGTGATCGTAGTCGCGACCCAATCGTCGCATCATCCTGTCAACCAGGGTCTCGAGCTCGGTAACCCCATGCTCTGGCCCGTTCACCACGACATCGAAATCCAAGTCTGGGATCTCGTTGAGCTCGTTCTCGCTCGGGTGCGTCGTCTTGACAAAAAGCTCCTTCACTGGGCGCTTCACCCTTACGGTGATGGCGCCGGCCGCCTTGAGCTGCTCGAGCTCGTTACGGAATCGCACATCGGACATCACCACCCGCTCGAGCTCCGTAGCCTTCCGGATGGCGTACTCGACCCAGATCGTTGGGTAGCAGTTCCTTCCCCATTCGGTGGCCAGCAAGATCATGGCTTCCCGAGGGCTCAGCAGGGTTCCGTCGGGCCGCGGGTAGCGTGGGTCGCCGACGTTCTTGCCAGCGGTCTCGCCGTTGAGCATCGATAGCGGCCAGTCGAAGAGGTCGGCGAGAAACCGCTTCATGGGTGCGGCTAGCGCCAGCTCGGTGAATCCGTGCTTCGCCACCAGGCGGTTGGCCACGGTGGACTTCCCGGCGCCAGCTGAGCCCATTCGAGGACTGAGCTGCCACCACTTTCGGCGAGCAACACAGAGGCCGGTGATAGCGACGATCATGGTGACGGCTCCGTGGATACCTTGATCAAGTTCTGCACCTTAACCAGTGTCGCCTCGGCAGAAACGGCGCGCATGATAGCGATCGTTAGATCTTCCCCCCGGCGCACGTACCTTGCATAGAGACTCTTGACGTCGTCCAACGATGGAGACCATCGGACATCTCCCTGATTGCATTCGTATTTGGGGCCACCGAGTGCGAATTCCCCACACACAGCAAGCTTTGTGCGCAGCTGCTTAACCGCATCTGTGGCTTCCTGAAGCTTTATTCGGAGCGCCTCGTATTCGCTTCGCAGTTGGTGAATCGGCGCGACATGTGCGTTTGCCGGAAGATACTCGGCGTCGTCGAAGGCGTTCTTGAACGCCGGTTGCGACCTCCAGCGGTCTCGGTCTGCTTCAGCCTTCTCGGCGCGCGCTACTACCACTTGTGCCTCCGCCATCGTTGGGACGAAGAACAGTTCGTCTAGGATCCTGCGTTGATCCTCCTTCGACTGTGCTTTGAACCAGGAGGACACGTCTTCGACCGTCGCGTCGCGTTCTCGGTGCCCATGGGTGTTTCCGTTGCCGAATTCTACGCGCAGCCGGTTGGTGTATTCGGTCTCAATCTTTGCTCGCCACTCATTCATTGCGCCAGCTCCTTGCGAATCTTCCCCAACACGTCTCCCATGAAGTCCTTCCGTTTCTCCGCCCACGGGTAGTCGCAGCGCAGGCCGGCGTAGCCGGAGAAGGCGCCCCACCAGCCCAGGTGGCACCGCCCGTAGGCGCCGACGAGTTGCCGGTGAGCGCACTTTGCGCCGGCCTCGAGCCATTCGTAGGACCCGGGGATCATCTCCCGCAGCATCGGGCACACCGGGTGGTGCAGCTGCCACGGCGTGGCGGCGAGCCCCCCGTCGCAGTCCGGGGCGCCCTTCGGGATGTCATCCTTTCGGCATCCGTCCTGCACGTAGGCGGCGCCGGAGGATTCCTTCCACCACAGGGTGACGAGGGCGGCCGTACGCGTCGGACTCCCGTTGGTTGCCGAGCAGATCGCCTCCGCGACGTCGGTCAACCGTGCCCGCCTAGACTCCGGGGCCTCGGTCTCGAGGGAGTAGGCCGGGAAGGCGAGCATGACGGAGAGGGTTGCGCTGAGGAGGTCCATGTTAATTCTGTCCTTTCGGGGGTGCTTCACCGAGATGACCTCGGCGGAACGGGCGCCCACGAGGCGCCAGGCTTGGGCACCAAGACCCAAACAAGTCCGTTGCGTTGCATGATTTCGCGTTCTGACTTCTCTCTCTCGGTTTCGTAGCGGTACTCGATCTGGCAGAGCTTATCTGGGCAGTTCGTGCAGGGGTCGCACTTCGGGAGCTTCACAAGTGTCGGCCTCGTTCGATCGCTCTCTCTACCGCTGTTCGCACTGCTTCTTCTGCTGTCCCAGCGTCCTCGCTGGCTGCCCAATAACAGCCACTCAGGTATACACACGCTTCAAACGGCAGGTGTTTCTTGTAGGTCTTGTACAGGATCCTTACTTCAGCCCCGTTGCTACTCAAAGCTCCCACTGCCAGAAGTAATTCATCGATGTTGCTCATGGTTTACGCGCCTTTCAAACGTGTTCCTCTTTGTCATGCGCGCCCGTCAGGTTCTTGAGATCCGTCCAGTCTCGTAGCATCCGACGGAGAACCCAGAGGGGTAACCGCCGGCTCGGGTGATATCGCCCGTCGTTCCCGTTCAAACCGTATTCACTGATCTCGTACTCGTCAGTATCCCTTTTTGCCTCAACCACCGGTCCGCGTGGTGAGCCCCCCCAGCCGATTGCCTCCGACTCGACCGTGATGTGCCACCCCTTGAAGTCGTACTCGCGTGTCATAGCGCCACCTGCCGGTAGGTGCACCCGGCCTCCATGATCATGGATGCCGCTGTTTCTAGATTCTTCTCCCACCGATCGATCATCTCACCCGTGACCCGTCGAACCACCACGGACGTGATTCCCGCTTGGATGATGGCTCGTCCACAGTCAGTGCACGGTGGGTGAGTGCAGTAGAGCGTGCAGCCTTTGAGGGACGCCCCGAACCTGCTCGCGTTGTAGACGGAATTTCTTTCCGCGTGTTCTACCCAGTTGTACTTTTCTGGACGCTCGTGCCGTTCTTCGATGTCGTCGCTTACTCCGCGGGGGAAGCCGTTGTAGCCAAGCGACCGAACCTCTCGGTCCGGTCCCACCACGACGGCACCCACCTTGGTACTTCGGTCCTTCGACCACGTTGCCACCAAGGTGGCTAGCTCCAAGAACCTCCTATCCCACTTGCTGGTTGACGTTTCCATGCGCCAATCTCTCCTGGGTTACCCGAATCGCATCTGGGCTTTGGTCGATGCCGATGGCGTGGCGCCCGATGCGATTGGCCACGACGACGCCGGTTCCCGACCCGCACATTGCATCGACGAACACATCCCCCTTGTTGCTGGTGCAGCGGATGACCCGCTCGAGCAGAGCCTCGGGCTTCTGGGTTGGGTACCCCGTGCGCTCTTTGCTGCTCGGGGCCACGCAAGGGATGGTCCACACGTCGCACAGGGCCACGCCCGGGGACTCTTCCGCTGCGACCCCGGGCTTGCGGTGGCCCGACGAGAAGTCCGCGTGCTGCTTCCTGGTCCCGAAGGCCTTCAGGGTCGACGCAGCTTGGGGCTCGAAGAGCTGGCGGAACGTGTAGCCGCTGGGCTCTCGGGAGTACCAGAGCAGGACGTCGTGCATCTTCTGCAGCTGGTATGCCTTCGTGGTCCACCGACGGTATCGCCAGATGACCTCGTTCCGGAAGCGCTCGAGACCGAACATGCCGTCCATCGCGACCTTCAGGTAATGGCTCGTCCGGTTGTCGCAATGCACCCAGATCGACCCCGTCGGCTTGAGTAGCTCGAAGAGCGCCTTGATCCTGATCGTCATGTAGTCGAGGTACTCCTTGGACTTTGGTCCCCACCGGTCATCAAACGCGCCAAAGTCGCGCTGCGTCATGAAGGGCGGATCCAGGTAGATCAGGTCCACCTTGTCCACGCTGGTCTCTGCCCAGTCGAGGCAGTCGCAGTGGTAAATCTCCACGGTCAAGGCACCGCCACCCTGTCGAAGCTCCGCTCTTGAAGCGGTGGGAGCGCCTCTTCGTACCGCGGTCTCCCGCACTTGCAAAGCCCGGTTTTGGGTCTCGCGTGTGGGAGGTCGTAGCACACCTTGCAGATCGGAACCCGGCGCCGGGGTGACTGGTAGTCGACGGAATTCCGAGCATCCTCACCCGTGGCGATGCGGTGTGTTTGGTGCCACTTCCGCACCCGTTCCTCTCTCGATATCCGGCGCTCTTCGGGGTTCAAGGTGTCGGTGCACGCATTGCAGATCTTGAGCAGCTCTGAGCACCCGCGGTTGACGCACCCAAATTCGAGACGAGGTTTCTGCTCACGGCATCGGGTGCACTCAATCCTGTGGGCGTCCACCGCTTCAGCACGCTCGGCTAGGTGATACACGTGGTTTCCCTGTGGGTGGTCCGAGCGATGCTTCCGGCACGCCATGCCGTAGGCCACGATGCCGCCGTGTGCGGTCGCCCCGCAAATGGTGGCCCGCACCTTCTCGGCGCCGTCACCCGCGATCGAGTAGGCGATCTCGGTCGACGTTGCCCCGTCGAGTCCGCGAGTGGCGAGGTACTCTCGAGCTTTAATGTAGACGTTGTCTCGCCAGGATTGGTCAATTGGCATGGTAGCTACTCCTGGTTCCCCTCAGCCATGATGATCTCGGATGGACCCTCGTCCCAGAGGGGTACGCAGGTCGAAGTCTTCGTGTTGATCCAGCACTCCGGTTTTTCGCTTGACGCTTCCTGCGCAGCCAACTGCCTAGCTTCGACCGCGGAGTTAGCTCGCACCACGAACCCGGTATACGACCCGTACTGTGCACGTTGTTGGTCTCGTTGTCGCAGGATCCATAAATGGTCAGCCATCAGTAGCCTCCTCGCGGGCGCTCATCTGGAATGGGTACTTCGAAGTCAGCGTCGGTCATGGCTGCGTCGTCAATGGTTGGGGCACCATCAGGGTCGCGGTATTGGTCCAGGTAGTCGTATGACCCGTCGCGCCGATACTCAGCATCGAAGCTAGCAGTGATCTGGTTCCAATTCAGCGCCACAACGCCCCTCGTCCCGACCTTGGCCTTGTCGATGTTGATGCACTTGGTTCCAGCAGCAATCTTTCGCCTCTCGTGCTCTGGTAGATGCTGGTCCTTTGGGTCCGTCCACTCGCTCTGGAGCTCGAAGCCAATGAGCACCGCCTCGGCCGCGTGCACAACGTCTTTGCTCTCTCGTACACGGTATTTTCCGGGCATCTTCCCGGACTCATCTGGCGTGATCTGCGAGCAGATGATCAGGGGCGTCTTCAGTGCCTTACAGGTGTGGGTCAAGCGCTGAGCGGTCTCCCGGAATCGGACTCGCTCGTCTTGATAGCGGTGGGACGCTGGTATTGTTTGGAGGTAGTCGACGATGACTAGCGCGACTCCGTACTCCTTGACGATGGCACCAATCTGTTTACACAACTGGTCCTCTGGAACATCCCGGCCATCCAAATAGATCGGTGTTAGTTCGGCTTTTTGGATGACGGTGTTGATCTTGGCCAGGTCTACATTATCGAGCGCGTGGTCTCGGATCTTCGTTGCATCCACGCCTGAACGGCGGGCTAGTAATCGATCGCCATAAATCGACTCGTCGTCTTCCGTTGCGACCACCAACACGACCTTGCCGAGTTTCAGGTTCTCGTCGGCAACCGATAGCGAAAACGCACTTTTCCCCCAAGATGTTTCGGCCGCCAGAATCCAAGCGTGTCCCGGCTGAATGCCGCCGGTATGGCGGTCGATTCTCCAGTTGCCGGTGGTGATGACCCCTACCTTTCGTTTCGACGTGGCCCGCCTCTGGGATCCAACGAGCAGCCGTTTGACGGTCAGGAGACGCGGGCCTTTGGCGACCTCGATCGTACTCTCGGTTGGATCGTCAGGGAGCGTCCCAGACTTCAGACGGTCGTTCTCGTCGGGTGCTTTGGTGGGCAGCGGTTGCGCGTTCATGCGGCGAGCCTCCGCAGTGAGCACCGACCCTTCAGGGAGTCGAGTATCTGCTTCGCATACTTTTCCCCGGCGGTGTCCAAGTCGGTTCTGACGATGACCTCTGAACCGAGCGGAACCCGTGCGGCGAATTCTGGGGACCACGACCCCGAGAACACACCGAGCACCGCGTCTCCCGTAAACTGCACCGCATCCGTCAGGTAGTCGGGTTCTCCCTCAGCGACGACCAACCGTACTGGTGAGCGTTCGCCCTGGAGCATCCGTAACGCGCATTCGTTCGCTACCACCAACCCGGTCCCCTTGTGCCCTGACGGAGGCAATCGCTTTGGCGTATCGCCGCCACGGACCCGCCACGCCCGAACGCTCCGGAGCTCCCCCGACGCGTCGTAGGCGGGCAGAATCAACCGGTGCCCGGTTTCGATCCATGACCTTGGCTCTTCAGCGTCCCCTCGATACCGAGCCCACCTGGGCAGAATCTGGTCCGCTCGAATGACTCGAGCCAAGTCCTTGGCGGCAACGGAATCCGGGTCGAGCATCCGTTCCACCAGGCACCTGCTTGCCTCCGGGTCCTCGTTCACGAATCCGGCATCCCGCCACAAGACCAGAACCTCAATCTCGGACGGGTAGACCTTCTCGGGCGCCGGCTCGGGCGCAGGAGGCGCCTTGCGTGGTTCACGTGAAGCTTCGCGCCCCGCCCGGACCTCCAAGGCAATCTCGTGTAGGCCTAACAGCTCAGCAGTCTGGGCCATGACCTCTGGCCAGTCCGTCCGGCAGTCCAACCCACGAGCTGCTGCGACCAGATGGAACCCGTCCCCCGATAGGTCACACCCGAAGCACTTTACCCGGACCGTGCCGTCCGGGCCCCTGGTGACCGAGCAGGAGGGGGTCTTGTCTGGATGGGCTGGGCATAGCACGAGCCAGCCATCCGCGTTCTGGCGGGCATCCTGACTCAAGCTGAGACCCTTGCAGAGCCGGACCGGGTCCGTGAGGTACCGACGAATCTCGTCCGCGTGGTCGGGGCGCTCGTTCACGAGATGGTCCTCCCGCCGAGCTCATCCTCGATCGCTGGCTTGCTGGTGGTCGTTCTCGAGCGATCTTCGTCGCCAAGAACCCACTTCTCGGCCTCGGCTTCCCAATCTGAGCTCCGAGTCCCCCTCGATTTGTGGTGTGCCCTGAATTTGTCGCGGAGAATCTCGGGGTCCTTCTTCGCTTCCCTCAGACGGGCGGCCTGTTTCAGGGTCCATCCGGACCACGACTCGATCGTGCTTTGGAACGCTCGCTCAAAACTCCGAATGTGCGGAAGCTGGGCCGGGGGGGTTGATTCCTCGCGCTTGTGCGCGCTCTCCCCCCCCTTGGTCTCGGTCTCGGTCTCGGTCTCGGTCTCGGATTGCGCGCGCGAGAGCCGGAGTCCCTCGTTAGGAGGTCTAGGGAGTCCCTTGGTGGTCTGCTCAGGGAGTCCCGGGGGGACATTTTTACGGAGCCTGCGTTTTTTGGCTGATTCCTCAGACCTAATCCTTAATACATCCTCACGACTCGATGCCCAATCGAGGTAGTCATGCATCTGGTAACCAGCGCATGGGTGGCACTTGCTAGGCTCTTGCTCCCCCACTTGCTGGGCACTTGGTCCGCTGACCCACTGCACTTGGTCCGCTGACCCACTGCACTTGGTCCGCTGACCCACTGCACTTGGTAGGCTCTTGCTCCCCCACTTGCTGGGCACTTGGTCCGCTGACCCACTGCACTTGCTAGGCTCTTGCTCCCCCACTTGCTGGGCACTTGGTCCGCTGACCCACTCGAGTAGACCAGCCTTACAGAGCGCGTCCAATGCCTTCCGCACCGTCCTAGGGTGCTCTGGACCCCCGCACGAACTAACCATGTCTTCCGGGATGAACCCGTCGGTGAGCTCCCGTCCGCAGTACAACCGGATGGCCAGCCACAGATCGATCGCCTCGCTGCCCCCCAGCTTCCGGGCTCGCTTCGCCTTCGTGTGGCCAAGGAAGTTGTCGTCGATCTTGGCGAAGGTCATCTCGGTCTCCACTGCACTCGGTTAGTTGCCTTCCCCCACAGCTCCAGAACCCCCTCTGGTTGGCCCACGTGTCCGTCTCGCACGCCGCAGACCCGGCAGTGCCAACTACCGTCCTCGGAGAGCGTCACCATGTTGCACCTCGCACGATCAGGCTCACGTTCGTCTGGTGTGTTCCAAACCTTACAGCCAGCTGTTTCTGCGTAGTGCCCACCGCGTACTCTCTCCGAATCTCGGCTACTTGGTCATCGGTAAGCTTCGATGACCCGTTTCTGCTGCCTCGAAACTGCTCGCCTTTGCCGGTCCAATGGTGGTTTGCTCCTCGTCGCACGCTCTCTGGATGCGCGCGCGAATAATGGCTGTCACCGCGCTGGATGTGTAGCGCACCAGGTTTTGATGGAGCCCGGCCTTTGGCGGCCATGTCAGCCATGTTTTCTGCCTGGGTTCCAAGGAACAGATGCTCAGGCCGGATACACGGCTTATGGTCGCATTTGTGCAGCACCTCGATACCGTCCGGGATGGGTCCATTGTGCAACTTCCACGACAAGCGGTGAGCTCCGACTGGAACACCATCGACGTTCAGTTGGCCATAACCCGATTTTGCGCAGCTGGCCGTCCAGACCCAGCACGGTCCCACTTCCGGACAGTGCGGTTGGATCGGACCGTTCTTGTTAACCTTGGACCAGAATCGCCGCTCGAGAGAGCGTTGGTCTTTGGGTACACCTGACATCAACCCACCTCCTTTTGCTCTAACGAACCCAGCTTATAGGGCCGCACCATGATCGGAGCGTCTTCTGGACCGCGCCAATACGGCTCGACCCAGATTACCTTGCGTCCAATCCTACCAACCCCGACCACTTGCCGCTTATAGTGTCCGCGCACAAGATGCTGAACGGTTGGAGCAGCACCCTTGCGAGTTCCTTCGATCCACTGCCGTACCTTTGGTCGGCAGTCGACTTTGATCGCATAACCGCATACGAACACGCGGTGTTGCGGTGGGCCCTCTCGGCCGTCTCTCCCGGTCTTACAGTTCCCACTGCGCTCTTGAAAGTTATTGGTATTACAAATCGTGTGGATCAGCCCTATAAACAGACGCTTCGCAAGCATCATAGCTCGCTCTTTGTCGGCCTTAGCGCTAACTGGATTGTTGTCGTCTTCGTATAGGTCGACTGATTCTCTCAATAACGTCACCGCGTCGGCAAACATGATCGTGTGAGCGCATGGCTCTTTTCGCTGTGGTGCCAACCATCCGCTCTCCGACATGACGAATATGACACGATTCTCGTTTCCTAAATCTCTCGCGAAATACAAACGCGAGTAGCGTCGATCGCCGACGTCTAGTAATCCATTGGGGACTAGGACACGAACCCCCGACCAAGGGATAACGATGTCTGCATCGGTTGAATCCGTGCACATGAGCGCGGCCGCGTACTTATGGCCGCACACAAGGTCGACAAATGCCGATTCAGCCCATCTCCACCCGATCGTAACCATTGCGCGAAAGTCCTCGATACTCTTTCCGGTTTCCCCTTTCCTCTCCATATCTTCGAAGTGGCTCCAACCTTCATGCATTACGGACTCCTGTGACCCGCCGTGCCGCGTCCAGAGACGGAATGCTCCTAGGATGTCCTGATCTACGACCACGACAGCCTCCGTTCGCTGACTAAGTCGTGTGGCTCGTACTCCCAAGGCCATCCAAGCTCGTCGAAGAAAGCAGCCCATCTGGCTTCCGTGCGGCTACGGAAGCGGATCCCGCGGTACGTGGTCTGAATTGCCGTAACGTGACGACTCAGTGGGTACACAGCCGTACTCATCGGAGTCCCCTACGAAGAATTGAAAGGTTTGCTGTTCGGTGTACTGCTCGCAGAACTGCTTTCTCTGTATGAAACAGTTTCCAGTCGTCGCGCAGTTGCGCATCCATGATTACGGTACGAGTGGACCCGTCGTGCGTGTCTGACACCAACACATCGTCTAGTCCAATCTCTTGCGCGATCAGGAATGCTGTAATCAGATCCATAAATGGAACCGCGTGATCAATGTGCGCCTCGACTGATCGGATCTCGATACCCGTAATCGGGCACTGCACTGGTCCGTTGGCAAATACTACCGACCTAAAGGCGGTAACTTGCGCTTGGATAGCCTCCCGAAACGCCGCTAACGCATCATCATGATGCGTTCTTGGACGCAGACACGACAGGTAGGAGAAGTCGGTCCTCGACCCGTCTACTCGTGTGACCCAAAAACCAACGGTGCCATGTTGGTTGTTCTCGATCTGGACGGAATCTACCCCGCACCCGATCTTCTGTTCTGCCTGTGGATGCAGCTGCAGAAGCTCTACGATGATATTTTGGTCATCGGCCCCCAATGACTCCGTGGGCCGGTACGCATAGAGAATTCTACGGATGAACTCGCGCGCTTGCGATTTGGTTCCAAAGACATAGGTGCCGAGTTTGATCCCGCGTAGTGTGCTTCTTTTTGAATTTTTCACGCCGCCTTCTCCGACCCTGGAAGAACCGTTGCTAGCTGGTCCCGAAGCCACCGGAGGAACTGAGCTGGGGTGTCCGCGTTCTTCCACGCCCGGTCGACCTCGAGCAGTACGGAGGCGCGCTCGGCGACCAGGATCTTGTGCCTGGCGTCAAGCTGCTGGGGGCCCTTGGGAGCGCTGGGGTTCCCGCCTTTCTGGCGAATGCGCTCCTTGACCACGCAGAGCTCGCACTTGGCCATGCCGGGCATCAGGGTCCGACCGTCGTAGGGACAGAGGCCTTGGCGTCTGTACTGGGCTCGGCGCTCACGCTGCCTGGACCTCTGCCGGAGCCTCTCGGCTTTGGCGACGGCTGCCGCGGCGTGGTCGGCGCGAACGTAGAAGACCAGGACGCCGTCGGGCAGTGCCCGGTCAAGCTCCAGGCACGAATCAAGCGTGCCGTCTGGTTTGAATTCGACGCGGAAGGTCTTCATGGTGCGTCCCTTTTCGGTTCTCGGGACCAATCATCGAAGTTCCGCTCGCATTCTTCACGTTCCAAAACCACGTCAGCTAGTTCCTTCGTTAATTCATCCACCCGAGCTCGCGCTGAGCGTAAGCTACCAGCTGCCATCCTGAGCGTCGCTTCATGCTCGGTGCGCAGCTTCTCCCATGCTTCACCCTCAAGGGCAAAGTGGGTGTTGTTGAAAATCGTTACCCCATCGGCATCCTTGTTTGGCCAGGATGGCTCTGGACATTCGACTGCAACAGGTTTGGTGCCTTCAACGCGGAACATGATCATGGTTCGGTGTCTCCGGTCCAAATCTCAAGCAGCACCCCGCCGGCCACTTCCTTCGGGGCCGGCTCCCACCAGGTGGCCCGGTTGAGGAGGGTGCCCTTGTCCTCTTTGATGAGGCCGATCCCCGAGATGTGAGTGATCTTGCCTGTTTTGCGGTTGCGCCGCTCCCGAGAAGGCTGGCAGATATCGAGCGCCTGCTTCTCGAAGCCGCAGTTCGGGTCACGCTCGCGTTGGCTGAAGCAGACGCAGCGGGCCGCCGGGAACCCGGGGAGTGTCTCGTAGGGGCGCACGTCCTGGTGGGACATCTGCGTCCACATCATGGAAAACAGCTGCTCCTTGATTTGCCCGTAACGCCACGGAGGCATCCTCCGGACCATGTTGACCGTCGGGCAGAGCTCGAGCGGGAGCGCAAAGCGCACGACTATCCTGCCCGGCATACGGTCGCGGGCCGGCTGGTAGAGGCGCGCGTAGATACCGACCAGCGGATGCCAGAGCTGCTTATCCATCCATGCCAGTGTGTCGAGCCAGGCTCGCGATTCGGCGCGAGGATCGAATGGTGGTGGCCTCTTGCGCTTCGAGGCTGGGGTCCCGTCGGATGCGAAGAGCTCACGCTGCGGCGCTCCCGAACGCGCAAGATAGTCCTCTCGGCTGATGCTGTTGGCGGGCTTCATGCTGCCTCCCGTTTTGCAAGGTACGCCGCGGCCAGGCGCTTGATATGGTCTCCGGACACGTCGAGCTTTTCGACGAGGCCACCGTTCGGGTCGCGTACCCCTTCGATCTGGCCGCGTTTCACTCCCAGAACGTCGGCTACGATGGGGTCGCTACCGCTTTCGGTCAGCAGGTAGTAGGCCAGCACCGGGTCTTTCTGTCCATCTCGCCACCTACGCGCCGTGCACTGCTCATGCACGCCGTAGCTCCAGTCGAGCTCGCCGAAGACGACGACCCGGCCGTTGTCCTGGAGACCGTCTATTCCAGCACCGGAGCGCAGGCTCATGATGAGCACCTTGGTCTCCCCGGACAGAAACCGGCGCTTTGACTCTTCCTTCTGCGTCTCGCTTTCGCTTCCGGTGTACATGGCCGGATTCAGGTCTGCGAGTCGCTCGCGAACGATCGCGTAAAACTCACGGTGCCACCCGAAGAGCACAACGTTTTCGCCGGTTTCCACGATCATCTGGACGAAGTCCGCGACGTAGGGAGCTTTGGCTACCCCGGTCGCTTGCCTGACCAGGTTGCTGAGCTCTTCCGAAGCCTTCCATTTGTCCCCACGCACCTCTTCGTTGTGGGCAAGAATAACGCGCGCCAGGGACATCGCGGATGATTCCACGCGGCTGATGGCGCCTTCGTCGCAGTCGATGGTGTGCGGGATCTTCACTAGATCTGGAAGCTCGCGCCCAACGTCGGCCTTCGTCCTGCGAATCATCAGGCAGCAGTCGCGGATGTACGAACCGAATGCCTTTGGGTCCTTGATCTTCGCCTTGTCGCCATCCCATCCCGAGCACCACTCGGTCATGAATTCGCTTTTCGACCCCAGTGCCCCCGGGCGGATAACCTCGAGCACAGGATGGAATTCCGACCCGTAGTTGTAAATGGGTGTGCCGGTGATGCCGACGCGAAAATCCACCGCTCGGGCGAGCTGTGTGGCCGCGACGCCTTTTTTGGACTTCTCGCCGCGCCGGACCTCCTGTGCCTCGTCCCACACAACGGCTTTGGTGAACTTGCACAGGGTGTCGGCCCACCCGGCGAGCTTGTGGTAGGTCATGATCAGAACGTTGGGGGTCGTCATTGAGGCATCGTCCAGCAATGCAATCTGCCCGGCCCGGGCACGCCGGGAACCCAATCGCACATCGTAAGGCTCCGACTTCTGGACGATGTGCGTGGTGATGTGGGGAGCAAATTTCTTGAACTCGTCTCTCCACTGCCGCTGAAGGTGAGGGAGCGTCACCACCACAGCAGGCCGCGTCCGTGCGTCTGAGAGCACACAAATCGCCTCGCAAGTCTTCCCGAGGCCCATATCATCCGCGATCAGCAGGCCGCGAGTAGCCAGCGCGAGTTCGGCGGCGACCCGCTGATATTCGCGAGCCGGAAGCGCCAGTTCGAAGTCTCTGGGTTCCCGTTGCCCAGCCATCAATTGGGAAACCAGAGTCTCGGTTTCCTTATGCTCGTGGGCCCGTCCGCAAAGCCGCTCTCGGTCTTCGTCCCTGACGAACGACAGCGGGTAACGCTCCATGAACCACTCGAGCTCACGGCAGAGCTCAACCGTGTCGGTCAGTCTTACCGTGCCCTTGTTGGATTTCGCGATCCTAGGGAAGAGTCGCTTGAGCCGAACTACAACATGCGGCTCGACGTCTAGCGCCCACTTCCCACGGTCATGCTTGATGGTTCCGAACGTCTTCACAATAGGCTCCCCAAGAGGCAACAGGTCACAACAGACTTACCGAGAATCATCTCAGGTAGATGCCCAAGACGGACCCGTGAGGAAACGAGCACCAGTGCATCCAGCTTTGCCGATTCAGCGTAGCGGTACAACTGGCGGGCTAGGGCCGAGAATGAACCACCGATCTTCACCTCGACCCCGATACGGCCAACCATGAAATCGATCCGATCGCGCTGAGACAGCCGTACCTCGCGCACGAATGGGACGCCCGAGTTATGTAACGCTTGAGCGATCCCATCCTGCAGAACGCGCTCGGTGCTAGTATCAAAACGATACGAACCGAGCAGAAGCACGAGGTCGGCTGGTGACATCAGCTCTCCGGTGATCCCCGGTACAGCGGAAGCCCAGTGGTTCCTGCCGCGAGTGAGCAAACCTTGTCGAAGGCTTCTTTGAGGGCCAGGTCTGGCCGGTAGAGCTCGACCTTCCAGGTGATCGTCCCGTTCTTGACCTGGTAGCGGAGCCGCGCCGGAATGTGGTGCACCGCGCCGTCCCGGAAGACCTCGATCGAAAGCAGGAAGAGACCGGGTACCTTGAGCTTTTCGCCGGTGGCCGCGTCCTTGTGCTCTTCGGAGTAGGACAGCACCGCTTCACCGGAAGACCGGTTGACTTCGCGCCCTACCTTCATCTCGACGGTCAGCGCCATCTTGGCGCTCAACTCGAGCAGCTTGTTCGGGAGTGCATACTCCTTGTGGAGTTTGATCCCGATCTCGACGGCTTCCGCGTACTCTGGATTGCCTGTGTCGACTACCCCGATGTCCATGATCCGGTCTTCGAGAAACTCGGCCATCTCCTCCTGAGTGTGAACCTCGCACGCAAAGGCGTTCCATCCTTCCCAGGATTCGGACTTCGGGCATTCGTAATTCGCCCGGTGTTTTCCGAAGGCCGGCGTCGACTGATTGGAGTGGTAATCGAAGACGGTGGTGAGTGTGCAGTTAGCGTCGTTGGCGAATATAGATGACTCCTCAATCTTGAACCGATTCGTATGCGCGATAAACGACTCGAGGTCGGTCAGTACCGCGATGCCCACGATACGCTCCGGCCGGTCCAGATACTCGTCGAGAAACGGTTTGATTGACCGGATCTCTTTTCCCTTCGGCAAGAGCATCACGGTAGCTTTTCTTCCGTCGCGCTCGACGTATAGCGTCTCGCTAGTCGACAAGCTTTGGGTAAGCTCAGCAACACTCTGAGCAACGTTCTCTTTCGTCACGATGGCATCCTCTTTCCTTTGCCGAAGGCCTCGGCATCATCCTGTTCGAATTGCAGTTTGGTTTGCGTGAAGGGAGACTTAGCTAGCTCTCCCTTCTTGTTGACGAAAAAGGCCGATGTGTCGCGTTCTGGTTGCGGAGCCTTCGTGTCCACCTTCCCGAGGCCGACGTAGCACTTGCCGCTGTTGATGACCTCGAAGTTGAGGGCGACGGTGATGGTACCCTTGGCTTTCGCAGAGGCTTGGGCCTCGTTCCAAAGCTTCTGGAGTAGCTCAGATACGCGCTCGGTGAGCTCGTCGTCTGCGGCGCCATCCTGGAGCTCGCTGATGAATTGGGAGAAGCTGGGTATTGTGGTCTGGTCAGCCATACTGGTCCTTCTGCGCCCCGGCGGCGCGCTCTGTGAATCGTTTCGCTTCCTGCATCGCCTCGTGCATCGTCCTGCATGAGGCGAAGAACGTGAGCCCGTTGTTCTGGTTCGCTACTACGCGCGGTAGGAGCTTCGGGTGAGACTCAGCGGTCCAGAACCCAGCTGCCTCCTCTACAACGCCATACTCCGGATGGACGTAGTGACTCGGCCCGGTGCTGACCCAGCCTACCTTCGACCAAAGAGGGGCACGGTTAGGCATTGGCTAACCTCAAAAGGATTGCAGCGTGGCACAGATCAGGCTGTCCCTGCTCGGGCAGCGCGCACCAGCAAGCCAGGTTGAAGCCTTTGAGCTCACGGTAGATGTCTTCTGTGGTGAACCGAAGCATCCTTCCGTTTAGAAGGTCTTCTGTGAAGATTTCAATTGCGCGTTGTGTAGCTAGTTGGCGCATTGGGTAAGTAGCAAGCACCATGCACGCTACGGAATCGAGCACGTGCCATGTGCCTTTTGCACCCATCACCTTGTATGGGTTTCCCCACTTGGTGGTTCGGTCAACGCAACGAATTGGAAGACCGTTGGGGCTGACGAGTCGCGTCCCTTTCGCCCGGGAGCGCTGCAGGCGGACTAGGCTAGCCATTTACCGACAGGTCCATAAGCTTCAACATGTGGCGGACGTCACACTCGATGAGCTTCAGGATCGAGTGCACAATCTTCAGCAACTCGATGTCCTGGGTGTCCTTGGATTTCTCAAGGAGAGTAGCCGCTACTCTGAGTTGTGCGGGTGGCGACAACCCGTCTATTTGTGATGCAATTTTCAGCGCTTCGCGTCGGTCAACCATTTGACACCTTTCTTACCGAGCTCGTCCCCAAACTGCGTCCAACCTTCCCTTTGGGTCCGTGCGTATAGCTCAAGCCTCGGCCCCGGGCAGAGCCGCTCGACCTTCTCCATGAACTCTTCGGGCTTCTCGGAGTGCCCGATGCGCGGAGCAAACACCACGCTGTCTTCGCTCGCGGACAACCGGAGCGACGCCGCCCCCTTCCCGCGCACGCACACTAGGCACGTTTCGTGGGCGTTGCGGCAGTAGTGGCCCATGCCGATCTGGATCCGTTGCCGTTTGGGGTCTTTGGTCTTGATCCAAACGACGTCGGCTTTGACGATGAACCCGAGCGCCTTCACGAGCTCAAAGGCCTCTTCCTGCATCGCCGCCACGCGCCAAAGGAATAGCCAAGCGGTGGGAGCCACGAGCTCAGCAAAAACCTTCTGGTGGTAGTCGATGATCTTCTGGATGGGGCTGACCCTGTAGTGCTTTTTTGCCCCCCTGCCGCCTCCAGGGAGCTTGTCCCGGAACTGCCATCCCGGGTCACTCACGACGCACCGGTGAAGATTCATGGCACAACCACCCGGTCAAAACATCGCTCGGGCGCCACTGGCTTCGGCTCGGGTATCCGAGGCCGGCCGCACATCGGGCATCCCGGTTGAGGGCGCGCGTGCGGCAGGTTGCAGCAGAGCTTGCAAACCGGGACGCGACGACGCGGAGGCTCGTAAGAGGCGCGGGATACCGGAACCCTCGATAGGCCACCCGTTGCTCCCTTCATCTCCACTCGTCTATCGACCTGGAGATTTCGAACCCGCTCCCGCTGGTGCTCTGCTGAGGTCGGAGGCACGAAGGGCTCGTCGGGCGAGAAGATCCGGTAGGATGACTTGGGGACACGGTAGAACCCAAGTCCCTTGAAGAGCGCTGGACGGCCGGTTTTTGCCGCGCTGCTCCGCGCTCGTGAGTTGAGTCGCGCGTAGACGCTTTCGCGGGTGTCCTCGGCGGACTCGAGCTTCACCGATAGCTCGGAGATCATCACGCCGTGCGGGTGCCCCTTGAGCTCGGCTCGGACCCTGTCCCAAAAGTCTTCGTAGTTCATGCGCGACGCTTCCTCTTCTCGCGCCGCGACACCGGCGGCTCTGGTGGTGGTGGGTGAAACGGATCGGCTAGTAGGTAGACGAAGATCGGAGCTCGAAACCGTGCCTGGTAGAACCCCAGGCCGTGGGTGTCTCGGCAGTCCGCTCGCGACCACATGTGGAGGCGGGACTGAATTGCATCAGCCGGTTCACGCTCGGTTGCAAGACGACACATCAGCTCGCTGAGCTGCATCCCTTGGCGCTGGCCCGACAGAATCGATTGGACGCGGTCGACGAACACCGACAGAGCTTCTGGCGTCACCCCCCACCCTTCCTTTCCGCATCTTCGGAGCAGCTCACGAGCCCGAGCCCGATGCTCTTCGCCTGGTCGGGAGTGAGCCAGAACTCGGATTCCTCGACCACTAGGTGACCGTCCCGCATGTTCTGCGACGAGATGATGAACAGCACGGCGCCGGGTGATGACTGGATGACGATCCCGGTACCCGGAAAGTCTAGAATGCCATCTTCGGAGGCACGGGTCGCACGCCGAGCAGAAAGGTCGATCACGGGCATGATAGGGATTCCTCAACGCTCATGTTTCGTGGTGTAACTACTCCGACGTGTGCCGCTGGGACATACGCGATAGAACGCGCGCCTATCTTGCGTCCGCTGTAGGCTTCATACGCTTCATCCAGCACCACGAGTTGAACTCCAAAGTACGAACCAAAATCTCGGGCCGGAGCTAGCGCGACCGCTCGGAACCTGTAGCCCGGGCTCGGCTCGTACCAGACGAGCGAGCCTTCATGGATCCATGAGTAGTCGGCCATCACTTTGCCCCTTGACGTTGGGCTGTCGCTCTAGTCATAGCGCGGCGTTTAGCGCGCTCGGCGAAGGTTTTTGCGCGATCCAAAATGTCCTGCGCCAGCTCTGGGTATTCTGCCTGGCAGGCCTCGGCGTAAGCTCGCATGGCCGGGATCGCGAACGGGTCGTGGTTCCAGTCGAGCACGAAGTATTCGCAGTCTGCGTGCTTCCCTCCCGGTCGGCTGCTGCCGTCGGTTCGACGCACCCAAAACTTATGATAGATCCCGACGTGTTCCTCCTCGGGATTACCGAGGAGCGGATCATGAATCGCTCCGCGGCACCCGCAGCACACACGCCTGAACCCGTCACCTCCGCAGGCTTTGCATTCCCTCAGCATGGTTTCCGTCCTCTCGTAATTCTGCTCCTGACCCATCGCCATGCCGTTGGGATCCACGGCAGAGACAGCAACGCCCACATCGGAAGATCGTGCCAGAAAGAGCCGCAGGCGTGCATCACGGCGTGCACCTCGCGGTGACTGGTAGAACGGCGCGGTACCTCGGCACCAGGACACGATCGACCATCATGGGCTATGATCCTTGCGGTCCCTGACTCGTCGCCAATCGCACGTCGGGCAATCCTCCTTCAGACAGGGAGGATTCGGACAAGACACTGGAACCAGGCGCATGGTTCCCGGTGGCCACTCACCTCGACGGAATGACCTCGATTCCCATTCGTTCAAACAACGAATCTCCCAACGGTCTTCGACCGTTCTGTTCTCCACCGACTCCAGCATCCCGGCCGTCCAGGACAGGTCGACGTAATACGCGGCCAGCTTGGCCAGCTTCAGCATCCCGGCCGTCCAGGACAGGTCGACGTAATACGCGGTCAGCTTGGCCAGCTTGCGAACCTCTGCCACCGCCGCTATCCCGCGGGCTCGGTGCAACTCGTCTTCCGGGTATGCGGTCGTGTAGAGACCGTGCGAAGCGAACGGGGACTCTCCGCGGTCTAGGCTGTCTTTGATGCACCACGCGAGATAGCGCGCGTTCCGCGCACGCTCTTCTGGCGTTCCGTTGAACGGGGACTCGATGACGACCAAATCGGTCACGTCGCCCTCCACAGGAATATGCAGTCCACGACCTCAACCAGACCGCTCCGCTCCGGGTTCGGGTCGTGCCAGAGCTTGTCGTATTGGTAGACGCAGCAGTGAAGCGCCTGCTCCCCGTTCTTCCGCGGCGGGCAGAGTCCACTAGCGATCCAGAACACGTCTTGTCGTAGGTGCAGCCTGGCCCAATCGATACCGACGAGTAGGTAGGCAGAGCGCCACCCGCGATTCCCGCACCACTCGACGAACCTCTCAAACCAGGGCTCCCCGTAGATGACGCAGAAGTTCGGAATCTCCGAAACCGGTATCTCCAAGAAGCAAGCCACGCACGCGGCGAAGCAGTTGCCCTGACCCACGCCGAACAAGGTTTGGTCGACCCGGATCATGCGACGGCCCTCCTCTCGCTGGAGGAGGAACGCAGGTTCCATCGCTCTACTGGTAGTGGGTCGGATTCTGGGTCGCCCGACCCACTATCGCGAGATCCGGTGCCCTGGAGTGCCCTCCTGTGCCTCTTGCGCCTGCGGTTTTTGTGCTGTCTAGCTGCTCGCTCCGAGGTTCGAGTCCTCGCGCTGGAGCCCTCAATCAGGCACTTTTCTTCGAGTTTTTGGACCGACCCGTTTTCTCCGACCCAGAATGCGACCCAATAACCGCCAGAGCCGCGTTGAAAGACGGGCGGAAATACTTCGAGGTAGTGTGCGGGTCCCGATGCCCGGCCATGTACTGGATCCCCGCCAGCGACGCTTGTGGCCGCTCCCCCATGTGTGTCAGAGCCGCGCTCCGAAAGTGCTGGCAGCACAGGCGTCGTTTCATCGGCGGCAGTTCCGCCGCTATGGCGGCCTGACGGACGTAGGGGTCGAGTCGGTGCGCTCCGAAGATCGGTCCCTGTTTGGGACACACCGAATCGAGTGCCTTGCGGGCGGTATCGCTCAGTGGAATGTCCCGAGCGAATCCCTCCTTGTCGATCTCCAGTGTGATCCTCAGGACGCTCTGTCCCTTGGAGTAGTGCTCGGGCACGGACAGTTGCTTGATCGTCGCAGGCCTGAGGGACGTCTCGTGCGCCACGATGGCCCACGATCGAATGGGCCACCCGTCTCGGGTTGAGCGCTCCGGCAGCCTGGCGATCACACGATCCACTTCGTCCCGTGACAGCTCTGGAGCTCGGACGCGGCGTGGCAACTTGGATTTGTTCCCAAGTAGACTTGACGGTAGCTCGGGGACCTCCGGCATTTCCGGAAGCTCTCCCTCGGCCACGAGCCAGCGCAGGAACTTGCGTAGCGCCGACCCTTCGTTTCGAACCGCCTTCCCGGTCACCACCTGCAGACGTTCCGTGAGGAGATACTTCGCGATCGATGCGTCTGTCAGCTCGGAAACGCGAGCCCATCGTCGGCACCAGCCGAGACCATAGTCCTCGTATCGAACACGAGTAACCTCGCGCCCCGCGAGCGAACGCACCCATGAGGCTACGCACCCGAGCACCTCCGACTGGGAAACGGCACGACGTTGTTTGCCGTCGGCGCCTTTGCGGACGTGGAGCGCGTAGATCTCTCGAGCCCTAGTCTCAGCCGCTGCTCTATCTCTGCGGTCTCGGCATCCGGTGGACTCTTGCGTGCGGTGCCCTTCCGTGGTCCACCGGACCTCCCAGTATCCTTCTTTGCGCCACCTAAGCCGCCAACCCTGTGCTCGTCTACCCATCTGTCCAGTACCTCGCGCTCGTACCGGACAATGCCCTCGGCCTCGACCCTAGCCAATACTGGACGGATGTTCGCCTGAAAGAACCGAAGGGAAACGTGTAGATATGCCGAAGCCTCTTGCCTGGTGAACAGCTCAGCCATGTCCAAGCCTCCGGTATTCAGTTACGCGAGCTGTGCAGGTGAGTACCAACCGCGCTTCAGTCATGGCCCGCGATCCGTCAGGTTATCTCGGTGGCACCATCCGCATCGATCGGTCTGTCGCGCGTCGACCAGACCACGAATAACGACGCGCGCAGCTGCGGCGTTGCAGCGTAGGTCACCGTCATGCGCGTCAAGCCAGTCTTCCCCGAGTTTTACCGCTTGCTGCACCTCTAGGTCTGGGGTGAGCACACTCATCGGTGCTAGCTCCGCCAGAGCTGCCTTCAGCTCGGTCTTTGCATCATCGACTCGCTTCTGCGCCATCGGTAGACGAAAATCGAAGCAGGACTGGCAGTAGCCGGCGCGCACGGTGGCGCAGCCACAATCCTCGTAGTCGTTGCCGTCCATGACTCGACCTTTGCAGCGGTCAGACATCTCAACCATCTCGCACCACCCTGTACGCGACGACGCGGCTGCGTTGTCCTGCGCGATCGACGAGACCTGCCCACCGGCGTAGCTTCGTTCCCTCTACCAGCAGGGGGCGCTCCGACTCCGCGAAGTCGTCGTCGCACAATCCCTCCCAGGACCTAGTAGTGATCCACCAGACGGTGTGCCCGCTGCCGCGGGCAATCTCAATGACACCGTCGCGTACCTCTGGCGGATTGACCCAGTTCGCGTCTGGTAGTCCGAGAATGTCGGCGGCTGATTCGTTCAAGAGATCAGCCACGCACCACCCCTTCCTCCGGCCTGCACTGGACCGACGCCGGGAGCGTCCAGCATTGGTTGGTCAGCGGTTCGAACGCCACGAACACCAACTGCGCCACGAATTCTTCGAGCCAGTTCACGGGGTCAACCCCAGTCGCTTGCTCGCCCATCCCAATGCCTCGGGCTCTGAATCGAATCCACGCGACTCGGAGTACATGGCGTCTGGCCTGTAGATATCGACGAACCATGCTTCGATGTGCCAATACACCTTGGCGCACCAACGCTCTTGGTTGATGACCTGCCACGAAGTAACCGTCTTCTCGGTCCAGCCGAGCTTCTGTGCCTCTTCACGGGTCACTTGGCGACCTCTGGATTCTGGATCTTGGCGCACCGAATCGGTGGCCTCGTTCGCCTAGCGTCTACCCACTTTCCTCCCAGCCAGGTGTCGGTGAGCATCCGACCGTCGACTAGTTCGGTCAGATACTCACCGTCTCCTTCCGGTGCATCCCGCCACGGACCCGCCGCCGCGCAAGTCGCGAGGTCTCGCTTGGCCTGGTCGCGTTCCGCCCAAGCCTTCCGGAGCGACGCTTGCAAGTGGAACAGCTCTTTGCGGTAGCTCTGCCCGATGTCCGAGATGACCTCGCGAGCGTGCTCAAGATCACGTCGAAGCCTATCCTTCTCGTCGCAGAGCTCCTTATTCACGGCTGTCACCGATTCATCCTTGGGCACCCCGGCATGTGCCACGTTTTCTACCGGGCCAAGGCCGAGCAACAACCAGTCGATCTCTGGCGCCTGGTTGTTCCTGCGCAGTTGTTGGAGTTCTCTGTTTTGCGCGGTCAACCGTTGAATCTCGGCTCGCTGGGTCTGCAGTTTTCGACTGGCCTGGTCAATATCACCCTGCGCCTGCGCGAGATCTATGCGGAGATGGTCGCGTTCGGATGTGAGGACCGAGAACGTTGTTCTAATCTCCTCGAGCCGAGCTTGGATCGCTTTGCGTTCATCCCGCAGGCGCATCATCTCGGATGTGATGTCCCGCAATACCCTTCCCAGATTTTCGGCGAACACCTCCTCCTTCTGAGCTGCGTTCACGGCCTGTGCTCCCCCCCGCAGTGCGGGCAATTGGACACGTCTGACTCGGGTTCGTTGGGACAGTAGAACGGAGCACGTAGGGCGCGGACCGTGTCCGGAGCCGGCGTGAAGCTCCTGTCCGGAGGGGGCGCAGGAATCGTGTCTGCCGTCTCACGCGGCGGGGGAGGGTAGGAGTGTCCAGCGTTGGGACCCGGCATGGCTTACCCCGCCCTCCTCGCCCGCCTCTCGCGCTTCGCGGCGTTCTTCTCGGCCTTGGGTAGGCCGGCGGCAGGGTGATGCGGGAAGAGTTTTTGGGTAGCGGTGATGGGCTTCTCCTCTCGGCCATGACCGGGGCGCGCTCGGCTCTTACGCGGCGGGTAGTAACGGTGCCCATCCTCGTCCGAGCCGCGAGGCCTCGCGGGCTCTGGCCCCTCCTCGGCGTTCTGGCCAGGCCCAACCATTCCGCACAACAACAACGCTGGAAGCAACTTCAGAATATTCACGCCTTCCTGCCTTTCCCGTTCCCGTTCGCTAGAACTGCTTCGACCGCCCCGCGGGGCAGGCCGAGAATCCGTTCCCCCTTCTCGCGCGCGTCAAACCACAAGCGCGCCTCGACCTCGCAGGCACTGTTCGCGTTCATGCGCCCGTCGGGCGTCAACACGATGCCCGTGCATCGCCACTTGACCGGGCTATGAGGCGGAGGTGTCAAGTTGCTCACGGAGCTACTAGTCACTTCCTACTTCCGATTCGATCGATCAGCTTTTCGCCCAAAGCGATGAACAGGACCGGCAGGGCAAATGCTAAACCGAGGCACACCACGAAACCTAACGCAATGCAAACTTCAGCCACTTCGTTATCTTTCTTGAGCTGGCTACTCATGGATGGGTGAAGTGATGTTCATGGTCCGTTTAGTCTTCGACTTTCGTCCACCCATCTGGGGTGTACTGTCTCTTGTGCGACACGATGGGTTCTCCGATTGGTAGCTTGATGTCCCTGTGCTCCGCCGGAACGTCGTTTCGCTCGTGACGCAGCACCGATGATCGCGGTAGCTTAAGAAGCATCAGCTCTCTCTCGAGCTGATACATGGACGCTTGTCGATCTCGTACCGTGTGCTGGTGGCCCGTTACTTCTCCATCACCCAGTACAAGTTTCCCGTTTTGTCGCTTGATCTTGTCCACTCTATGCCTCCTGAACGAATTCCAGTTGTGGGTTTGTGTTGCACTCGTCGACCGACGGCCAATACAGAGACTCTCTCGGGGCGTAAACCACCACGACGTCACCATGCCGGTAGTACCGAGCCCCAGGATCCCGACTAATCCGGATCTGCCATTTGCGTGCTGCTTGGGCGCTATTCAGTCCAGGGTCTACTGGTTCGATGAAATCTGGCTGTGATCCGTCGTGAAGTGGAGGACTCTGCATCTTCAAGTATCGCGGTTCCAATTCTCCACTTCTATGGACCGATTCTAGCAGTTGGTATTGCAGGCCTGTGCTCGGGCAGGTCCAGGCGTCAATCTTCGTGACACCACGAAGGTATAGGTAGCGTTCCCATCCGAGCCGCTCAGCGATACATCGGTGAATCTCTGAATTGCGCTCTTCCGCAAGCTCTTCGTGGGTAAACGACTCTGGAGAGTTGATCGCTCGCTCCGGAACAAGGACTCCGTGCCAACAATAGACCTCGTACCCGTCGCGGTAGCGTAATGCTGGACCTTTATCATTGTGGAGCCGCGGAGGCTCGCGGTTGGTTTCCCAGGAAACGTGCTCCGGTCGGTCAGAGCACACACAAAGCCCGTTATATGGCCACCACCATCCGCAGGACTTCGTCACCTCTGACCATAACCGTAAGTCCGCACTGGACTGCGGTTCGTACCGGACATGGAGTTCATCCTCCATGAAGCGGTAGAAGGAGACCCAGTAAGCATCTTGGGATCCCCAAAATATCGAGTCCACAAGCGAGTCCTCAAGCGAGGCCCGAAGCGAGGCCCCAAGCGAGGCCCCAAGCGAGGCCCGAAGCGAGTCCTCAAGCGAGGCCCCCGGAAGCTCACGCATCACGGCAATCGCTAGTAACGCTGTAGCCGGCGACTGCGTCCACAGAAACTTTGGGGCAGGTTTTCCGATCCGGGCATACATCGAAGCTATCGATTTTTCTGCGCGTGGGCGATCTGCCGGTTCCGTGGAAGATCCGATAGCGAACCATCGTGCGCGAAACTCGACGAGCGTTTTCTTCTGTTCTGGGGTTATCTTCGTTAGCTTCATGGTATCCACCGAATTGACAACGCTACCCAACAGACCACTAGTCCGGCCATGAAGAGCCCTACCCAAACATCGAGCGCTCGGTCCTGCATCACGACCCCAACAGCAACTGCCCAACGGCAAATCCGATTCCGATCGCGAACAGTGCTCCGATGAGCCACCATCCTAGGATTTCGGACAACTTCAACGAGCCACCATCCGCAGATGATTCACGCCACCCGTCGTTCATGCCGCCCGCTCCTTCTTCTTCAGGACTCCGCTCAGATCGACCAATTCGAGCTTCGCCAGAAGCTCCCCCGGCACAGGGCGCCGGCCGCTCACATACGCCTGCAGGGTGTTACGGTGGACTCCCAGTGCGATTGCCGCTGGCTCGAGCTTGAGCCCCCGCTCTTCCAGCTTACGAAGCAAGGCCCTTGCGACGTACCGGCGCAGCAATACACGTTCTTGTACGGCTGACGACTGATGAGTCGGCATACTTACCGGTATGAATTGCGCAAACTCGAATCGTTTCATGGGGCCTCTTCGTGTTGGCGAGCTCGGTAGCCGCCGGACTGTTGGTCGTACTGAATCTGCTGCTGTCCAAAGAGAAGCTCGCCCAGCGCACACACCAAGTCCCGGTGCTGGTCCTCGGTCGTCACGCCTAGCCGACGTGCGATTTCAGCAGCAGTCACGGCTTCGCCCGCGTCTTTGACGACCTCCAGAACCTGGCTAATCACGAACCCGCTCCCTTCCCGATGAAGCGCGCGTGGGCCAGGCATAGAATCGAGCCCTCAACCACAACCGCGCAGTTCCGGCACACCGGGCGCCCGCACACCGTGCCCTCGGGGGCATCCACGAGCTCTCCCTTGCGCCGGATCTTCACGATCGGGTGCTTACAAGCTCCGACGGCACGCGTGCCGCAACCCGGTGTGTCGCATGGCTCACGCTTGCTTCCGCAGCTAAAAACGGTGATGCCGGCCATGGGCTAGGCCGCCGTTCTCTTTTGTCGTCTCGGTGTCTTGCATGGGCGCTGCGGAATCTTCGGCAGCGCGGCATCGGACCGATCTTCCTCTCCCCACGCACGAACCGGCACACCGAGCAAGCGCTCGATCGCGTTGGCCGAAGGGTGATTCGGTACCTGTAGTCCGTTCACCCACCTGGACACAGACGCTGGCTCCGTAGCCAGCACCCTGCGCATTCGACGTACCAGATCGGCCTGGGTCCACCCGCGCTCCTGCAGAACTCGCCGAACCATACGCACCGCAGTCACCATGCGGGCCACTATGTTGCGGTTCAACAATGTTGTCAAGAAGTATCAGACGGGGCCAGTAGATCGGCGACCAAACGGCCGATACAAGAGAGATATGCCACGTCGATCCACGAAACCGACCCCGGAAGTCACGACGCTCCACTGCCGTCTTAACGAGGCCATGGAGTATGCCGGCTATTCTGGGGAACGCGGAGACCTACGGAAGTTCTCTGAACGCTCTCATATCGACGTCGCGCTGATTTCGAGATACCGGCGCGGGAAAAGTACGCACGGAATCACCGCCGACATGGTCGTGCGGCTGGCCAGGTTTCTAGATGTCCCGTGTGGCTGGCTTCTCGCGAGTGAAGGTGTTGCACCGTGGGGGCATGGGGACACGTCTCTCCGCGTCCACAACGCCGCAGCACTCAACTCGGTACGGGGCGGGGCCTCGACTGAGGCGGGCAATGACCCGACGACAGTAATCAAGGTTCCCGGTGGCGGTCGCCAAAAGTACGATAAATTGGCCGCACGCGCACCGGCGATAGACCCTCGCACACCACGCATCGCCAAGAGGAAATAGTAGCGTCATCATTGCGGGTAGCGCCCTCCCTTCCGTTGGACCCACAGTCTTACCACGACTCTGTGGCTCCGCGTAACACCAAAGCTCGCGCGCCCGCACGTACGCCGCGTCTACTAAACGCGTAGACGACGCGACCCGTAGGTCAGATGGCCTATCTTACGCCCGGTCAAGATTGTTTATTGACAATGTTGTTTCTTTGCTGCAAGGTCGACCCATGACGCCATCCGCAGCCGTCGAAGCCGCCAAAAAGCGGATTCATCTCCTGGTGGCACTGCGGGACGCCCAGCCGCAGGTCGCTACTCCAGAGGGTTTGGCGATGCGCGCGGTTCAATTGGCAAAACACGATGGAGCCATCGAAGCGTGGCAGGGAGCGATTCGCTTGATACGGCAAATCACTTAGTCAGCACATTGACGGTCTAGCGCCACGAAGCCGGGCCTGACGACTCGAATCCCACCGGTCCCCCCCTCTGTGCCGATTCTGTCGCTGGTCCGCCTTCGTAGCACAAGCCACCGCTAATCCAGCCTTGGGCTCGGCTCACCATTGCGATTCACGGGCGTTTCTTTTCCGCGGGTGAGCCGAGCCGAGGGAATGATGGCGAAACAACCCACCGAAGACCAGCTGCGCGACGCGAGGTCGCACCTGTACGTCGCGCTCGTCCAGAGCTTGCCGTCGGACGAGCCGTTGATCCTGGGCCACGTGCGAGAGGCCCTGCTCCTGTTGGGCGGCACCCCTCCAGACGCGGTTCATCTAGAGAGAGCCGCGTCATGATTCCGAGAGCACTCGCTCGGCGAGTTCTGTGCGACCTTTTGCGCGCAGCGACTAAGGCTCCGGAGTTCAGAACGACTAGAACGCTCCATTTGGTCGGACTGCTCGATGCGGCGCAGGAGGGGACTTGAAACTCGAAGACCTGCAAGGTCACCCGGACTTCCGGGACATCACCGCGCTCCTGCTGCGGGATCAGATCATGCTCGCTATCAGCCCCCCGGTGGGGCCGCGGGGCGGATGGTACGTCCAGCTCTACGACCGTGTGACCGGAGAGCTCGGGGTCGGACGAAGCCCCAACGCGGTAAACGCGCTCATCCTGGCGACCGCTAGCCTAGAGCGAGCAAACGTGCAGCACGCCCAGGAGAGCAAGGTCAGGAACGTGCCGGACTTGGGAGAGATTGTGGCCAAGGAGGCGAGCTGATCCATGCAAGTCGACCTCGGTTCCACATGGCCCAACCCGGAGGGCATCGTCGAGATGACCGTCTTTGCCATCCACGATCACCCGTTGGACTACCCAGAGGGATTCGTAGTGCGGCGCCACTGGGTGCGCCGGGGGCAGACTGAGCCGGTGGCGGACGTGGTCCCGAGGTTTGCGAAGAGCCTCGATGAGGCGAGGGAGTGGATTCCACAGGGGTTCGTGCGGATGGCGCGAATGCAGGGGGATGACCTTTCGATTTATGAAACCTGGATTTGAACTGAAACACGAGAAGTGAGGGAATGAGATGGCCGAAATCAAGCTACCTCCGAGCAAGGGAGAAGATCCGGTTCCGATCGCCTACCTGAGCGACCAACAGCTCGGCTTCTGGGAGAAGTATCTCGGGGACCAGTTGCGCGACGACCCCGACGGGAAGTGGGCCTCGAGCAACCGGCTCAAGCTGGACACTGTCCAGAAAGAGCGGGCTGCACGCGCCAACGGGAAGTCCCAGGCTCCGTCGACTCCGGCGGCCACCAAAGAGGCGCTTCACGAGCGCGTCAAGATTCCGCCGGAGCTCCTCATGCCCATCGAGGACCCGAAGGATTTCACGGCCCGGATGGCTGAGCTCGACAAGTACGCCAACCTACTGACTAGCGCGACAACGCTCGATACTCTTCCCCCCGGGTGTTCGCTCACTCTTGGCAAGCTCGACGTCTACGGGGACCCCTCGGACGGCATGGTCTACAAGCAAAAGAAAGACCCCACGGAAGGCGGTCCAGACCGGTTCTCGCTCGGCGGCGGGGCGCTGAAGAAATTGGCGCTCTTGGCAAACATCAAATATCTGGACCACAAGCCGGAGTTCCTGCCCGGAAATCCAGGTTACCGCGACGAATACGGGAAGTACCCGTATGGCCCGCCGCACCCGTTCTTCCAGCGCTGGACCTGCCGCGGGACGCGCGAAGAGCTCGACGGTAGCGTGCTCGACAAGACCGAGGAGAAGACGGTCGACCTACGGGACGGATCCCCCGAAGCGTCGATCCAAAGCGATAAGCAGCTCGCGCGCTCTCGCGTGAACATCGAGCAGGCCACGAAGACCAAGGCGAAGTACCGACTGGTCCGGGTGCTGCTCGGTCTGAACGACGCCTACACCCAGGTCCAGCTCTCCAAGTCGTTCGTCGTCGTGCGGCTGTACCGGCACGGGAACTACGTGACGGGCAACGCGGAATTCGACTCCCAGATCAAGATGCTGAACTACCTCCGGGTGCACCAGGCCAATCTGCTGCTCTTCGGGAAGGGGCCGACCGAGGCGATTCACGAAGCCTCGAGGCTCCTGGAATCGCAGCTCAAGACGTCGGTGCCGGCGCAGCTACCGGCGGGCAGCCCGAAGCCTGCCGAGACCTTCGACCGGGACGGGGTATCGGACCAGACCCAGGGCGCAGAAGAGGATGGGGACGATCCGGACGACGAAATCGACGACATGTCGGACTTCGGCGACACCGACAAGGTCTAGGAGGACACCCGTGGCACCACGACTTCGATTGCCGGACGGCGCAGTCGTCCCGGCCGTGACCTCGATCATCAACCGGTTCAAGGACTCCGGTGCGCTCATCAACTGGGCGTGGCGCGTCGGCAAGGCCGGCGAGGACCTCCGGGGATTCCGGGACCCGGCGGCTGCTTCGGGCAAGATCGCGCACGCTTTGATCGACGCCCACAACAAGAGCCAGGCCCCCAGGATTCCGACTGCCATGGAGCTCGGAGTAGACCCCGACGTCTATAAGGTTGCCCTCATGCAGGGACAGAATGGGTTCGAGGGGTTCAAGGAGTGGGCGTCGGCTGAGGAATTCTCGGTCATCCATAGCGAAATAGCGCTCGTGAGCTCAGAATACCGATTCGGTGGTGTGCTGGACGCCATCGGACGGTGGCGGGGCCGCCGGGTGGTCGCCGACTGGAAACTCGCGTCCGGGGTGTACCTGGAACACCTGTTGCAGTTAGCGGCCGAGCGCGTGCTTGCCCAGCAGAAGAAACCCGACGAGCCGCCGGACGTTCTGCTGCTCCAGATCGACAAGGGGACCGGGGAATGTATCCCCCACACCTGGTCGGTGGAGACCCTGGACGAAGCCTTCGAGATGTTCATGGCGCTTCGCCGGGCCTACAGCTTCGACGCGAAGCTCCAGGGGCTGTGTCGCGAGGTGGCGGCGTAACCCTAAAGGCAAACCACCATGCGTATTTACAAGTACCAGTTCAATCCCCAGTTTGGGGAGTTCTCGATTCCTATGCCCAGAGGGGCACGTGTCCTTGGCGTGCAACTGCAGGCAGACACCCCATGCATCTGGGCGATTGTCGATCATCTCTGCAGGGAGATCCAGCACGGGTTCGTGTCGGTAGGTACCGGTCATGAACTACCCATGCCGAAGCATTCGGCGTTCGTAGGAACGGTCCAAATGGGTCCGCTGGTCTTTTCACCTGTTCGACCTGGGCGAAAAGTCGGGCTCCACGGCGTAGCCAAAAGACGTTGCCGGCCTTCTAGCGCTGTCCCGCGAACGTGGTGGGATGGCTCGAGTGAACGCCGGGGGAGGAACGCGGCTCCCTGAACCATGCGTGGCACCCCGGAGAGACGGGAACCCCACAAACCCAACCCGGAACCTGGATGAAAACTCTATGCTTTTATCACCGCTCGGACCTTGACGGCCACTGCTCGGGCGCCATCGTGCACCGAGCTCATCCGGACGCCGAGCTCATCGGTATCGACTACGGGGACCCGTTCCCGTGGGACAAGATCGACAAGGAGACCGAGGTCATCATGGTCGACTTCAGCATCCAGCCCATCGATGGCATGGTGCGGCTCCAGGAGTCCTGCGAACGGCTCGTGTGGATCGATCACCACGAGTCGGCCATCAAGGAGTCCGCGAAATACCCGGCGCTCTACATGACGCCCGGTCTCCGGTTGATCGGAAAGGCCGCCTGTGAGCTCGCTTGGGAGTGGTTCTTCGAACGATCGACAGTTCCGATGTCTGTGTTCCTGTTGGGGCGCTACGACGTTTGGGCGTTGGATGCTCACCCAGACGTCCTGCCCTTCCAGTACGGGATGCGGTCGCTAAAGAAAACCACCCCTGACTTCTCCCCGCTCTGGGTGGCGTTGTTCTCGGGCGACCCCGACTGCGTACAGCACCTTTGCGAGGTCGGCCGCACAGTGCTTGATTTCCAGGACACTCAGGACGCCCAAGCCTGCGCCGGTTGCGCGTTTCCGGCAGAGCTCGCTGGCCTCAAGGTGATCGCGCTTAACCGTTCACTCGTGAACTCGCGCTCCTTCAAGAGCGTTTGGGATCCGTCGCTCTACCAGGCCATGTGCGCGTTCGTTCGGCGACCGAACGGTATCTGGTCCGTGTCCCTCTACACGGACCGGGAAGACGTGGACGTCGGCGAGTTCTGTAAGCGGCACGGCGGTGGAGGGCACCGGAAGGCCGCGGGGTTCCAGATGAAGGCCTGCCCGTTCTGAGAAAGGAGACCACCATGCTTCCAGAAAAGGTGATCGATATGGTCGAGCAGTGCGGAGGGAAAGTGGACGAAGTTGGGGTTTTACCCGACGGTTCGGGCTTCGCCACCGCGAGCTTTCCGCTTCGCGCCGACCACTGGCTCCACAAGCCGGGGTACAACGTACCGCCTATGCCGATGCGCGTTGGTACGGGTCCGGAGCGAGATAGGCTTGCGGCACAAATCAGCGAAGCCGCGCGCTACGCCGTTCGCGTAACGACGGTGAACGGAGAGGATAATGACTACGACCCGGACGCCTGGGTACAGAACATGATCGTCGGCCTGCTCGGTTACTGGACTCAGGACGGGTTGAGTGCCGAAAGTTCGGATAACCCAGACGTGCTCCCTGACCCGTTCCCTCCGGGTAGCGAATGATTCTAGGGCGCGCACCTCGTCCTGCGTTGGAAGGCAGAACTCCCCGGCGGCGCACGCCTGGGGGGGAAGGTGCAGCTTTGCTGGCTCAAGGAAACCAGTACCCGAGGGCGGTGGTGCTCAGCCCCACGCGCCGGAGCGGACAATCCGGACCAGGCCCTGGAGGGCTAACGGTGGTGGCGGCGTGGCCAGATGACACGCGCGTGCGAGCCATGCCCGCGGCTGCCGGCTCAACGGAGGTCGGCAGTGCTTGCGTACACCCACGGAAACGGGGTGCTCGTCCGGCCTCTCGTGTCTCGCTACGGGGCAGGGGTACAAATGCGTTCCGGACGAGTGTTCCGGCTGCACCACCGCCAAGCCCACGTGCTAGTTCACTATGAGGACCGACAGCAACAATATCGATTCCTGCTCGTTCAATCAGTGCCAGTAGGCACTACCCCCCGCGACGTTCAGAGCGCCGGTTCGAGTCCGGCGCTCGGGGCAACAATTATCACCAACACAGTTGACATCTAACGACGGAAATACTAATGACACGCACAGTACAACGTTCGAGTCTGGGTCGTCGCAGGAAGGGTGACCTCCACTCACCCAAAGGCGAGGCCAAGATGCACTCAGCCAAACTTGAGCTCACGCGCTCAAGTCCTCTGCATCCCGGCGACCTGGACTCGAGCGCTGCACCGTCTAAGGGACCCAAGTCGCTTGGGTCAGCGGATCTTGACCTGGCTCGGGAGTGGCTCACATCAGAACTCCTGTTGCGTGGAGTTCAGAAGCCAGTCGTCTTCCGTGCCCGCAAGGGCCACGGCGTCGAAGTAAAAGACGGAAAACGCAAGCTTGGGCAGCTCGATAACACTGAGTTGCTTACGCATGATACATCGGCGATCGATGGGTTGTTCCGAATACGAGGATGCCTCAAGGTTGAGTTGAACCCTGCGGATGCGGCAGAGAGTAGCTGGCTGTTGTTCGGTCTCTCTCGGGCTGTTGTAGCCGGGCAGAGAGCGGCAGTATTATCGCTGTTCCGTGGTGACAACGGAACAGTCAACGCAGGAACTCACGCATATCGGGTTCTATCCGCGACAGTGACCGATTTCTTGTCGAAGTCCAAAGATGACCGCGTTCACGGTCTATCCGTGTGCGGAGATGTCATGGCGATGGCCAGCAAATTGGCGGCCGACAAGTTTGCTTTGTGGCAACGTTCGAACCAAGCCGACCAGTCTCCGCCATGGTTCACATCTATCTCGATGCCAATCAAGGATTCCCGCTATCGGCTTGAGTTGCAGGGCAGAGAACTGTATGTGACCCTGGGAGTCCAGGGTGCTGTAGAGCGTCGGATCCCTGAGATCCGATTCAAGGCCTACGGTAGGGGGCCATCGGCTTGGGCGGATATCCGGCGACTTCTCTCTGGTGAGTACGCGCGCGCCGCGGCCCGGCTGGTATGGGACTGCAACAGACGACGTTGGACGCTAAATATCTCCTACTCGCGGGCGCGTCCGGAGCTGCAGAGCGGGACCGGCGCGATGGCCGTATGCCCCGGCATTGACTCGTTCGTGCGGTGCTACACAGACGATGCCTGGAAAGGTCCACAGGACAACACAGCGAGCCTGGTAGCGTTCAAGCTTGGGCTTGACGCCCGCAAAGCGAGCCGCGGTCAACACAAGGACTTCCAGGGCCATGGTGCACGCGGCCACGGAGTGAAACGGTTCACTCGATTACTGCGGCACTTCTCCGAGTTGGAAACAAACTTTACACGAACCCACATCGAACAGGCAGCGTCTCGCGTCCGGCGCCTCGCCACTGGGGACCGGCTAGGGAAACATGGCTGGAATGAGACGCGAGGCCCCGTCGGGGAGGTCCTAGTTGCTGATTTCGGTAACTTCTGCCCCACGCACTCGAATGCTCGGGTGGAGAAGATCCTGCGCCGATATCCAATCTGTACCGCACGCGACAAGATCTGCTGGGCCCTTACCAAGGCAGGAATCCCCCATCGAGTCGTCAAGCCGACAAACGTTTGCCCTCACTGTGGCAAATCCAAGCTGAAGCACTTTTGCGGTTATGACTGGGTCTGTCCGGAATGCCATCTGGTGGCACCTAGAGACCTATGGACCGGATGGCAGACATTTGTCGCCGGTGGCGCCAGCTCCCACTACGACCTAATCGAGGTAGGTAAGGCTTTCAAAAAGGCAGCCGAATTCGCGGACTCTGTCCGCAGAAAGGCGATCAACCATGGAACCGAAGAAACTGACGAAGCTGCTCAATGACGCTGGAATCGTATTTGCGCACTGGACCGACTGGGAACTAGTCCAACGCGAGCTGGCGAACTTTCGAGTTGCACGGGACAAAGCAGAGTCGAGTTACTGTCTGTTCTTGCACGCGGTCGAAACGCGGTCGGCAGATTGGCGCTCTGGATTGGACTCCAAAGAACCACAGACGTTCGATCACTGGTTACGGAAGAACGCGCTCCACGAAGACCCGGCGCGCTATCGAGCGATGCTATCGGTAATCGACGATAATGGCTTGGAATGGGTGCAGCGTGTTGGTCCTCTTGCTGCCGCTACGGTGGCCAAGAACCTTCCTCCCGAACTCCGCTCTGAGGGTTTTGCACGACTAGCCGATAAGCGTGCGGAGATTGGTCAACCGGTCTCACCCAAGACCGCACCGTCAATCATTCAGTCAATCAAGTCGGCGCATCCCGATGTGTGCCCTTCAACTCCTAAGCGTCCCGAGATTGCGAAGCTACGCGACAAAGTACACACAGCCCGCGTTCATTCCCATTCGCTGGAGAATGAGTTGCGGGAAGCGAGAACTGCTATCACCGAGCGCGACCGAACGATCGCCCGACTAGAGATTGAGAATATGGAACTTCGCGAGCGGCTCAGTGCTGCTCAAACAGCCTTAGGCGCTCGCGCTACGCGCAAACCATCGGAATCGCATACTTCTCCGGCTCCGGCCGAGTAGGCGATAACCCATCGGGTAGTGAAAAAGGACACCCGTGCATGACCCGCTCGCAAGTTGCTGCGCAACGCATCAGGATCGTGGAGGTTCTAGCGAGCGGGTCGGAACGGAGAACAGGATGCGGAGGCAGTGGAGCTCGATGGGGCTCCGCCTCCTAGGGAGGACTGGACCGGTCGGAACGGAGAACAGGATGCGGAGGCAGTGGAGCATACCGACCAGCGTGCGCGTGGGTGAGCGGGTCATTGTCGGAACGGAGAACAGGATGCGGAGGCAGTGGAGCCCACTCGTCGGGCGGCTCGTCGTGCAGGGGTGCTGCAGTCGGAACGGAGAACAGGATGCGGAGGC